TAAAAGGATATTATGAGAGTAATAAAAGGATATTATGAGAGTAATAAAAGGATATTATGAGAGTAATAAAAGGATATTATGAGAGTAATAAAAGGATATTATGAGAGTAATAAAAGGATATTATGAGAGTAATAAAAGGATATTATGAGTAAAAAAGAATCATTAGCAACATTTGAAATTGAAGGGTATCATGCTGTTCTTCTTCATGTTCAAAATGTGTATGGAGTTGAAAAAGAACTAGATTATTGGTTTTGGGGATTTAAATACACTTCTCAAGTTTTTGAATATTTTTCATATCGAACACTTGAAGAAGCCCAAAAGGTTCATGATGAGTTCATCGAAGCTATAAATCTATATTGGAAAGAAAAAAATTAGAAAGAAAAAAATGATAAAATCTGTCTTTAATAAAGAGGTTCATAAAGATGAATTCCGTTTAAGAGTTCTCTTAACGAACGATTGTAACAGAAGTTGTGAGTATTGCTTAAACGACTTTCAAGAACCTGGCTCAGATTATCTCCCTACAGAAATCGCAATTCAGGCTATTTCAGCCTATACCTCTGTAATAGACCATCCTATCGTGAACATAAGCGGCGGAGAACCTGGTCTACATCCCGATTTCCTTTCTATAATTCGTTTCGCTCATGAACTAGGAGCTCGGGTCTTCGTGAACACGAACGGAACCGCCCTCCTTCCTGAAGCCTATCCATTCGTGAACTGTTTTAAAGTTCATGTCTTCTCTCCCAATCTTAACCTAATATCCTCTCTTCGAGAATTCGATCAAGTAGTTTATGTTGTCGCGAACGAAACCGATTTTGAGAATTCTGAGAAAATCATCGATCTTTATTCGCCCTTCTTTTCTGTAAAAATTTTCTCCAATTTCTATGGTTCTGCAAAGTATCATAAGTTGTTTAATATCTGGGCTGAAAATATGGGAATAAAATTGATGAACGTCTACAGGCATGACATCCAGTTTCGTTACACTGGCATACAAAGGAATAGGGGAAGGGCGTGTGATGGCTGTAATCGTAGATGTATAACATTGAAGGCGTTGTGGATCTTTCCGGATGGAATGGCTACAGTTTGTCCGCAGGGGTTTAGAATAAAAGGGCGACCTATAGGGAAATCGGTGTGGAGATTGGTTAAGGCGATTGAAGTCCTTGCGGATAAAATCACGGGTGACATCAAATCTGATGATGCCTTGAAATTCACACAAGCTGCGGCAAATGCTGCGAATACTATCTGCGCTCTTAAAAACGGATAGTAAAAACATAATATCGAGAGTAGAATAAGTTGAGGGGGAGCCATTTTTAGGCATCCCCTCTTTTTTTTCATCTCCGAATTTTCTCTGAAATTTTCATAGCTTAATATGCTTTTAATGTATTAAACAAAGTTTAATTTGCTTAAAATGCTTTATCTGAAATTTTTCATCATGGAATTAGAAGAGAGTCTCCTAACCCACTTTTACACAAAAAAATTTTGTGCATATATGTAAACAATTCACTTTGTATTTGTTAAAAGTTAGTTACTAGTTAGTTATACCACATTGTAATACAAATTAGTAATACTACAATGTGGTATAAGTTAGTATTAGTATTTAATGCTATTTGCAAAACAATAAAGCATGTTGTATTGTTTAGTTAGTATTATAAGCGCTTGCCATTGTGTTGTAGGTACTGCGCTTGCTTTAGGTGTTATATTTGCTTTATTATACATAGTATGTTAGCCCCTTGTAATTAAATTTTGTATACGCGCTTTTGCGTATAGTTAGCATAACGTAAACTGTTATAAGTAACCACTGGTTGTTGTTTAGGCATTAACAAAGTAACAAGCGCAACAAAAAATTTTTTTAAGCTTACCATTTTAAAACCCCTTGTTTTTATGTTAGCATTAAAACCCATACTATACATACACTGCAATTGCTATGCCAAAAATTTTTGTTTTAAGCGCTTTATACTATAGGCACTGCGCTTGCTAAACAAGCGCTTAAAGGCATCTAATAGCGCCATAGCAAGCTTCTAACTATATACCCTATACAAAGCAAGGGCAAAAGCAAAAGCGCTTGTTTTATGTGTGTTGTAATTTATACATACTATGTGCAAAAATGGGCATCTTGTGTGCAAAAATGGGCAATAGTGTATAAAATCGGGCTTATGTGTATAAAAAATAAGGTACCATGTTTAATATGCTTTACATGGTACCTTGTTTTATTGTTTGCCTATACAGTAGGCACTTGCACAGTAGGTACTTGCACAGTAGGTACTTGCACAGTAGGCACTGCGCTTGCTTTGTTACTAATACCTAAAACCTTATTGCATACCTTAAGCACAGTGGGCAATGCACTTGCTTTAAATGCCACAAAGCAATAGGTTTTAAATGGGTATACAACAACATCGTTTACACCGCTAAACAGTGCTTGTGCTTGTGTGCAAAATAAACCCTGCGCAGTATTGTTAAACGTTATTTTATTTTGCCCTGCAAATACACCGTGATACATTATAACGCCCTTAAAGCTTGCACTGTGCGCACTGGTTAGGCATAGGCCAAACGTTTGCCTATGCGCTTGTGTATACCCAAAATGCGCGTATTTAGGCAAGCTTGCACTGTTAAGCGCAGTAAACAAGGTTTGCAGTGTTGGCGTTAACAGGTCTAAAGCGCTTATATTAACATTGTGCGCTTTGTTTACTGCCAATTGTGCTACTTTACCATTTAAAGTAATTGGCGCGTTAAATGGGTTAACTTTGTTAGCGTATACATGCACTTGCGCAATATTATTGCCTTGCACAGTGCTTGCCCTTGCCCTTATTTTTTTTGGTACTATTGCTTTACCCATAATTAAAACCCCTTTATTAAATTGTTAGCTGCGCTTTACAGGTTATTAAGTAGTTACAAGTTTTAGTTTTTAGTTTAGGTGTAAACATGTATATAATGTAATGCAATTGTAATGCCAAAAAAAGCATATAAAACATATTTAATGTATTAAGCATAAAAAACATTATAAGCTTTTAAAAAAGCAATTGCAAGCAAAAAAAGCAAAAAATAAAATTTAAAAGCTTATTTCTTGTTTTTTTGCCTTATACTACATAGTGGTATGTTACAAAGTGGTATACGATCTTTTCCCTCGCGTCCCGAGAGTAAGGAGCCTTTTTGGTCAGTTAATATGGGAGTCGAGAAGATCAAAGATCTTTGATCTACCTAATTCTGTATGATTCTAAAAAAGATTCATAGTGAAGATCTAAGACTTAATCTCTTTTCTGCGAATGAATGATAAGAAAAGAAATATTGGTCGGTCTATACCGGAGTCGAGAGATGATCAAAGATCTTAAATCCCAGAAGAGAAACTTTCTTTCTATATGGGTATATGGATATAGGGGGGGGGATAAAAAGAAGCACCATGCGGTGAATCTTGCACAGTGCTTTTCTTAGGAGGAACTGTTACTCTTTAGGATTACCGGCCATGCCAAGCACTTTCTTACAAGTGCTTACGATCACGGGTAGGGCAGTTTCTTTAAAGGCTACAAAGCAGTAAGTCTTAAAGGGATAGACTACAACATCTTTGGCCCCTTCTAGGACTTTTTGTGCCTGGGTAGCAAACAATCCCTGAGTTGTGTTGTTGAAGGCAATGCGCATCTGCCCTGCAAAAACTCCATGATACATGACAATACCCTTAAAACTCTTGCTGTGAGCACTGGCTAAACAAAGACCGAAAGTTTGCCTGTGTGCCTGAGTATACCCATAGCGAGCGTACTTGGGCAGCGCATCTGTGTTAAGTTCTGTGAACAAGGTTTGCAATGTTGGACTCAGCATATCCAGATTCCCAACATTTACCCTATGCACCTTGTTTACATCCAGATCTACTACCTTGCCGCTCAGTGTAATAGGTGCTGTAAATGGATGCAGCTTATTACTGAAAACATGCACTTCAGCAATAGGACTAGCTACAACTTTTTCCTTTGCCGCTTTTGCCTCTATCTTCTTAGGCTTTATCTTACCCATGTTAAATCCCCTTATCTTAGAATGTTAACCGCAAGTCTACAGGTTGATAAAAAGTTAAAAAGTTCTGCTGTTAAGTTTTTCATTTCTATTACCCTTTAAGCACTTAAAGCATAACACGTGGACATAAGGAAGTAAAGCATAAAAAGCATTGATTTAAAAATAGTTTAGATCCTTAAATCTGATATCGACTGTGAAAACCAGGGTTCTGGATCCAAGATCTAGAGTTCTTGTAAAAGTTAAACTAAATCTTAAATTTAAGTTCTTTTCTGAGATAGAATGATAGGAAAAAGACTTTTGTTCCGTATAAGAGAGACTCGAGAGATGATTTAGTAAATGGTTGGATCATTATTCGATCTGAGGGAGATCTTCAATCTGAGATCATCGCTGCCCTTAACAAAAAAATGCTGCCGGTAGTCAGGGGTAAAACTACCGACAGCGGTGCTTCAAGCTAAGACATGGGTAAAGCATAAACCTAACTTAAAAGCATAATAAGCATAACACATGGATACATCGATTGCAAGCCTTTTTTTAAATTTTTTTTAGGCCCCATTCCTCCCGATCTTTGATCTTCGATCATGCCTCCCGATTTTTGATCCAATTTTAGACAAAAAAGCATAATCCCAGTCTTGTCCTTAGAGGACAATTTCATTCTTCCCGACTGATCCAATATTTGAAAAAACCCCTTTTCAAAAGAAGAGAGTGATTACAGGCATTTAACAGAAATTTTGTGTATTGCCGGTATACCCCCTTGGAACTTGTTTCTAAAAAGAGCAAGTAAAGCACATTAAGCATTTAATGTTTTTCTCTCGTAATCTGTCCTTTAGATCTGGGATTATCGATCGCTGGTCGATAAACAGAAAGTAAGTCTCTCAGTATAGTTCCAGATTGATCTCAGATCGGGGACTTTCAATAAGGGGCATAAACATTCTTAGTCAATTTAAGGAGACATGACTTTTGATCTTTGATCGTCACCATAAACATTAGCTTTTCCGTACGGACAGACAGAGTGACATCTCCATTCCCTTCGTCGATATTGGTTTCTTTTCTTCTTGAATTAAGATTTAAGATGGAGAGAATTGAAGAGAAGAAGAGAAGAGAGAATAGAGATTGAGATATACCCTATAACTGTGACCAATACGATGAATAAGCAGGAGATTAAAGGGGATGTTCTCTTCGGCTTAATAATATCAAAGATATTATTCTAGAGGAATATAGGGAATAAGGAGAAGGGAATGAAGAGAGGGGGGGATTAGAAATGAGGTCTAACTTCAGATCTTGAAGATATAGAGGACTAGAACAGAGCTTCTGGATAGAGAGAAGAGCCTTTATCCTCTGAATTTAACATCCTGTCTCCAACTGTTTAGACTAGAAGAACACCCAAATCCAGTCGCGACTTTGGCTTTATTATCAAGGACTAACTGACACCTATACTTATCTTCAATCCAAATCAAATAAGGACATCGCTCTACACTACGACCATAGAATCCTATTCCAGTTGAACACATTGCTTTCAAGCAACAATATCCACAGCCTACACAGTCGCTATTCGTCATTTTTTTATTCATCATCTTTATATTTCTTTACATAGTCATCATTTTTCCAGTTATTTACAAGACTCTCCCCGAGAGGACCTAGTTTTTCGTAATAAGCTTCAGCCAGCTTACCTCCAAGAAAGAAGACTATAGCAAAGAATAGAAAAGCATAATTATGGGTAATGAAAGATAGTATAAGACTGGCAGCAGAACCAATAGCAAAAGAAAGGCATATCTTTATAAGAATAGCTTTCTTAACTAGCTTCTCGAATTCAATCATTAACTCATTTAACCTTCTTTCCTGCTCTCTTTTTTTCTCATTCATTTCCCTTTTCTCCTTGCGAATACCTCAGGATCACAGTGTGTAGCCTTTTCGCAGCAGCCTTCAGGATATCCGCATTCTTCCATCTTTGTACAAATTACGCAACTATATAAAGGATTCTTAGCGCTGAGATCTTCTACTTTAAGACCTTCATATCTTTTTAGTAGTCCTTTAATTACTTCTTTATTCGTTATCATCTCTCCCCCCAACCTCAATAGCTTGAGAAAGTACATTCAATAATTCTAAAGTTCCAGATACTTCCTCAGCAGCGACTTCTTTTCGGCCAATATTTCCTCCACCGGCTAAGATACAAATTCCCCCTCCGTTAAATACTACAATCTTCACTCCGGGTAGGTTCTCATGAAGAAAAGGATGGAACCACGCAGTAGGATTAGCCTTTCTCCATTCTGGATCCTCATACAAGCACTCTTCGGGGTTTGCTTCCCATCCATACCTTAGCAAAGCATGATAAGTATTTGCATCAGATGTTCCTTCTTTATTTAGGAATCCCTTGATTACTTTTTCATTTGTTACCATTTTTACCCTCTCCTTTATCTCATTTCAACTACTTTATAAACCCATGTTTCTTCTTTAGATGATAGTAGCACAGGCCAGAAGGATCAGGCATAGTTGGATGGCCTATAGTCGCTAACTCTTTCTTATTATAATAGACAACTGCTGGCTCGTTAGAAATAGCGGCCATTCTTACCGCACTACAATCATGATCTTTACAGGTTAACCCTAATCTTAAGTTCAGTTGAAATATTGTTTCTCTTACCTCTTCCACGTTTACCTCTTTCATTTAAGTTCCCTCATCCAGGCTTCCCCTAACTTTACATCTAGGCCAGGCCTCATTACCTGTCTCAGTGTATCCCAATCTATATGCATAAGCTCTTTTACAAGTTGAGGGAAGAACCCAATCTCTTTCTGTTGAATTGTCGTGATCGTACGGCACTCAGTACAATCGTAAACTACAAAGGCATGTTCATTTCCTACGACTAGCACTCCACCAGTATACGGCTCCCCGCAAGAACAGCGTTTCGCTTTAGCAACCTCATCGATTAAAGTTATCAAGATCATAAATGTGTTCGTCTCTTTGTGCATTATAAATCGCATACACCCAGGCTTTTGTTTCCCTCCGTCTGTTATTAGTAGTCCCCATTCAATAAGGTCTAAGCCATCATCAATATTGTATTTTGCACCGTCCCTAAACATTTTTCTCCTTTCTATTACTTAGCTTTTAGTTTACCTACATCACTCTTTAATACATAGGCTACTGTCAGCGCACTCGCCAAAAAAGAACCCCAACCAAAATCACAGACTGGCACACCATTATGGTCTTCTGTCCTACCAAGAAAATAATGCCTATCATCTCCTACCGAAAAAGCTTCTGTAGTAGTAAGCTTATCGTGCCAATCAGTACCGAGCAAGTTAATATCTGCATCTCCATCATACGCACAAACAGCATCTTTTGGCATATTCTCAGTAAGCCAGTTAGCTATTTTCTTTTGATCAGCAGGGCTATTAATAGCCAACATAGATAACCAACTCCCAAGTTCCACATCATCTGAGAAGACCTTGCCAAACTGTTCTGCTGAGGAAATATCCAAATTGGCAATCTCATCATCAATTGCCCCATATTCTTTAGCAAGCTCACGTAGGGTTTTTGCATCACGTATTTTTTCTCTCTCTTCGCCTTTAGTTTCTTTTTTCATTTGAGTACCCCTTTTTTCTAAGGATTATATCTCCATTACGCTTTTCAGTTACAACCGTCTCAGTGACGATTTCCTGATAAGACAAGCGCTTACTCTCTTGCGATAAGCTTTGCATGGGTAATTGCTTTTTAATCTTTTTAAGTTTTTTTTGCCAATCTTGCATCTCCTCGCCCCCTTATATTGCCTTTTTTTGTTTTAGTATATAAGGTATTAGGGGTGAGTGCAACTTCTTTTTTTAGTCTTTTAAATCTTTTTTATCCTTAGTCTAAAGAGCTTTAGTCTCTCGGAAATCGACTAAAGACCTGAAGAGGCAATATCTTAAAGTTATGATCAAGACACATGCGTTCAATACTATCTGGCTCGAAGTAAGAAAAGAGATCTTCTGACATAATAAGTTCGTAAGGCAATCAATCCGCCTTACGTTCTGGTTACTGTTATATCAACGTATGCTTATTAAACCAGGCAATTAGTCTTTCCCGATGCTTGAGCCACCCAGGTCGGTTCTTTAAGAATTTAATATCATTTTGGAAGGCTTTATCTATCTTGGATGGGGTAGCTTTAAACTTTTGCAAAAGCTTTGTGGAATATTCCTTACTCCATGTAGCATACTTCATTACTTCTTCGTTAACAGCTTCAAGGCCAGTGCCGCTTTCAAACGCTGCCAATTCTGTTTTATTAACTTCACTTAGAAGATGATTCCTCGCCCAGTCCTGGAGATGCCGCTTACGGTTATTCAGGAGAAGGGCTGCATACTTTTCTACTGAAAGAGTTTCAAGTCGCTGAGCCTTGAGGAACTCGCGCCAAATATACATTCCCTCATAGCGTTTTAAACTCATATCCATCCACTTGAAAAGATAGTAAGTGGATAGCGCCTTCGCATCATCTGCGGTTACAGTCACAACCTTTGCATTCTCATAGATTTTTTTAAGATGTGCAAGCCGTATCGGCCCAACCTTATTTCTGCCATGATTCGCAAAACTGTTTCCTAAACTCATCTTTGTTACCTCCATTATTAAATTACCTTTTTAAAAGGCAAATACAGCATACTACATAGAGCTATAGAAAGCAAGCTTTTTTAATGCTTTTAATGCTTTTTAGATAGGCTTACATACTCATTAAAGTATTTAATTAATCTGTCATAATGAGTCTGCCAGCCAGGGTTTTTCTTTAAGAAAAGGAGATCGTCCCGAATCTTTACCTCAATCATATCGGGATTCTCATGCATTTCCTGTAACATTTCTCTGGCCCATGTCTTTCGGCCTTGGGCTATTGCTTCATATTTATCCCGCATTCTACCTCGGCCTTCTGCTGTTTCCGTTTCAGAAAGTTCGGCCTTACGCGTCTCTGTTAGGCAGTCTATTTCTTTAGCTCGCTCAAGCTGCCCTGTTCTTATCTTCCGTAAGTACTCTGCATCTGCCATGAGTGAAATCCCAATAAGCCGAATAGCATTAAGATGTTTCTTGAGCCTCAGAATCCCACCAAAATACTTCAGGTTCCCATCCATCCACCTGAAGAGATAGTAAGTTGATAGGGCCTTAGCATCTTCTTCGTTTTCCGTTATTCCCTTCGCAATCTCAAAGGCTGCGAACAGATATTTCTTTCGTCTTGCTCCAATCCTATTCCTTCCCAGTTTCGCAAAGCTTTTTTCTATACTCACTTTTCTATCCTCCTACTATTTTCTATCCTTTATGGCCTTACTCCTATTAGTTGAAACACAAAGAAATCATCATCCATCGCATCACGGTTAAGGTATGCTTCATCAATTACAACTCGGTGAGTACTTGGATCACGATCCTGAAACCATCCAGGGTCAGGGTGCTTAAGTAAAAGTTCTTTCAATTGTTCATAAGACTGATTATGAATATTAATCTCTACCATTACCTTTGCCATTACTTTCCTCCTTCTTTGTGATATTTACCACTTTGTACTGATTGGATTAGAGCCGTAAAAACTACTTGGTGATCCTCAAGAGAATTAATTTTCACATAAGTTATTATATAATCCTCTTCGTGGCAAATTTCAATATCTGGCTTCAATTTCCTAATATCTGCTATAATAGTCGCGACTTCAGATTCATCAAACCCATTTTCATCGGCTGGATAATATTCATCCGGAATCTCCACCTCTTCGGCTCCTACCTCAAAAACTTCCTTTATCTCTTCCCATGATTTAAGTATCTCTGCCATTTTTCCCTCCTTCTAGAGTTCCTTTCCATCTTTGTCAAAGATTCTAACATAAGCCTGAATACCATAAGTGAGTTGATGAGCCGCCCCGCACTTTGGACAAATTAGGCTCGTAATTGCAACGTTCCTATCGCTCATAATTAAGGTCGCCTTACGAAAATATAGATCCTCACCACATATACATTCCATTTTCCTCTCCTTTAGTTTTTCTTATTTTAGGTCAAACAAATATTCACCACAATGACAGAAAAACTTTTCACCGCTAACTAGATTAACTAGGTGTACTCTTTTCCCTGATAGTGTTTTATAATCTTCGCCACTTTGTTCCCCACAGGTATCTTGGGGAAAGAATAACCCACATCCTGGACACCAGAATCCACTACCCCCACAATTCTGTTTATGCTTTTCCTTGATTGATTCAGTATTTTCCTTGGCACACTTTTCGTGCGTCTCTCCGCAAAAAGCACACATCGCTTTTTCATCCAGTGTTCCTGGCGTACAATGACTCCTAAGCCACCATGTTTTATCATCTTTTGGCTTCTGATCCCAGTTTGCTTTAGTACGGTAGGTCTCTAGTTTCATTCAACTCCCTCCTTTATTATTTCTTATTCTCTTCTACAAACTTTTTAATACAGGCTAAAGCTTCTTCTCTAGAACCAATATCCATGTTGTATATATTTATCGCTCCTTCTATGTAATAAATATACATCTTACCGTCTGCTGAACGAAGCGCAGGATCTAGTAACTCCTCATCTGAATCATAGCCTCCAGAACCAGTCCCATCAAGTCTAAACACATACTCTTCTTCCGATATCTGGATGTTGCCCATGCAAGCCATTGGATTTACAAGAATATCTTTTACATTTAGAGACAATAGTCTTTCAGAGAAGTTTATCTCTGCGATAGGGCATTCATTATCCCAATACCATATCAGCCCACTATCGTAAGAAGGGCCGAAATCTTTTGGGTTAATTCCAAACTTCTTTGTGTATAAGGTAAAAGCATCTCCATAATCACCTGCCGGTGGTCCCCACAACTTGAGTCCCCCAATCAGGCTTGCCTTTACTATCTCCTCTTTATTCAATTCGGCGCTTTCCATTCAGTTCTCCTTTCGTCTCTATTAACTTTTTCACAAACACATTCGCTTCTTCCATTGTTTTAATATCCATAGTATATATGGAGATCAATCCTTCTGCCCAATATGTATAAAGCTTACCATCTGTCCAGCGCAGGGTAGGCTCCAACAAACAGTCCTCTGTTGAAAAACCTGTGAAGCCAGTACCATCAGGCCAGAACACATATTCAAAGCTATCCACCATAGAATTGCCCATACACTCCTCAAGATCTTCAAAACCCACAGCCTCGCTCTGGGCATATATTCTTTCTGAGAATTTCTTCTCTTCAATGCCATACCGCCCTTTCTCATCCCAATACCAACACAAGCCGCTATCCATCATTCCTTTTTTAACTGGCCTAAAATCTTTAAGATTAATGCCAAATTTCTTGGCATAGTCTTGGATTTTAGTATCCTGTTGTCGCATCCGCGTGTTCGGTAGTCCCCATAGCTTTAATCCTGCAATCAAGCTTGCCTTTACCAATTCCGTCCTTGTTTTCTCATCCATGTCCTTGTCTCCTTAGTCCTTTCTTCTCTTAGAAAGTCCACCGTCCGCAATTGCTCTCCAAATTCTAGTCTGCTCTTTTTCTTGGGCCTTGTTGATCTCGCGGGCTAACTCCTCTTTCCTGACCCCCTCTCTTTTCAAGATCCCAAGTTCCTTAGCCTTTACAATCAGCCAGTCTAAGCGAAACTTCATCAGCAACTTTACTCCAGGTTCTGTCTTCATTACTTTCCCTTTTCTTGTTTATATTTATCTATAAAGTCAATCATTTCTTTCCACTTGCGCAGCGATTCCTCGTTCATAAAGGGAAATGCTTTTGAAATCGCCTTACTATCAGTCATTAAAGCAAGCACATCCCTCATCTCTTGTACATAGGGGGGTTTACAATTCACTCTACCCGGAAAGCCAATTCGCCCATTCATATATCCATTTAGCAAAGAACAAGCAACGGCCTTTCCTAACTCAGTAGGAACACTTGATTTACTGACCGCAAAATAGACTTCAGCAAACCTTTTAGACCGACCACCGAAATACACTTGGAGACTCTTTGTCCTACTGGACATTGTTGTCTCCATCCCCGACTTCTCAATCAACTCATCTAATTCTTTTTTTGTAAATTCCATTGCCTTACCTCCTTCTATTATTAATTACCTTTATTAAGTATTGCACATAATAGTAATACATAGAGCTATGGAATACAAGCTTTTTTAAAGCATTTTAAATCTTTTTTTTCTTTAGTCCAAAGACTCCTAGTCCTTTTTGATTTCATTTTCAAAGAATCATTTTAAGCGTTCGGTCTTTTAGAGGCTCGACCCCAGAAAAAAAACATATACATAGAAAGTCGGTTTCGTTAGGGGGTAGGCGGATTACCCCTTTTTAAGATCTTCCTTCGACATTCACTTTAGGATTCCAAACCTAGTCAAAATCTGGATACATCCATATAGCCAAGGGATAGCGAGTAGAAGAAAAGCTATACCTGCACCAACAACGACTATAAGGGTAAAGGATCCAGCATTCCTTCTTTTCTTTTCAAGTTCCCATTCTTTCATGTTACCACCCATAATTGATAAAGGGTAAACAGATTGTCTTTAGTTCAACACTATCTCGAATTTCTGTAGGTAATCCATACAGGACTTTTGCAGCTTCTTTATCTCCTCCGTGAATTAGCGCACGGTCAGCATCTAAACAAACTTCCCATACTTCGTCTCTTAACATTACTCTTGATTCGTCCATTTCTCCTTCCTCATCAACCAGACAATCAGCTCCTATATAGTTCCAAGTTGCATTTATCATCCTAGTTATTCGTTCCATCATTTCCTTGCCAACCTTCTCCAGAAGGTATGTGTCAATCTCTTCTTTTTTCATGACCCCTCCAAAAAATAATTTAAGGGCAAAATAGGGCAATAGGGCAACTAAAAGACCCTAGCCAGACTGCCTCAGACGGCCCACACTGCATTCTTTTAAGGCAAGGCATAACCAACTACCACCCCATTTTAATAGACTAGATTTATTTCCTCTAATTTGACAAGATACTCACCCATTCTGCATGGGTTACTTAGGTCTTCTTCAATTTGGGTATGAGCTGCGCAAGGGGTTTCTTTATACCAAGGATAATCATGGATTGCACAACTATATTCTCCAACCTTATTTCCTACGAGATGCTTACATCGCGTTCCATCTCCCCTGTAGAGTATAAAGTTGTCTAAATCTATTCCTTTTTCGGGATCATCCACAACCGCCACCATCATATACATACAACAATATCCACAGCGTAGACAGATCATCTTTCACCTCTATAAAAGAAAAGCGCACCTCCTATCCTTAATACTTTGGATAAGAGATGCGCTTGGTAAGGGGGTTTTCACGGCCTAAGATCTACGCGGGAACAACCACTTCGCTGACCTTGGGTGCTGTCTTGGGGGCTTTCTCCTTCTTGATCCGTTTCTTCTTAGAAACTGGAGAAGGGCCACCGACAAACCCTAGAATACGAGCGGCGGTTTTTGTTACCTTCTTGATCTCTTCTGCGGTAAGGTCGGCAACGCGAATGGCAAAATAGCTCTTGCCCTTTTGGGGAACAATGAGCTTATCTCCAAACCCTGCCTCTTTCAGCTCGTCCGCAATGCCGTTGACTACGAGCATGTTGTTAGTGTTAAAGAACCCGAGCGCGTTTTTGCCCTTCTTGGAGACAAAGTGCGCTCCGTAAGAAGGTGCATACTGGAGCTTGAGTCCGTCTGGGACTGGTCCCGCATTCAGGACATCCCATACGATCTGGCTTGCCTTGCACGTTTCGTGCGGCCCCTTCATAATGTCGGTAGCCTGTCCATCTTTGGACATGAATGTGAATTTTGCTGTCATGGCAAATTCCTCCCTTTCTTTTATCCGGTCTTGATTGACCATTTTTTTACTTCCCTCCATCCTACTTTCTTCACCCCCTTTCCGTCAACTTAAAACCTTATTTAATGTTAACCCCATTATAAAGTTCAGATTCCGAGATTGCAAGCATTTTTTTTGCTTTTTTTGCCCTTTTTATGTCTGTCACTTCAATTTTTAAACTCACCACATTATATATAATAAGCGCTTTTTTGCCCAAATCTTTCCTATAAACTACGCCTTTTAGGATCTATAAACCAATACCTTCCTAATGCTGTCAATATTCCTTCTTCAGTAAGAGCTACAGGAGAACCTAACATATTTCTTACATCGTATAGTCCATACTGATTCAGCTTCCATCCTCTTTTCTTTGCATCTGACCGACAAAAGATATTAAACATCTTAGAACCTGTAAAGTGCAGCATCATTGGCTCAATCTCTTCTGGCCGAGAGAACATGAAATCTATCTGCATTCCGCTTTTAGTTTGCATGTAAATGAGCGCCGGTCCACTGGAAAGAACTTCACTGGCGACCTTAGTTACGCTATTCACAAACTCATCTATGCTACTCACAACCACCACCACATCTAAATCATGCACCTCATCACATTTTCTGCGATAACTGCCACATACCTCCATTCTGGAATATCCTTTCAATTCAGGCAGAACTTCTTTCCAGATTGCTTCTGCCTCTGCTCGGGGCCATAGTTTTTCTTTTGGCATCTTCTCCTCCTTAAGCCTTGAAATAGACAAGCGGACGACTGCTTATTACGACTCCGCTTTCATAATCGTATAGCTCTATTTCTCCAGTCTTAAAGTTCATCCTTATTTCTGTCGTATCCAGATTATCTTGTTGACCTTTTGCCCATTCTGCAAGCTCAACTATGATAGAGGTATAAATTGTTATGTCTGGCATTTTCTTCTCCTTACTTTGTACCTTTTATATTATAGGCAAGTATACCCCAAGGATTCTAAGAAAACAAGCTTTTTTTTTGTTTTTTATGCTTTTTTTTTGCTCTCTTGTTCACCTACCTCACGTTATTCTTTTCATTAAGATACCTAACTTCCTTACCTGTTTCATGTCATCCATACGATCCAGTTTAAGACCTGCCTTGCGACAAGTAGCATATACATTGATTCCATAGCCCTCAATTATTGAATGATAGTTCCTCAACCTCTTTAATCTTTTAAAGTCCTCTATCCGTCTTCCTAATTTCCCATCTACTCCACGCTGCCAGTAGAGTAGATTTCTGCATTGCACAGGTGACCAATCAGGATGCTTCTTCTTCATCCTTCTAGCTTGAGCCTCTAAGTCAAATTCTACCCAGACAATATAAACTGGAGCACTGAAATTAAAGAGCTGCGTAGCATGATATCTGTGTTTCATAGCATATCTACAAGCTTCAACATTCGGACATCCGCGCTTATGCCTAGGATAAAAGAGTCCACACCACTTGTTTGATGTCTTGAGAGAAACTGTTTTTACAGATTCTCCGCTTATCTCTATAAAGTTTATCATCCTCCTTCTCCTTTCTGTTCTTTTAGTTGCATCATCCAGTAGAAAGGAGTACAATTCCCTTCTGTACATGGTCTGTAGAATTGAGAATAAGAGTTTTCCGACATAGTAGGATCAGGAACAGTTCTTAACAAAGTACAGTGATAGTCCTCACCACACAAATCCTCTTTCCTCGATGGACAACTTTTCACATATAACTTTTTCCAGCTCATTTTACTCCTCCCTGGCCTTACATATCTTTGCTCTACTTCGCTTTGCCTCCGCTCCGCTTTACTCTGAGAAACAATGCCTATGCTCTACGGAACCCGACTCTGCATCACATTGCCAAAGCTTTACGAACCCGAACTATGCCAACGCAAAGCTTTACAAGACTGGACTATGCCGATGCCGTTCCAAGCCGTACCAAACTAAACCAAGCCGTTGCGATGTCGTACTGAGCCAAACTCTGCCCATGCTTGACTATGCTTGTCTAAACTCTGCCTCTGCAAGACTATACCTGTCCACACTTTACTCCGCCATCGCCTATACCGTTGCGATACTATACTGAGCTAAACTCTGCCATAGCTCTGCTACTCCAAACCCTGCGGGTCCAAACTCCGCCATCACCCAGCATCACCTTGTCTCACCCTTCAGTACTTCACGTCGCCTTTGCCCTGCCGAATCTTACACGACTTTGCCATAGCGCTACTGAACCTAGTTTCACAGTGCTATGCCTTTGCTGCACTTTGCTTTGTGGAACTACGCCTCCGCCATACCAAACATTTCATTACTTAGGTAGACTTTGCCACCGCCTTGCCTTTCGGTGCGCTATCTCGCAACGCCTTCGCGTTACAGTGTCTAACCAGACTTTACCCGACTATGCCGATGCTATACACCGTAAAACCGGACTCTGCCGGTGCTTAACGACTCCGCACCTAACAACGCGCCACCGAAGCTGTACTACACCACTCCATTCCATGCCTCTGCTGATCTATACCACGCTTTTCTATACCCATGCTTCTCGCCGCCATACTCTGCCTTTGCCCTATTGAACCTTACCCGACTTTGCCAACGCATTGCATGTCTATACTGAGCGCGACGACACCATCGCATCGCACCATTTCGCGTAACATGACTTAGCCAACGCATTGCTGAAATATACTAATCCTAACGTCGCCAACGCTTTGCCCAATTCCACCTCACTTCGCCACCGCCATTCAGTGCACCTCCTCGCAATGCCTTTGCACCTCATAACATAACTTATCGCCACCGTTGCGATTCTATGCCTTTCTTTACTCTACTGCGCCCTTGCAATTCACTGTAGGACTTTACCTCGCCTTGCCTCCGCTCTGCTCTACCGCACGACTCACCGCCAACGCAATACTAGTCTATGCAAGACTATGCCGGTGCGTGATCAAGCGTCACCCCGCTGTGCCTTTGCCTCGCTCCGCTGTGCCTATGCAAAGAACTGCCCTGCTTGACTTTGCCTATGCTTGACTTAGCAATTCTTAGCGCTACCCGACATTGCCACTGCGATTTTTCGGGATACCTGACATTACCTTTGCCTTTACTTTCCTCTTCTTCACGACCGTTGGGGTCTGCTCCTTAGGACTAAGAATTCTAAAAGCACCAAATCCGCCAGAACCTCGCCATTCCCCAACACCTACCAATTCTCCATATTCCATGCACATATTAATCACTTCCATCGTGATCCGGCCACCAGCCAGGAGCGCAACCGTAAAGGAGAATCTTGTTCCAGCATTAACATAGTCCGATCTCTTAAGAGCTATCCTCGGGCCATCCTTGGTCATAAAACGGATAGATCTTTCAAGGGTTCCATCCGGCACCATCTTACCGAAATGAATTCTCCTTGGTTCAATGAACACCAATCTATCCGTCCATTTTTTATAAGCTTTAAACGCAGTTGCAGTGAGTTTCTTTATCTCTATCAAGGTTCCAATCGCTTCTTTTATGAAGCCTTTGATCTGGTAATTGTAAAGAAACAAGCCCTCTTCATCTCTGTGAAAGGTGCTCCAGCCTTTTTCTTCCAAGTCTACCATTGTTGCAAGTTCCTCTTCTTCATTTGCCTCTTTCTCTTCGGCTGGTATTTTCAGTTCTTTCATCTTAGCCAAGATGAATTTAGCATACACATCTTTTCCCATCGGGACCGTTCCCAAAGCCATCTCTAAAAGTTCAACATCATACCTCTTCCTTTCTAGTTCCATTTTCTCTCCTCCTTGAGTTTTGGGCAACAATCGTTGCCAGTTTACTTTCCTTCTCCTCTTTTCTTTCATTTATAAGCTTCATAATCCCCAAAACAACTTCTTCCTGTTGGTCCATAGAGAGAGCTTTAAATTCTCTAATCTTTTGCATAACCCTATACAGCCGATCTGTTAAGGATTGTTTTTCAATTTTTCCTGGAATTCCCGCCAGAAACCTTTTAAATTCAGCCCTGTCATTTTCCTTTTCATTCATTTTTTCCTTCCTCCTACTCCTTTATAAGCTCAACTACTTTAAGAACAATTTCTCCCTGGCGATCCATTGAAAGAGAATTAAACTCAGGAATTCCTCGCAAGCATTTATACACTCTTTCCTTGATAGGATACATTTTCAATCCTCCTGGAATTCCCATTACAATTTTCTGCCAATCAATTCTTTCTAAATCTCTACCCATTTTCTTTCCTCCAAGCTAACTTTCTGGCTTTATCTCTTCCCACCCTGTATTTTGCACTTTAAAGTATTTATCTTCTTGTTCATCATGGAGAACATCGCCTACAGACATTGAAGTATGCTTTAATCCAAGTTCTCTAATCAGAAGACGACCTTCTCCATGAGGAGACCAGACTTCTCCTTGCATGAACATATATGCTTCTTCTAAATCCTGGGCTACTACAGAACGAACAAAAACATGGGTATCAACTAAAGTCTCTAAAGACAATTTTTGATCTCCCATTATACTTTCGCTGAAGTTCTTACTATACAAGGCCCTAAACTTTCTTCTTCCTGTTTCTAGATCCATATTAGCTCCATTTCTTTAACTTCCTATAAGAACGTGCCTCCCACCCATCAGTAGGATGAGCAAACCCTTCTATCTTTCTTTCTACATAAATTAACCAGGCCCATCTGTACTTTGTCCCATCCTTCATTTTAACTGGATACCAAGCAAACCACCTATCCCATTCCAGAGCTCCAGTTTTTTCCATATCCTTTCCTTTCCTCTTTTAGTTAGGATTACAATAAGTCTGCGGCCTAGTCCCAACCCTACACCCACACTTTCTATCTTTAATGAAGCCACCACAATTCGCACAGAATTGAGACCATAGAAGTTTTAAATGTTTCTGTCTCTTTTCGGGATCTGATAAATCTTGTGCCGGAATCTTTGAATATAACTCATTAGCCTTCTCCACATTAGCAGCTCCATGTAAATACAAAGTAGAACCGACATCAACCAACTTTTTGCATTCCCAACAAAAAGTGACCTGATATACATTCATTATCTTTCCTCCTTTATTTTTTATTATCTTTTGATCCTACTAAGCCCTTGCTCATAAGCAATGCTTCTATAGCAACTAACCCAGGCCGAGTCAATCTGGGGAATTCACTTCTTAACACAATGCACACAGGAGCAGCAGCACCGTATGGACCAACTAGCTTATCCATTATTGATTCAATAAGTTGTTCCTTTGTTCTTCTTTTCTGGCTCATCTTGGCCCTCCTATCAGTTAAAGTCTTTAAGCATAGCTTTTTTCATGGGCACCCAATCAATTTCCTTCCAAGCCTTTATCTCTTCTGGAAAATCGGTAGTATCTTTCTGTGCCATGACTTTGGCTATCTTACAGTCAAAGCAAGCTATAGTCACAAAAGCAAATCCACTTCCTACGACTAATAGCCCATTTGTAAAAAGACCACCGCATGATGGGCATTTTTCTTGCGTTTCAACATCAAGCGTAGAAGCTACTAATAAAAAAGTACCTGTTGGAGAATGAGAGATGAACCTAACTTCGCCTTTTTCATCTCCAGGAACAGGTGCTTCTGAATCACTAGCTATCATTTTGCATTGAATAATTTGCAAATCTTCCATTGGATATCTTTTCCCATCCTCAAACATGTTTTACCTCCTTCAAAAGCTTTTTACCTTTATAATAAGCGCATATACACAATTTAATATAGGACTAATAGGATTACAAGCTTTTTTAAACGCTCTAGAATCATTTTTTTCTAAGAGTTGCACGAACCTCCATTAGAATTTTGCCTAAGTTATTTTCTCCTCTTCCTTTAAAGATTCCCCAAAAGGTATCTTTATAATTATTTCCTTCTATTAACTCTTTCTCTCCCGTTGAAAGAAGAAGCTGTCCCAATTTCGTATTGCGTTGAAATTTCTGTGACACGAGAGATGTCATAACATCAATCCTCCGATTTAGCCAGCCTGGTCTTTGAGTGACTCTCTTACCAGCTCTCTTAGCTCTCCCAGGAGTAGGACAAGCTAAAATCTCCATTCTCTCTTCTAGGTCTAGAGTCTTAGCTGCCTGAAACGCATGCTCCAGTGTAGGATATTTTATTCCGTCAAGAATAATAGGGGTAGGATAGAAATTTGAAAGAAAGAAAAATCTTCCTCGAAAGTATTTAACAGTCATTTTATTCCTCCAACCTTTGATCTGATAAAGGGCTTGTCATCTTATAAGAATAAATTGGATAATTTGGGTAAAACTTATCTCTTTCTCTTCTTGCAATATGTAAGGAAAACTCAGTATCCATAATTGCACATTCAGCAGGATCTAAAGTATATGCTCTTTGGTCATAAATAATATAGAGTCTTTCTTCTTCTTTTTTCTTTTTCCCCATTATTCCCTCTCGTTATTTCTTCCTCTATTCCCATTGAAATAGGCCAATATAATAATGCTTTCCATCAATATGGCCACCAGAAACAGCAATTATTGGATCCTGTCTTTTTACAAAAACTACTGCTTTTTTTGCGGATCCATCAGGTAACTTAGTCAATATATCTGGAGGAATATTGCCAACAAATTTTGTCAGTTTAATCTTTCTCCAGTAATTGCTCTTTCCAACGAGACCATTCTCAGAAACGTAAGCCAAATTAACTTCTTTATCACAGTCCTTCCATCCACATCCCTTAAATAATCTGAATCCTTGTTGAGCAAGAAGAGTAGCTATAACAGCACGTTTACACCGACTCTGTAACATCTTAACCTTCTTCCACATACCTACTCGTCTATACTCATCAATTTCAGTTTGTAATTCTCCAATAATAGGAAATGATACCTGGGAAAAATCGCCTCTCTTAATTAAATCAAGACTCATTACATTAATCATACTTCTCTCCTTTCTTAAAAGATTTCTTTGTGTTTAGAATGTTCTACTTCACAAGCTGCTGACCAAAGCGCTGTGATTTCAAACCAAAGAAAAGCTGCGATCATAGGAATATCTTCTTGTAAGTCAGCAATCTTAGCAGCTTTTCTCAACATATCAGCGAATGGTTTTTGCAACTTGGCAAGATCTTCTGCAAATGCATCGCCAAGTTCACCTGCATAGCTCGAAAGTACATCATGTTTTTCATTAAAAGGCATTATTCTCCCTCCGCATCAAGCTTTTTCTTAATCAATAAAGATTTGAGGGATCTTATCCACAAGGTCGACTGCTGCATCCCATTTTTCTTGTGCTGAAAGCTCTGACATTTTAGATTTTACATAATTCACATAGTCCGTTGCCTGAATCCATGCCAGCTTCCCGTCTTCAGGATTTCTAACAATCACCCTGAATCCATCACAGACACCAAGAATTTCCACTTCGCTAGAACCAAAAGGCCAAGAGTGTAGATTTTCTCGTAAGCTTCCTAATATAAAAATCTTCTGGGGCAATTGTTCAACAAACTTTTTCTTAATAACCAGAACAGTTATCACTTCTGGATTAGTGATTAGCGAATGTTCTTTGAAAAAGGGTACTGTATAGATTGTCATTGGGTTCACCTCCTTTCTTATTTAGATTTCTTATATATGTCAATCACATCAATTGCTTTATTCCATTCATCCAATGAATCCATCTTCATCACCCCAAAAATCTCCGGAATCTTTTTTGGATTAGTCATGACCCTAAATGCTTCGCTAACTGTTCTACAAAAGAATCCTGAAGAGACATTCACTCTTCCATTCATATAGCCATTAAGCAAAGAACAAGTTACAGCCTTTCTGTATTTAGGAGGAACTTTTGCCTCAACAACTGCGGAAAGAATTTTTCTGTAATTGCCGCTTTTCCCGCCAAAATATACCATGAGTCCTTTTGTTTTGCTAGAGAATTTAGTTTTAATCCCTGAACTAGCCAGTAAATCATCTAACTCTACACCTTGGTTTTTTCCTTTCACTTTTCTTCTCCTTCCTATTTTTTATTTTGAGTAAAATAACGTGACATACTTGTCTTTATGTTTTTCTGCCAACCACTTCTTGCCAACATAGCAAGAATGTGCATTCATCCATGTGTCCCATCTTTTCCAAGTACCCCTTTCAAAACGAGTACAAGTTACCACCTTTCGTTCTGGAACAAGAGTAAAGCAATACCAGTATTGTCCGCAGTCGTAATAGATAGAATTGTCAGTGAAGGCCCATTTAATCAAGTTGTTTGCAATATCGCCCTCAAATGCTTCAATGGCCTTTAGCCCCCTAGCATCAAAAAACTTTTCCTCCATATAAGACAATCTGTTTTCAGCAGTGAACAAAGCGGTAAAAGTTTGAGCATCTTTAAAAAACACTCTGCTTCCAGCCCCCTTTTCTTCAACACTTGCTTCCATTGCCTAACCTCCTTCTACTGTTTATTACCTTATTAAGTATTACGCATACACAATAATACATAGAACAATAGAATACAAGTGTTTTTTTTGCCTTAGATGCTTTTTTTTTGAATCGGTGAATCCGCGCTCTTCTTTCCTGTCTGAGATCTTTACTATCACAAACTTCTAAAAAAGATTTTTGTTCGTAGATCGACTGACTCGAAGAGTAGATTTTAAAAAGATTTTGGCCGGAAGAATTAGAGTGGAGAAAGAGAAAAGGTAACAAAAAAATAGGTGGCACAAAATGGGATGCGCTAAAGTTTTTTAGCTTTATCAGAGCATCTATCATCCTCGAAGCCAGCTCTGTTGGAATTTTAAGGGCCAAGTTAAGGGGCATTAATCCTAGACCGCCCTTCTTAATTTTCTTGAAAGCTTCTTCATAAAGAACTAGGGGATGGGATTTAAGATCTCAGTTTTTGTTTCCTTTTTCTTTATTCCTCTTCCTTGATTCAAGAGCTTTTTAACTTTTTCAGGGAGACTTTCCCTCAGCCAAGCTATTCTCTCTTTCATGATTTTTTGACCTTCGGCAGGAAGTTTTTTTGAATATTCATTCCAATCTCTAAGAATACTTAATTTTTCTTTTGCTGAAAGCTCTAACAATATCTTATCAATTTTTTCCTTTGAAATTCCCATACGCTTCTTCAAGCCCCTGTTTTGTTTTTATGTATTATACTTTTTTCGCATATACTAATTTCATAGCAAAATAGTTCCCAAAAAGCTTTAAAACGCCCCTATATACTAATATAAAGGTATAGATTTAATTCAACCCTTTTCGGATTTGAGATAAAAAAAAGCCTTGTAATCGCCTAAAGGTTTTGTTATGCTATTAATGCTTATAAGAAAGCAGTATAATTTAAAAATAAAATCAACACCAATAGCAGAGGAGGATAGTAAAAATGGTGGAAGATATTAGGAAAAAGTTCTATGATGAACTCAAAACAAAATTGGAAGCAGCAGGGATTAAAGCTATCATCAAATGCGGTGGTCCTGTGAATGGGGAAGTAATTAAACTGAATGGAATAGCTTTATTCAAAGTTCTTAAAATTGCTAATCCATTCAAGCATAGAGGAGTAGCAATTTATCGTAAGCTTTCAGATTCCGCAATCCAAGCTCTAAGGGGCAAAAGAGCAAAAGGAAAAAATGATTGGGTTGGAGCTCCTTTAACAGAAGAGAACTATGATGAAATGATGAAAATTTTATTTCACATTGCTGTTCAAAGTAACAGAATCCGCAATGCAAAAATGCGGACAGCCTCTGAAAGAATGGCAATAGAAAACTTTGCTATTTTAGAATCAGAAAAAGCAGCAGTCACACCCAAGAAAAAAAGAATTTAAACAGGAGATATACAATGAAAAAAGGACTATACAAAAGACAAATCTGGTCAAAATTAAGAAAAGTTACTCCAGGTCGCCCCCTGGATCCCACAAAAATCTCTAAAGTTATCGGCTGCACATTAATTCATGTAACTTCCATTCTTAAAAGTTCAAGAGATGCAGGATTTCTAAGCATTAACAATCTGGGCAACTATGTTGTGGTCCATCTTCCATCAGACTATGAAGAGTTTGATCAGCAAACTAGAATTAAAGCTCGTTCATACCGCAGCGCAATCAAGAATAAAGGTGTTCATAAACTCAAAGGTCCTGGAACAGAAATAATCCCACAAAAAATTGAAGTCACAAAAGAAAATATTCTCACGATCATGGCAAAAATCATAGAAGAAAAAGAGGATCTAGAACGCAAGTATAACAATCTAATGATATATGCTAAAAAGCTAAAGAAAAAACTTGCTTCGGGAGTTAGAAAGTGACCACAAAAAAATTGGAATGGCGCGTAGAATTTGAAAAAGGAATAAATGAAAAAAGCGCAACAGAACTTCTAGATTTTATATGGAACTATTTAGAAAAATTCAATGATCCAATAATGAGAAATAAAGTAGACAGAGCCATTGCTATCCGGAGAGTTGACAAAACTTTCATAGAAATGGCAAAGAAAAGAAAAGAAAACTTTTCACAAGACGAAATAAATAATCCATTAGAAGGGTATTGTCCCAAATATCGTCGTCTTTTGACCAGAATGATTTCAAGGCTATGCGAAGATGATGGACTCAGAAAGGATAATGAAATATTGGCAGACATGCTTAAATTCTATATCACTTGGGGATATTTAACTTCCAAACAGAAAGGCTTTGCCAGTTTCCTAACAAAAGGAACAACTGAACGTGCTACTGAATTATCTGACTCAACCCGCGAAAAAATATCTAATATCGTCAATGACCTTGTCCTTGTTCATATTTCTCCTTCTGTCTTCAAGACCTACAAAGTTGATAAAACGGAGGCTATAATTGCATTAAGAAATTTGATTCCTGAATATCGGGAGATTCTAGAATCAGGAGGAGGAGGAAGAAGAGAAAAAGGAGCATACGGCTTCAGCTTCCCATACGGGCGCGGTGAGCGCCCGTTTAAAGATGAAACAAATTTTGAAGATCTAGATAGTGATGAAGAATATCAAAAAAGTCTACCCGAACTTGAACTTAAAAAGAAGCCAGTAAGGAAAATATTAACTCTGGCAGAATGGAGGAAGAGATTAATAATTTCTGAAGATTCTGAAAACTAAAAAGAGCAAAAAAAAAGCTTTATTTCTCTAATTCAATATAGTATATAGCACATAGCATTAAATAATAAATGTAAGGAGGCAACAAGAGATGGCATACGAACCAGAAAAAGAAAAAGAAATCCGAACAGAGGAAGTTGAATTCAATTCAACTTATGCAGCCAGAGGAAAATTGTATACTTACGGCGGAGGAGAACCGAAATTTAAAATACTTTTCGTAACAAAGAGACGAAACGGTACTTCTTTTTTCACATCCAAAATGCCAGCTATCACGACTCAAGAAGAAGCACAGAAGCTCAAAGCCCTACTGACTTCTTTTGAAGGAGAACTCAAAAAATGACGGAAAAATTCCGGAGCATTTTTAAAAACAGAGGAGAAGAACAGGCTTGCGAAGGGAATTATACTGAAGAACGAACCGAATGCGATTTATGCCTAGACAATATTCCGTGCTTCATAAAGACTCTAGAAGCTGCAAGTGAGCACTGCTTAGTTAGAACTCTGGAAAGCGGAAGCGAAAGTTGCGCAGACTCTACAAGATATAGCCCCTGCTCTATTGCAAAAAGAAAACGATGCAATAACATCTTATGGCTAAAGCAAAAAACAAAACAGAAAGAATGTTTTGGCCTACCTATCATGTCTGAAGAATGCTGCCTCTGTATGCAATTTAATCAATGTGAAGAAGCAAGTATCATTGTAGCTAATTTAGAACGCAGCTATAAAGAAGCAGTATCAAAACTTGAAGAACAACTTGAAGAATTAAAAGCTGAAGAAAGTTGCCTTGGAAATTTTAACTTTTTAGAAATATGCTGGAAAGAATGTGAACTTGCCATCCGGTGTAGACGCATAAAGGGAATAATTCCTTCTAAAGAATGTATTTATTTCAATACTGCTTCTGATGAAGAAAATTTTGATCATGCAAACGAAAATTGCCTAACATGTATGTCTTCAGAATATTGCCAAAAACTCGCAGATGAAGTAAAAGCTGAAATTATAGATTTAATAAAAACTACTAAGATATTTAAAGGCTTCTTTAGACTAGATGAATTAAGAGGAGCAATGGTATCCGAAGAGGAGGAAGAGCCGGATGGCACCCAGGAGACCACATAGTAGGCGAGCAAAGAAAACAATTTTCTCCCCAAAAAAGAAATTAGATTCAGAGACTAAAGAATTCTTCTCAAGCGAAACTAAAAAAATAATAACAGAAATAGCAGACGCAAATGACGAATTAAGTAAGATTGCGGAGGATCCCAAAGAAGATGATGATGATGAAATAGTAGAAATAGATGAAGATATGGATGAAGATGCGGATGAAGAGGAGGATGAGGATGAAGTAAAATATAATGATGAAGATGAAGAAGACTTCGGTGTCGATGATTCAGCATCTAAAAAAGAAGAAGATAAAAAACATTCAAATACCGTAACACTTAAACTCTCAGAAGACACAGCATTGAAAATCAACCAAGAATCTTCTGTAGAAATAAAAAGAAATATCAGAGGAGATGTAGAATTCACAGTTAAGGTTTTTGGCAGAAACGAAACACGAACCACGATACTGGCAACAAAAATCTTTGACGAACTAGACAAAAAGTACACAGAGAGAAAATAAAATGGCTAGATTAATATTACCAGTTCGCATAACAAGCGAAAATAAAAGAGTTCACGTGGTGGATAGCGTGGAAATAGAATGTTCAAGTGCAGATTGCTTTTTTTGCAAGCAGAATTTAGAAACCGCCTTCATCGCTTGGGAGTTTTCAATACCAATTCCTCTACCTCCTGTGGGGAAAAAATATAAAAGTCTTCTACGTCAAAACAGTAGAGGAAAAACTGTTCAAGAAATTTGTTATACTTGCCAAAAAATTCCTTGCTATTTCTGCAAAAGAGCACAATGTAAAGAATGGCATAAAGAGGAAGCTAGAAAAGGACAAGAGCAAGGGTGTTCGGGGTGGGAAAGTGGAAGATGTAAAAAATTCATCTGCAAAAAAGCTTTAATAAAGACGAATTGGCATGATCCATTAGTCCAATAGACTAGTGATATCAATGCTTTTTTACTTTAACTCCTTGCTCAGTATGTTATTATTTATAAAATAAAGTGTTATGGGAGCAAGGACATGAAGGTATTGAAAGACCCAAGTATAGAAGCAACATGGCCCTTCCAGGAAATGCTTGAAGAAATTCAAGCAAAACTAGCCCACATAGATAAAAAACTATTTCAAGCAATTCACGCTGCTCTCCTAAAAGATGAAATAATTCAAAAGGAACAAAAGATATGGTTTACGCCAGATTTCTGGTCTTCAGAAGATTGGAGAATTCGCCTTCAGAGTATCAACTGCATAACTGAAAGCGGAATAGTTAAAGAAGAAGAAAAAATAACAGACTTTACTGGCAGACTTTTTGTCTTATACCACGGTGTAATTCTAGAACCTTCCTTTAAATTTTCCTACGAAAGTAAAACAAATGAACTACTTCTGGACTTAAGAACAATAACCAAAGTTCTAGCAGACCGCGCAGCTTTAGAAAAATCAGTATCTATGGACGAAAAGTTCCAAGAAACATTAAAAACCTATGACTTAGAACAACAACACAGTCTTAGAAAAATTCTAGAAAAAACTGGTCCAATGTTTACACAACTTGGCTTCAGTAAGGATGAAGCAAATGTCATGGTTTTAGGAGCAATTGCACATGATGAATACACAGCAGACATGCAGCCAGAAAATGTTGTAGGTCTGGCACTTAAGATCAGAGGGCAAAACATGGCCCCTTCTTCTAACAAATAGAGTGTTACATTGTAGTAGGTCAAAAAGGGGTAGATAGTTGTTATTTGGGCATAAATTATTAACTTTATTTAAGAAATTTTTTTACTTGCTTTCTTTAATATTGGCAGTGTATAAATAGGTAACTTTAAAGGCACCAGGCATCCACCCACCAGCAGGAAAGACGAGGCACAGCATGGGGAAAAAGCTAAAAATCGGCAGGGCTAAAGTTGAAATTCAGTCGTATAAGGATGGCGCATGTGTTCATTTCGGTAAGAAACGGTGCATGTGTTTCAACCCCAAAATCAAAGAAAAGCAAAAAGCAATTTTTACCAAGACTCCTTCCAAGGCATGTAAGGGAATAGATGAAGAATGCGCATATTACGCAGGGCATTCTCCTTTCGTGCCAGAATATGATAACCAATATCTTCTCCCGTCATTTGAAAGTGAAGTTCTTGCCTTTGCCCTTCAGGGCGGAGGAAACCTTCTTATGGTCGGGCCTCCCGGAACAGGTAAAACTTCCCTCGTAAAACAGATCGCAGCGATATGCAATTGGGGAGTTGAGCAATATGATTGCTCAGAGGAAACGAGTTCGGCTAAAATCATTGGGCAATGGATAGCTGTAGGAAAGGAAATGCAATGGATAGATGGGCACATTACTACTGCTATGCGCAAAGGTCTTATCCTACTTGAAGATGAAGTAGATTTCATGCGCCCTGAACTACGTGGAGAAATCCATGGAGTTATGGAAAACAGAGGAACTATTTCCCTTACCACCATCCATGTAGAAACAGGCCAACCCTTCAGAGAATTAGTTACCAAACATCCATCTTTTAGATGGGTAAGCACCGCAAACACAGTCGGGTATGGAGATGACCTGTTTGCTTTTCATGGCACACAGTATATGAATGCAGCAAGCAGAGATAGATATGAAATAATTATGAATGTTGGATACAAAACCCGCGATGAAGAAGTAGAAATTCTTAACGTAAAAACAGGCATTGAAAAAACAATTGCCGGACAAATGGTAGAAGTAGCTAATCTCTGCCGTAATGAAAAAGACCACGATATGGTTTTTCAATTTTCCTTACGAAGGTTATTATCTTGGGCGAAATACTGGCAATTAATCCCTAAAGAAGAAGCCAGTCAACTAGCTGTCTTAAATTACTGCAATATGACAGATAGACATACCGTTAAGAGTCTCATTCGGACTCACCTTAATGTTGAGGTAGATTAGGAGGACAAAATCTAACCTTTATAGTATTATGCCACATACGCGCAATGGGAAAGGGAAACCAAAATGTCAAGTGATTTGCAAACTTCGTATGAACGCCTTGCTCGCATGTATACTAAAAAGTCAGGCATTGAAGTCATCGTTAAAGGAGATACCTTCTTTACTGATAAAGATAGAATAATTGTCGCCGAAATTCCCGAAGAACTAAATAAAGAATTAAGAGATCCTAGTCTCGCCGGATTATTGCATGAATGCATGGAAGTTAAACATACTAAATTTTTGTCCCTCCGTGAAGCGTTCAAGAACCCGAAGTTCTTGAAATACAAAGGACTATATAACAACATTAATGATAGTAGACTATATAAACTTGGCCTAAGAGAATATCCAGGATATAAAGGACTTCAAAAAGCAGGACTTACATTCATTAGAGATATTCTTCTTATTCCCACCTTAGATGAATGCGCCCCCCCAGAAAAAAGAGTAAATATTGATCTAGCTAGTCTTTTAGGAATATGTATCCATTACCGAATATCGGAAATGGAAACAGATTTCTTGCCAAAAACTGTAAATGAAATGGCAGACATAACACAATCCATTTGGGAAAATGTCAGATGGAAAGCAGGTCATGAAGGTTCAATTCAAGCAGATAAAATAACTGACCAGATTCTCCAAAAACTCAAAGACTTTTTTGAAGATTATAAAAAAGAAAAAGGAAAGGAAGGAGAAAAGGGAGAAAAAGGAGAAGGAGAAGAAAAAGGAGGAGAAGCAGAAGAAGAAGGAGAAAAGAAAGGAGAAGGAGGAGATGAAGAAGGAGAAGGGGAAGATGAAGATAAAGGAGAAATGGGAAAAGTAGGAGGGAAAGGAGGAGAAAAAGGAGAAAAAGAAGAGGATGATGAGGAAGAAGATGAGGAAGAAGAAGATGAGGAAAGTGAAAAAAGTGGCGAAAGCGGGGAAGGGGATGAAGGAGAAGAAGGAGAAGGAGAAGGAAAAAGGGGTGCAGATAAAGGTTCAGGCTATGATGGCAAAAATCTTGAAAAAGATTTAGAAAAAATACTTAACCCAACAGAATTATCCTCTGACGATTCTGACTTTGAAAAGCCATTGATCCTATCTGAAGGATTAATGCAAATGCTGACAGATGAAATTGGCAGAAGAGTTCAAAACTGGAACAGTGACCGAGAAAAACATATTCCTCACCCAAGAATTCTTATATATGATGTAGAAGAACATATTGACAATCCTTTCAAGAATAGATTAGTTAACGATACTACCGAGACCCAAATCAAAGTTTTAGAAAAGAAACATGCCGACATAGTTGCCAAAATAGATAAAGAAGTAGAAAGACTAAAGACAAAAATTTTGCCACTACTTATTTCAGAAAAAAGATCAAGCTATTTATTTGAACAAAGCGAAGGCATAATTGATGATGCCTATATCTACAAACTTCTTTTAGGAAATGGTAAAATCTACAAAAGAAAAATTCCCGGAAGAAAAGTAAATACTGCTGTGACTATACTTAACGATGTATCTGGCTCAATGGGTGGAAGAAAAATAGATATGTTAAGACCAACCTTACTTTCTATTTCAGATGCCCTCTTTGCACTTAAAATTCCCTTTGAAATTTTAACCTTTACAACCGCTGAACTTGAGGCCGAAAGTTCAAAAGAAGTCTTTAAGCTACAGAGTGAATATGAAAGAATGTGTGCCCATTACCGATATAATCGGGTAGAACCTGTAGAACATATTATAGTGAAAGCCTTTAATGAAAATTATTATAATGTGCGCAAGCTAATCCCTTTAATTCAAGCCAGAAGAAATAACTTTGACAATGAAGCTATAGTCTGGGCAGCAAAAAGATTAGCAGAACGCAGAGAAGAGAGAAAAATACTTTTTGTTCTCAGTGATGGTATGCCGAGTGCAGCTTATACTGATGATAACTTACTTGAAAAAGACCTTAAAGAACAAATACGTAAGATAGAAAGAAGCGGAATTGAAGTTATAGGCATTGGCCTAATAGACAATTCAGTTCGTAAATTTTATCCCACATTTGAAATAATAAGCGAGACAAGCCATATATCCGCAAAAGTATACAAAGCGCTCCTAATGAAACTGAAAAATAATTATAATAATAGAGAAAGGCAACGCAGATGAAGCTAAGAAAAAAGAAAAAAGCCTCTCAAGTTCAAGCTGACAATCTTGGCGCAAAGCTTACAGTTTTAAGTAATGAAGAAGCTGAAAAGCTTTTAAAGAAATATTCTAAACAAATCATGTTTGAATGTAGAAAAAGAAGTTATATTCCAAGCATGGATCTGGATGACCTGATGCAGGAATGTAAAATTAGGATCCTTGCAGGTTATCATTTATTTGACCCAGAAAGAGCAAGCGAATATACTTGGGTTATGAATGTTATAATTAAAACTCTTGATGGAATTTGGAACCATGCTCTCAAACCAATAAGAGCTTGCCACATTCTCTCAGAGATAGATGGAGAAGAAATTCCAGTATACAATTATAGCTTCAGTGAAGTAAGAGATCTTCAAGACCAAACATATTCTATTGAAGATAATTATGTCGGCACACCAGATGGAAGACCTGCTTTTGGAACTACGCCAGAGACTCCAGAAGAAAGCTTTTTTTTATTTTCAATTTTAAGCTATCTTAAATCCCACCTGAATTCAGAAACATACCAATATATCCACAACAAAATCTTCCCCGACAAAACACTAATGGAAATTTTAGAATTAGATAGACGTATAAAAAGTGAATTACAAGAAGAAGGACATGATCATTTGCACGAAAAAGATATTTATGAAGTATTATGCGTTCTAGGCAATATTTCCATTAAAGAAGCAAATATGCTCGCAGATACAGCAAAAATAATGATATGCGGTCTAGGCTATGTAGATAGGTACATTATTGATAGAGAAGAAATGTTAAACATATTAACAGGAAAACAGATTAAAGCGCTTGAAAAAGATTTAAAAGCAAAAAAGCTACAAAGCAGGGATCTTTATTAAAAAATATCTGGCAAAAAACCCTCTTTTACACCAAGCTGAATTTTAATCCCTAGCATCGGTATTGGAAGAATATAAAGCTGTCTACTTTTTCTATTAAAATACCAGCCAATCCAAAAATCATACCAAGCAAAAATGAATGATATTCGCATAACAATCCTATCAAAAAAAGGGTTTACTACCACTGCGCCCTAAAAAAAACAGCTTGCTCTGCACCCTCGAGACAACCCACACTGCAAGTCCGGCCATAAAGTGTATTATGCCATACCTTTTAAAAATAGACGCAACAGCGCCCTAAATTAGCAAAATAGGCTTAAGCCCCTATGTTCCGGTATTTTTTAAGGCCATCCAGACGGCCCACAGACAATCTTTTAAAGGCAAGCCATACCTAACCATGCCCTAAAAGACTGATTCATCTAGATAGGTATATAAAAAAGAGCACTATTGAACAGGTATATTCTTCCGATGTAGATCATTACAACTGAAAAATTCTTTCTTCTTCAATTCCTCAGCTACTAATTTCTTCCATATCCTAGGACGTGCAGCTTCAGTTTGAAAATTTTCAATATGAAAATTCAAATTTAGCCACCAAATAGGAGCCACAAGCCAACTTCTTTTATCAGCTTTCCATAATCTACTTTTAGGCCAATCAGAATAAGGAGTATGTCCGGCAATGAGCGAAAGTCCTTTCATGCCAAAGAGCTTCCATCCATACCACGTTCCTAATTCCCAATGAGCTTTTTTCTGATAAGGATCAGTTAAATAATCTAAGCCCCAAAGTCCAACATCATGAAGAAAAATACAAACAATTTCCCAGAATTTAGGCCATTCTTTGTATTCAAGTCTCCATGCAAAAAGCACCCATAAAGGATGCAAGAAAAATTGATGACAACCAAACAACAAGCTTTTTGTTCCTTCCTTCATAGCTACCTCATCTTCTCAAGACCTTTAAGAACTTCTTCTTTTTCACGACGCTGAGCTTCTTCCTGCAAGAATCTAATAAGAGAACGAAGATAAGAAAGTGCAGTATGATTTTGATACATTAAATGAACTGTTTGGATAATACCTTGCGCAGTTTGTTGTCCAGCATCTGTTGCTCTAGTCGTAGCTCCTGGCATACCTTACTCCCATCTAACTTCAATATAAGCCTCCGGAGGCATGCGTTCATAGTCTTCGTCTTGAACTAATTTTTCAGTGATAATAGCCTTAAACCCCTGTCTTTTAAGAATCTTTAAAATCTCAAAAGCAATTTTCCATCCATCGATCTCAGTATATCTAAAACTTGAACCTAATTTGTGCCCCACCTTTTTAATCATACATTTTCCACTCATTACCTTACTCCTTTTCAAGTTTCTTAAGTGGATATAAATCCAATTTTTGACCATTAAGTTGACAGGCTATAGCTTCCAGCCTACTTTCGAGATCACGAATTTCTTTTTCAAAAAAAGTTTGTTCATCTTTACTTTTCTTAAGTTTAGCCTCAAGATCTTCAAGATGACTTAAGACCTTAATAAAGTTCTTTACTTTCTTAATTTGAAGTTCTTGCATTAGATACTCCAATCTAACCAACGTGGATTATCCAAAGTCCACTTGATTGTTCGCTCAAACGATTCTCTAAAAGTCATTGGAACCCTCCATCCCATCGCAGCCATTTTAGATCCATCAAGAGCATAGCGTAAATCATGACCTGGCCTACTCTCATGGAAATTTACCATTTCAAAATGCAACTTCTTACCCATAATTTCAGCTATGGTTTGAGCCAAGACATAATTTTTAATTTCACATTCTCCGACAATATTATATTTCTGTCTTCTTTCAAATTTGCCTAAGAGAAAATGAGCTGCATTCGCAAAGTTTCTGGCATGAATATAGAACCTTGACCCCGAAATAGTTTCTGTTATATCAGAATGAATAGTTACAGTTTCATCTCTTAGAATCTTACGAATACACATTGGAATAAATTTTTCAGGATGCTGTCTTTCTCCAAACACGTTCATAGTATGAACGATAAATATAGGTAGGCTATATGTATTCGCATAAGCCAAACAGAGTTCTTCTGCTCCGGCTTTAGTAGCACTATATGGATTCGTACAATTATATCTATCCCATTCATTAAAGGCATCGTATGCTGAAGCCGGACCAAAGACTTCATCAGTACTCATATAAAGCATCCCCTTTAAATTAGGTAACTTCTTTACAAATTCCAAAATATTGAATGTACCAAGCAAATTACTCATAACAAATGGCTTAGGATCCAGAATACTATTATCAACATGAGTCTCCGCAGCAAGATGAAAAAGCCAATTCGCACCTCTGACTTCGTGCAAAATTCCTTCTGGAATTTCCCTTGTTATATCTGTAGTGAGAAGAAGAACTCTATCTTCATGATATGCATTGATGTCCCTTATGCGCTCAAATCCTCTGGAAGCATAAGTAAGTTTATCCAGAATGCATATTTCCCAATTCGTATTCTTCAGGAAATGCTCCACTACATGACTCCCAATAAAGCCACAGCCTCCGGTAATAATAATTTTATTCACTTTTTCTCCTTACGCTTTGTTCTTATTATTTTCTATTTCCCGAGACAATGCTTTTTCAAGCTCTGCCATTGAAGCTGTACTTGTACCGACTTTCCCTACAACGATTCCCGCAGCTACATTCGCAAGAATAGCAGTATTTTCCATATCTAAGCCGGCTCCCAATCCCAAGGCCATAACCGCAGACACCGTATCGCCAGCCCCAGTGACATCGCTAACTTCTTTAGCAACTGCCGGAATATTAGTTTCTGTAATCCTTGGCTCCTTCTTGAAAAGAGTCATCCCAAGTGATCCTTGAGTTAAGAGTACCGATCCACATTTCAAAACCCCTAACAATTTCAGTCCTGTAAGATACACACCTCGTTTAGAAATCGGGTCAACATGACAAAAATGCGCAGCATCTACATAACTAGGAGTTATTAAATCTAAATATTTATGAAGTTGCATATTCTTGCCCTTTGGATCTGAAATAATAGGAGCTCCTATTCCCGCAGCAAATTCTCTTATATCTCTCATCAGATCGCTACTGATAACTCCTTTATTATAATCAGAAATGACTATGGCTTTTATTCCGCAATCTGTCAATCTGCTTAAATTCTGCTTTATTTGCTGATAAGTTTCTAACTCTATTTGGTAATTACTCTCTCTATCAAGACGAACCACTTGCTGACTATGAGCAATAATTCTAGTCTTTTTAGAAGTCCATCTTGAAAGTTCAGTACAGATTCCTGCCTTCCCCATTTTTCTATGTTCCACGATATCTCTGAATATCTGCCCTTCTCTATCGTCTCCTAATACTCCACAAAGAATAGGATATCCACCAAGACTTTCAATATTACTTGCAACATTCCCTGCGCCTCCAAGTCTATAAGACAAATGATCAACTGTGACTATCGGAACAGGAGCCTCTGGAGAGATACGAAATACTTGTCCCCAGATATATTCATCCAGGATTAAGTCTCCTATCACTAAAATCTTTAGTCCAGAAACTCCATCAAAAAAACTTTTAAAATTTTGGATTACCATGGAATATTATCCTCCTCTTCCGGAGAAATTTCTCTTACGTTCAGTCCTTCACTGAGTCGAGAGTGATCTTCGGCAAATGGGTCGTAAAATTGAATTAGATTCTGTACGATTTTTCTAATCTTTGGAGGAATCGTTGGATCTTGGGCTAGATATCTCATAACATAAGGAGCAGTTTCAAATCTAGATAAAAGACTAGAGATCTTTTCTCCCCTATGTGATCCGAATAACAGAATTGCATCGGTGGGCGAAGTGGACTTCGGAGGTATTAATTGAAGTAATTCTTTTGATTTCAGAATTATTTTCATCCTGTCTCTTGATTCTTCTTCTAATCGCTTGATTCTCTTCGCTATTGCTTTTGGATCAAACTTTCCCATTTTCAGATCTGGCCTTTCTTTTATTCAAAAATGTAAGTGTCCTTTCTGAATCAATCTTTAATCCACGATATACTCTAAATAATAAAAAGAATTGATCATAAACTTTATCTAATTTCTTACGTCTATCATAAAACCCAAGATCTTTACACCTTTTTCTAACTTCTTTCTCTGAGTTAGAATTAGTACAAACAGGCCATGAAGTACAATTTAACTCCATGCATAAGTAGACTTTACTAAGAAATTCAGGACATTTCCTGCGACAAGAACTTTTGCACAAATAAATATGCCGTTTCAAAACACGACATTTATAAATTCCCCCTAGCGTCTTCTTCCTTCCTTGCGGAAAGCAAGTGATATCAACAAAATGTCTCTTACTAAAATTCTCAATCTTTTCACTATACAACTTTAGAAGTCGCTTTACTCTTTCCGAGTCAGTATCCATATTTATTACCCAAAATAATATACAATATTCTATTTTATTTTTTCAAGAGAGTGGGAGATTTTAGGAAAAAGGCTACCTGTTTCCCATGACTAAGGATGAGTCTAAATAAGGAACTTGCTTGATACTTTAATAATTTCTTCAATCCCTTTTGTTCAATATATTCACAATCTCCGAAATAATCCTTAATATTATCTGAATCTAACTTAAGGGTAACAACATGATGGGCTAATAAAAGAGCATTTCTGGTTATTTCTGAAAGCAGAAATGCATCGGCAGCATCGTCATTTGTTATTTTAATCTTGAATTGATCGTAAATCTCTAACAAAATTTGATTTTTTTTAGCAGCCTTAACCCAGGCTTTTACGGTAAGAGGACTTATGACTAAGAGAGGTCTTTTCTTGAAAAAGAATAATCGCCTAATTACTCCTCCAAGTTCACCTGCTTGTTCCCGACCATATTTTTTATTGTAGGCATAACCTTCAATTCCAATAAAAGGAGAAATACCATCTAATATTTTACGCAGCCTTCTTTCTATCCTTATTAGCCTACTGAATCCAGAACTCTTAGCTGTAATAGTGCCTACTTTAACAGAAATATCTGAATTTCTTATAGCCCATCCAGTAGAATTTATACTTGGATCAACTCCCATTGTCAAAAATTCCTGACAATAAGTCTTCCTAACTTGTTCAATGAGCTTACATCCTATTACAAAAGATTCCCTTTGTTCATAAATAGAAAGTTTTTTGGTCATTTGTCATCTCCAGCTTTTTATTCTATATAGCTCTTTCCATCTTTTTTTACAATATTGATCGTTTCTCCGTAGCCAGAGACAACATCATGATGAGTAATAACTAACACCTTTGTCCCTTCATCTGCCTTTTGACGCAATAATTCCACCATCCTATCTCTGCCTGGTCCATCCGTACCGACAAAAGGTTCGTCAAACCAAAGCAAAGCAATAGGACTTTCAGCAGAACTAAAGAGAGCCATTTGCGTACTGAATTCTATTTTAGAAATTTCTCCTCCCGAATATGTTCTTACATCTCGCGGCTTTTCTCCATTAACACTTACTTCAACGGTTATTTCATCTACAACTTTCTTTGACTTCATTTCTTTTTTAGGTTTGAAAAAAACCGAGATGTCATTATCCGACAAAACATCAAGAAAATCAGAAGAATGGAGATTAAGATTAGTAAGAAAATCATCAAAGAGCTCTCGCATCGTTTTATCGTATGCTACTTCCGATAGTTCATGCTTTGCCTCTTCTATACTGATTCCCTTTAAAAGCATTTGGACAGTATTTATTCTGACTAATAATTCATTCTTTTTAATCATTATAGTTTCAAGCGTAGATTTTCCGCTAGGAAATTCAATTTGCTTTTGAATTCTTTTTATTTCTTCACTGTTTTTGCCTAAATCTCTTTTAAAAGATGCCACCATTGCCTCCCATTTTTCAGCAATACGCAATCCTTTTAAGAGACTTTCTCTATGCTGAATTTTTGGTCCTAAGCGTTTATATCTTTCTGTAATTAGCTCTAATTCTTTTCTACTCTTCACAATGGTCTTTTCCAGAGTTTCAATTTCAATTTCAAGATTCTCAACTTCTTTTCTACACTCCTTAATCTTTACTTTATCATCATTTATAACCTTTTCAACCCTCTCAGGGGTGAGTTTAACGCCACATTTATCACATACAGTGGACTTATGGCTTCTGAGGTCACGAACCTCTAAAATCATCTGCGAAATTTTGACAGAAACCTTTCCTTTTTCTTGAGTTTTCAGACTAATTTGGGCTTTTTCCCTAGCCACCATGTCTCGAACGCGAGCAAGTTTATTTATTATTTCATTCGCCTCTTCTATGTCATGCTTCAGAGAACTGATTCTAAAACGTAGTTTTTCTATTCCTACTGTTTGTAAAATAGCATACTTTAATTTGTCAGCCACCTCTATCTCTGAATCTTTTAACTCTTTCATTGCTACACTGGCAGCTTCCTTAAATCTTTCAACCTCTTTACATAATCTATTTTCCGTGTCCTCTAGAACTCTAAGCTCTCCTTCGAATTTATTAAGAGTAACAACTACATTTTCTTTTTCATCTCTAACTTTCCTAAAAGTCTCATGAGAAAGTTTTTTACACTTCTGAAGATCATGTAAGTCACGGATATCAATAATGATTTCAGCTTTCCTGGTATCAGCGACGTTTAAGAATCTATTAAAATCTCTCTGACCGAAGAAATTTCGGTTACAAAATGTTCCCCAATTTATATTTAATTCCCTATTAATAACAGTATATGTATCCGCTTTTGTTTTCCTACTCAGATCATAGACTTCTTCACCCATCTTTTTAAGAAAGAAAACTTTACTCCCGAACACATGATGATTGCGATATTTTTTGATATACCAATAACATTTTAAGGCAGGATCCTTGAAAGCAATATACTCATACGTCCACTTTGCAAATTTTCCAATAAAGCTTTCTGGACTGTGACGACGAATTGTTTTGTCAAAAAGGAGATCTGTAAGCAAATCTCCAAGGATCGATTTTCCCGCCCCATTACTTTCAGAACCTGCGGTATCTAGATTCGTTCCAGTAATGAAGACTAAGTTATCTTTGAAACTTCCAAAATTTAGATCTAAAGTTTCATAGAAAACAAAGTTTGTTGCCTTCATCCGAATTGGAATAAGCATATATTCACTTCTCTTTTTTTCTACTTAATTCTTTAAAGATATAATCACGCAGAATCTCTACGTGGCAAGATTGAGGAGCTCACCAGCAGATAAGAATTAATTTTCCCTTAGCCTTGACTTCTTCAATTAAATGGTCCAATACTTGAGAGATCTTTAAACTATCTTTATTTTTATAGAACCATACTTTATACTTTTTAATAGCATTTTCCCTGCCATACACTTTCACAGAGAAAGGATTGCCTAGAGGACTAGGTCTGCCGACATAAAATCCAGGACCTCGATAAACTCGTCTGTTTTTGATTTCAATAACTTGCATTTATTTTCTTTTTTCTCTCACTTTTCCCTTTGACATAATATATATTTTTAGATCTACCGGGATGAAGTTCTTTAAAAAGATGACGAATCTCAGTCAGTAAGTTATCAATTAAAAAACAAACTTTTTCATATTTTTCATCATGAAGTCCTATAACTACAAAAGCAAAATGTATAATATTCCGAAAGATTCCAAGTTCATTCAAAAACTGTTTGCGTTCAATTCCAACAGTAATTCTGCCTTTTTGTTCTTTGCTTTTTTCCACCATATCTGAAAAAAAACTAGTCAGTTCAAAAATTTGCCAAAGTATTGCGGTTTCTAGATCTAATCTGTCTTCACACGCTTGGTTATCACAATTTCTTGGACAGCAGAGATCAGAACTATATTTTGCCTTACAGCTAGGATCATGACAAAGATTAAACATCTTTTTTCTAATTTTAATAATTTCATCCAGTATGTAGTCTATTTCGCCTCTGTTCCTTCTTTCAACTTTTCTTTCTAATCTGCCCATAAATACTTTCATTACAGAATCTCCTCTTTATAGTAGCAGCGTAAAAGATCTCTTCCCCAACTTTTTTGCCAACCTCCTTTCTTTAACCAATGAGCATAACGCCTATGAAGTTTCTTAGAATCTTCAACCAAATCTTCACTAATTACAGGCCAAATATCATGCCACATCGTATTAAATCTTTCTTTTCCAGGATGCCACTTCCAAACATCGGCATGGTTTATGACAAGTTTTTCATGCTGAATATGAGGGTAAACAAGGTCTATTACTTCTTTAGAAATTTCGTTGACAATTACTTTATCTACTCCATCAAGTTCACATAACGCTACAACTACAACGCCCAATCCAAGTCCACTAATTAAAACTGTTCCCATTGCATTCTTCATAAAAGGAAGCATGTCTCTTCTTTCAGCAGGTGTATCACTACAAATCAAACCTCCCCTATGTGTCAACATCGTATAGACTTCTGGAGAAACATACCTGTGAGTATTATGCATTAATTCTCTCAAATTATGAATAAATGCTCCCCTATTATCAATTGTAAATCTCTTCACCTCCCAATCACCACACTTCCCCTCGGGAACAGTAGATTTCTTAACACGCATAGAATTCTCCAGATCATTTAAGAAATTGGTACTCCCATCTTTTCTTTTTACAATATCTTATTATATCTCCAAGAGACCATCTTCTCATATAGGAAATAATAGGAGCACACTGAGATCCATCTGTTACCAAACCAGCTACAAAATGCGGAGCTACTATTCTTATCAATCTACCTGACATCTTTGGCAAATCCGAAAAGAATATCTACATATCCTCCAACCTTTATATTGATATCTATGCCCGAATTAGTTACAGACGGACGAATCTCTTGAATTATTTGACCAATTGTTTGCTTAAGCAGAACCGTGAACTCAGGACTTTCAAGAATAGCACTAGGAAGTCTTTCCCTAGTTGAAGCCTTTACCGCTCCTTCAAGTTCTGAAGACAATTTTCCCCCCGAACGCTTAATAGATTTTCTTTGTCTGTTTTGGTCCTCAAGAAATTTTAAATATAGAATGTCAGTTTCTTGTTTTGGATTTTCCGACTCAGCTTTCCAAGAAAAAACATAATTTCTGGTTCCAACAAGATTCTTTTTATCTAACAGTCCCTTTTGATCTCCAAAAAATCTCATGAACTTTGTCAGATATGAAGACAAACTGCGGGGATTTTTCATTCCTATCGCGTGAGCTAAGTCTTCTAAAGAAAACCATTCCCTAGGATGCTTCATAAAGAAAAGTAGAAGATCCCTTCTGAATGATTGCTTTGCAGCGGTGCCATGATTTGCCATTTTTGATTCCTCCTCTCTGATTTCTCTTATGGAAAAAACCTTAGTCTGTAATACTCCTCTAAGTTCTGTCGCTGGACGAGATGGTCTCCGGTGCTTAATAATAGATTTTCCATACTTTTTACTTTCCTTTACTGCTTCTATCATTAAATTTTCTGATGGAATTCCTTCATGCAGGTGTAAATATTCCTTAGCCGTTAGCCTTTTCCCGTCCTTGAGAGTTATGTTAATGCCTTCTAGCTTCAACAAATCTCCCATTTTTCACTCCTTTCTCTCGTTAGAAAAAGAAACAATAAATTAACTTACCTCCTTTCTATAATCATTTTAGTCATTAATTATTTTTTCTTCTTAACAGGAACAAATTTTCTCTTTTCACTCACAAAACTAATAGCTTTTCCCTCAACTGTAATAGTACCACTAATTGGAATCTCTGGCGAATAAACAGGAGACTTAGCCCTCTCGAAAACAAGTTCATTTTCAAAAAGACATTTTGTTTTATCTTCATCAAGAAAAACTAAAGAACTACTTTCTACTTCTATAACAGCATAATCGAAACAGTCAGCAGTAGCAGAATATTTAAAAGTTTTTATTCCATCAATTCTTCTTCCCGAAGAATCCAGAATGTTTACAACCATTCCTTCTTCATTCCGCACCACATAAAGCTTTCCTTGCTTGGCCTTTTTACCCCGAGGACTTGGCAATTTCTTCGTCATATCTTCTCTTAGCTTCTATAATCTTATCAATACAACCTGGATGAAAAACAACTTTCTTATCAGGAGCATTCATAACGGGAACACCTTTTATTGTAATCGGAACAATTTGTTCACACAAAGGGCATTGTCTGTTTTCAGCTATGCTCATCTAATTTCTCCTTCCTTCATTCTTTTATATAAAGACATTACATGTTCTTCAAACTTTGGTATTCTAGCTGACTGTTCGGCTAACCCTTTTACTACAGTATATAAAACCTTCTCCTTACTGGATTTCGCAAGCATTGTTCTTTCTTTACCAGCAGAAGACAACTTATGGATCTTTTTTGTACGTGGCATGATTAAGTAATAAGGTTCGCATTCAGAAACTCTTTTAATAAAATCAATATTTTCTTCTTCTGTTTTTTTATCTAGATCCAATACGAGTTTGACTATATTATTCCTTATTATTTCACGGTCTACAGAATAATCATCTATAACTACAAATCGTGGACTATATTTGTTGGATAATCTAGAAACTTTTAAAGCAGGAAGATCAAAAAAAGCAATCCCCGGATGAGTATTTCGTTCATCCATTCTTGTCTGCTGAATTGATCCAGAATAAAAAGCATTAGGAATAATACGTTGGAAATAATGATGATGACCAAAAATCATTAAATCATAACCATCCGCTATACCTTCAAGATTTTCTGGCTTGATCCCCCTGATACTTTTAGTTGATCCATGCAATGTTCCCTTAATTCCTGCATGGCCGACTAAAATGTTATAGTAAATACGATCAACAGGAGCCCCATTGTTACGCATTAAAAGAAGAAACTTTTCATCAGAACAATGACTTATCGCCACCACTCTAATTGGAGTATCCGTTTCCTTGAAAAGATATATTCCCAAATCTCCTTGCTTGAAATAAATATTTCTACATTGCTTCCTATAGATAGTTAAAAAATCTAGGATTGAAGTTTTATGGTCTATATCATGATTCCCAGAAACGATTACGGTCGGGATTCTATTGACTCGACAGAGTTCTAGAAAATGAATAAGCAAGAATAATGTATCACTATCTAGAAGAGTAGTATGGCATAAATCTCCAGGAACAACGATTAAATCCACTGATTTTTTGACTATTTTTTGGAATGAAGACCCTAAAAATTCCATAAGTTGATATTTACGATAATCTGATCCAACGGAAGTATAAGGGAGGGAATTTGTTAAATGAGGGTCTCCTATGGCAGCAATTCTAATGAAACACTTTTTCTTCTCCATCGATATCCTTCTTAATCTCATTAGCTATTTTCTTAAGAGCTTCAAAAAAATCTGAATAGAATCCTAATGTTATTTCAACAGCTTTTTCTCTAGATAGATCCCCAACTTCACCCCAATCTCTCGCTTTTCCTTCTTCTTCTATAGCTTTAGGATTTAAAATAATTGCCATTAATGTGATCGTCAAAACTCCTTCAAACAATTCTTTTAATTGCCCATATAATTCTGGAATTCCTTCTTCAGCAGCCATCCTTTAAAGTTCCTCGAGCGCAACAGGTTTCGCCAAATATCCTAAAATTATTGTCTTAGCTTCTTTGTTATCTTTTAAGAACTGAGAAAATTCATTTATGCCCTGGAATTTCAATGTGGGATCAGCTTTCATTTTAAACCATCCTCCTCTTCTCACAATATATTTTCTTTCAAGCAAAAAGTCAAGGACTGCAAAATTCCGGCTAAACCCCCTCCCATTAATAATTTTAAACTTAACCGACCGATGAGGTGGAAAAAGTTTATTCTTTGTTGTCTTTATCAGTCCAAAATGTCCAGCAATTCTTTTCTTAGAATCTTTAATAGCATTCGTTCTATATAAACTGAGACAAATAGAGTCATGAAAATTAAAAGCATCTCCTCCTATGTTCGTTTCAGGATTCCCCCAGAATACACCCAATTTAGATTTCGTCTGATGACTAATCAAAAAAATAGCTTTGGACTTAGCGATAGGACCAGTCAATTTACGACAAGCTAATGCTGCAAGTCTCGCATGTTCTCCTAGCGATTTTCCTTTAGTGGTGAAATCTCCGTCTGATTCAGCCTGTGTTGTGAACCCACTAAAAGAATCCATTATTATCAAATAGGGTGCAGCAATACCAGTTTTCTGCCGAGCCAGCAAACACATGTCTACAGCTATCTCAATGGCTCTAAAAGCATCCTCTAGAGTATCGGGCTGGCTAATTAAAAAGGATTTAACTGGAGCACAAATTTTCCTTGCATAGTCAAGATCTAAAGCATGTTCTGATTCAACAATATGAACTGCTCCCCCTCTCTTATAAGCTTCAAGGGCAACCTTTAAAAGAAAAGAAGATTTACCGACATTAGGTTTAGACTTAATACTTACTATCCTTCCTACGGGAAGACCCCATCTGCCATCCTTAGACCTAGCAAGAATTCTGTCTAGATTTGGCAATCCAGTAGACAAAACATCTTCCACAACAAGAGGAGTAGAAGGATCAGCGAGACTCATTATTCCCACTGGTTCTTTCCTCTTTTCAATGGCAGCAAGAATTGTCTCCGAGAGAAGTGTGCTTTGTAGCTTCATCTTTATTAGTTCCTCCTACTTTTATAACAATCCCAAAACAATAATCATTGTAAACATTATACGATTCTACAACTTCGAGAGTATATAGTCTAATAGTTTTTGGAAATATATTTTCAAGAAACCAATGCAAGCTGAAGTTTTCAACTTTATGACTCTCATTTCGTGGTCGCTGTTTTGATTCACAAGAAGCTCTGTAGCGCTGTTCATCAGGAAGGAATAAAATAAGAAATCCTCCTGGCTTTATCACTCTAAGCCATTCTATAAGAACAAAAGGCATTTCTTCCGGTGAGAAATCTTCAAAAAGATGTGAAGAAAAAACAAAATCAAACACGCCATCTCTAAACCAATACAAGTCCCTTGCATCTCCCCTTAAATTCTGAGGGGAATTTCCGACCTTCGTATAGGGCTTTGGAAGATCCAGAGTTATAGCCCAAGGAACAACGACATCTCCGCCGAACCCTAAATCCAGACCCATTCCCTCACAATACTTAGCTATACGATTACGACATTTATCTGTTTCTGATCCCATGCTTACCTCCAAAAAATGGTCTGGGATTATTTCATCTGTATCGTGATCAACAAGGACTCCACAACTAAGACATCTTCTTCTTGTGCCTTTAGCTGCTTCCATTTCACGCTCCATTTCTTCACCATCTGCCATACCGCCATCTATATCAGTTCCGCAATTTGGACAAAACCAATCCCAAGGCATTTCTTTTTCCTTTCTTCTTATGCAGTAATAAATTCTCCATCTTCTGTAATGCCATAATAACCAGGAATTTCAGGCAATCCATAAACCAATGCAAGCTGATGACATGTTTTCACAGCATCAACAGTAGCCGCATCTCTTCTAATTCCTTCACCAACTGAAAATACAATCATACACTTTCCTGGTATCCAGCCTCTTCTTGATAGATTTATCAATTTTTCCAAATCCTCTTTTGATGCCTTTACTCCTGTTCTCTTCATTCTGGTTCTCCTTATAACCATATACATTTTTCTTTATGAGGATATTCGTTATGAGGACAAGGAGATTCACTTCTGTTTTTTAGATCACTTACCCACGATATAGGAGAACTACGTTTGAGCAATGTAGCTGACACTCCTATATCACACCTCTGATATTTGCCGAGATCAATCTCAAAATGTGTTGACTTCGTTACTCCTATTAATTCCACCTTAAATCCGTTTAATGTTCTAACATAAACATGATAAACGACTTCATCAAGCAATGATTCTGGTAAAAGTTCGCATGAAGAATCATAAATGATAGGTTCCCATTTTAAGACAACAATGAATTTATCGCTGTTAATATATGAATAGATAGTCCAACAAGATAAAGCTAAAATTATAGACAGTATGATCATACGTGCCGCCCACTTATTCATTTTTTCTCCCTTCAATACCAAATCCATTCAAACTTAACCCAATTCACATTAGATGGATTTTGTAAGCTCATAGCATAATTTAGAGCAGCGCCAGTTTTATCAATGTAGGTTGGTGGATTATCTAGATCTTCTTGAGTGAAATCCCACACTCTTGTATACCGACTCATTGGTTCTCCAACTAGAATCCCTGCAACAACCACTACACTGCATTTCGTAGGACCCATCTTATCTCCTCTATTTATTTGTTACAATTATACTATCTACACACTTACACGATAACACATTAGAACTATAACGTCTATTGGTTGAGCCATGACACTTTGTACAGAATTCAGCTCCACACCGATCACACTTATGATCATCAACTTCACCAACCCTACAAATAGGACAACTTCCTTCACATCCACATTCGCTCATAGCTTGCTCTCCACGAACCACTATCCTTCATTTCGATGCTAGATAGGCAAATAAGGGTGCCCATATCAGAAAGATAGCAGCGAACCAAAAAAGAAGATTCCTGTGTTGTTTCTTTTTAAGTGTTCGCATCTTTAAAAAAGGTCTGTTATTTAGCATAAGCCCTCTCCTCCGCATTCACTCATGACTTGCTCTCCACAAAAGAACTGACTGCCAGACTTACTATAACTTTACATATCCCAAATTCCATACAGTCTGGATACGGTTCTTCAGGATGCCTTTTAGCATTCATAGTCCGAAAAATTAATGTATCTCTTAGCCCAGAAAATCTCTCACACTCAAATCCTTTTGCGCTTACCGTTAGAAATATGCAGCACTTCTCACCCTTTCCCGCTCCACACTCCTCAGGATTAGGAATTGGAACTATTTGTTCTATTTCTTCTATTTCATCTTTATCTGTGCCGCAACCATAAGATGTTCCATCATATACTAAGAGCTCTTCGCTATCACCACATACACCAAAAGAATCTGAAACCACATGAGCTATAGCTCCTGTCAACTTATTCCTTACCCTTGTGCCAACTTTCATGTCTCTATCTCCGCATTAAGCACAGGTCGCCCCTGAATAGAAAGAATAACTGAATCAGTAGCAAGACTTACTTTCTCAGTATTTATCAGCATTTTCACAAATTCCTTTGCTTGTTGCTCAGCCTCTTCTTTATCGCTTGCAGTTTTTTTTCCACCACCTTCAATTCCATCTCCAGAAACAGTCCATCCCCATCTTCCATTTTGCTCATCAATTAAAAGAACATTTATTATCATTTTTACTTCCTTTAGATTTTTGTACTTCTTCTCTTATTTTAATGCTAAACAATCACCGTTTGTATTATATAGATCTCCATCAAATTCGCAATCGTGATGACCTATGCAAGTATGACAGCTACACCATGAATCATTATCTAAACCAAACGGATGATAAGATTGTGCTTGCCATCTTAGCCATTTCCAAACCATTTTTCCCCTTTTAATTAGCAGAAGAGATAAGCAGCGTTCACATTGAGGTCTACGATCCAGCTACGGCCGGAGCTTTACTTACCCTTCTGCATGTACTGGCAGCGACAGATTCCGCCACTCATTACTGAGCCAGGATTCGAACCCGGACGAGACACTTTCTCCTATATTGGATTTTGCAGCGGGGTTACTTTCCTGAGATCACGCAAGACGCAGACACCCTCTTAAAGTCCCCGTCGGAGTGGATCACTTCTCATATACCCTCAGTCATTGCGTCTACCACGAGGCAAGCCCTTCCGTGCGATGAAGGGATCAGTACATCTTTTCGCCTTAGCAAACTGTGCTCTTGCTTGCCTCATTCCGCCATTGCCAGCACGTCCATTCCACATTCTATTTTTCAAGTATTGGAAACTAACGGTATCTTGATAATTTTTAAAACATAAAGCAACTTCTGACATAATTGTGCTCAATTCTTCAATAGCTTTGCTAGTATTATGGATACTTAAACCAAGAGACTGCATCGCTATATCCCTTTGAAGTTTTTGCTCAATAGTTAATTCTGTTTTCATAGTTTAATTTGTGCTGGCAGCCTCTACTCTGAGAGAGAGAAGAGATGGAAAGACGCGCTTGCTATGCTGCTTCGTTCCGTGGCACAGAGGAAGCAATCCTCCAACTACCTTGAACCATCTTTACTACTGCCCATCTCCTCCTTTACTGCCAGCGTGTATTTTATTTCGCTTTTTTCTTAGCCGAATGCGTTTCAAGTTTCTTTTTTAAAGAAGAACTAACTGCTTCTTCTTCTGCATCAAGATCTTCATCTTCGCTGAGCTCTTTATCTATTTCGTTGAAGAACTCTTCGTCTTCGTCTCCTTCCTCTTTTTCCTCTTCGCTTTCTCCTTCTTTTTCTCCTGCGCTTTCTTCTTCTTCACCATCTTCTTCTCCTCCTTCCTCTTCTAGATCGTCAGTTTTTTCTTCCTCATTAAGATCTTCATCCTCATCAAGATCTTCATCAGGTTCAAGCTCAACTCCCTTCATTACCGCCAAAATTTCTTCGCTCGTTAATTTGGGATAAATAATACTCCAATCAAGAGCGTTTTCGCTCATATATTTTCTAACAACCTTGGGGAGAATAAAAGTCGTTAACGAAAAGCCTACATCAGAATAGGTAGTTTTTATCTTTTCTCCAGATCTAGAAAATTCAAAGTTATGACCTTCCGTAATACTGAAAGGATTATGCCCAATCTCCTTATGTATTTTATTAGCCATTGAAATCAGAGGATCTCTTACGGTCGGGCCAACAGTAAGATAGCCAAGTCCTGATTGACAAACTTTCCCCCAAGATGTCTTAGCTACACATTTTTCACAAACATCATGGCCCTCATCCTCTTCGCGAAAGATATAATTTCCAAAACACTCTCTTGGCTTCGGAAATTTCTTTTCATCATCTTCAAAAAACTTGTGCAAGGGAGTCAAGTTAATTCCCTCTAGGAGACAACGCTGTTTTCGGTACCTCAACTTGAGTCTTGCCTTAGCCTTTGCCCCCCCACGTTTTCTATCCTCCTCTAGAGAAAGGCACTGCGGACATAGATCAAAAGGCTCAAAGCCTTTAAAATTCTCTTCAACATGATCTCTAATACACCTTATTTGTGCCTTTCGGTCTGGACCACAATTGTAATGAATCCCCATCTCCTCCCAAGGAAACTCACTTTCTGTCGCAGTCTCCTTAAATCTAAAATAATTTTTCCCATCCACGACAACAAGTCTTCTGGCAAAACGACTTGAACTCTTCTTCTTTTGTCGCTTCCTTTGAGCCGCGATCTCCTTAGTCTTTTCCCTAACTTTTTCTCCTGAAAACTTACCCATATTTTTCCTCCCTCAATAGAATTAATTTTTTCTTTATGCTATTAGTATATACTATCTTCCTACCCTTTACTTATTTCTAAAACTTCAATCCTGGGATCGTCTTCCTTGAGAACTATCTGACCAATTCCCCACGCCATGCGGAACTGCTTCTTGACATAGTTCGGATCAAACCGGATTGTAACCATAACAGCTTCTCTCAGCGTTCCCCAAAACCGAAGCTCTTTCTTTATCACAGTCCCCACCTCGCAATCACGTTCATACTTAGGGACCTCCTTAAAATCAACTCTGACCTTCTGCCCTAATTCCATTTAATTCTACCACGTAGCCTATAGAAATAAAGATTAGGAAAAACTTCTGGATATTTACTATACCCGCATTTCGTACATTGAAGAGCATCCCCCATAAGACCATACCCGCCTTCAAGAATATGATCACAAAGAGATCTCTTCAGTGACTCATTGTTCTCCATATTCTTTCCGTAAAACTTTCTCAAGATAGCCTTAAAGAAAAAAGCAATTGGTCCTGGACAAATAGAATCAATTGTAGACATATATCTCTCCTAGCTATTATATTCCATCTTAATTTTTGAAAAGGGAATTCTCATAATAATTGAGTGCATATTGTTTGCACCTGAGTAACTTAGCTCTTAGTGTCTCAAAAATCTCCTTTTCTTCGACTATAAGTTTCCGTGACACAAATGACGCTGATGCCGATAATTGCATATTTTCTAATCGATCTATGTTCCAATTCGCCAACCAATTTCTTAAGTCTTTAGAAAAATCAAAACTGGTTCCACAATAAAAAGCACCACCAGACTGAGTATCTTCTTCCGGTAGACTAAGCCAAACCTTATTATCAATGGTAATGATCCGGAATTTATCTACGTCAATACTTTGTAATTGTTTTTGGTCTGCATTCATAATAATTTTCTCCTTTCTTTATAAATTCCCAAACTGTTATCTTCCACAATGCCAATGAACAAAGCACAAATCTCTAGACCACGGTAGTCCCAGAAAATCCTTACCCATATCATATTCTACTTTGTGGAGAATACAATCTCTACATTCTTGCCAATTAAAATCGCACCCTTTCTCTTCACAAGTTATTGGAAAATGGCTATAGTGATTTTTATGTAAGCACAAATTCTCAAATAATAAATTTTGTCCTTCAAGGGTCACCATCCTCTTTTCTCCGCATTAATGAAAATAGCAACCTTCACCATTAATTAAGCATCGGGTACAATCGCTATTTCTTGTTTCGGTTGATGTCTTACACCACCATCCATTACAGCGAGAAACAATTTCTCCGTTGAATATCATCTCTGCATAACCTGAAACAAAATCAGGATGCGCTATCATTTTTCCACTTTCTATTGATACTTTTTTTGCCTTATATAACTCATCAATAGAAAGACCTATGTTTAATATATCATTTGAATGAACAGCTTTCCATAATTCTTCATTTCTAGTAAAACCATACTGAGGAATACCTTTATTTTCTATACTCATAACAGTTGATACAACTGTTTGTGTCAATTTACTCGGACAATCTCCCCAAGTAAACCATTGGATCATGTGAGCATTATACTTTTCTCTCAAAAGAAACTCATAATCTTCAAGCATCTTCTTTAAAATTTCCGCATCAGTATGAGTTTTAAAAAAATTATAAGCAAATCGCTCATGCTCATTTATCTCATCTTCCCCCCCGGATGGACATAATTCCATGCACTGACTAGTAGCAAATTCACAGGTTCCACCATCTGAAAGTTTCCCTATTGGGAAGAACACAGATGGAATGTCTGAGTCCATGTGAAGTATTCTCATTAATTCCTATCCTCGTCAATATTCATATTATTGTTTAAAGTATATATGGGCATTATACCCATTTCATAAGCACCCCATTTCGCTATTTATATAATCAAAAGGGGGAGAATGAGCTTATTTCCCCCCCTATTTTAATGAAGATTCTTCTAATAGCTATTCGAATCAATCGCTTTCTATCTTCAAAAGATCTGCTTTAGCTACTCCTAAAATGCTATCAGAAGGAACCCTCCGAATATCGGCACTCCTAGATTCCAAAACAGAAGCCTTGATCACTAATGCCTGATAAAGATATCTAGCACGTTGCCAATTTGCCCTCGCCGCATTGACACTTGCACACGCCTCTATCCACTTTGGATGACGTTTAATTGTTTTATCTATCCTAGCCTCTCCGGTCATACCAGTATTTCTAACCGCCTTGTCTATCATCCCCTCAAGTTTTCGTTTGATGTCTTCCTTATTCCTATGTTCCTTTTCTAGCAATGCCGTAATTGAACCAAAATATCCTAAGATAGCTGGAATTTTTTCAACCTGGAAATGAATATCTTCTTCAGCAGTAACTAGAATTTCCGAACCCATATCTACTTCAAACGCCCTATCCCGAACTCTGAATCTTACTTTAGTTAGCTGATCATAAAGCCACACTCCATCTTTACTTGTTGGTTTTTTATCCAGTTTCTTCTTCGCCATTTTATCTTCCCCTAGATTTAAAGAATCTGCTAGGAGAGACCAAAGTCTCTCCTAACTTAATCCGGGACCGTATTGTTATTTCTTTACAAGTTTTTTCTTCACAGCAACCGGAACTGAAGGTTTCTTTTCTCCCTCCACCCTTTCCCTAAGAACTCGGGATGCCCTGAACCGAGGAACAGTTTTCGCGGCAATCTTAATCTTCTCTCCAGTCCGGGGATTTCTCCCGACCCTGGCAGCTCGTTCTTCTACTTTGAATTTACCAAAATGAGGAATGGTAACATCTTCTCCCGCAGCCAAGGCCGCTGTGATGACATCAAAAAAGGCTTTTCCCATTTGATAAACTCCATGTCTCCGGAGAGGAGGAACATCCGGGGACTGCTCGATTCTTAAATAAACTTCGTTTGTGACTTTTGCTAATGAAAACATAAATACACTTCTCCTTTCGGCTTAGTTATTTCTCCTAGCACATGCCATTTTCGGCAACTCTTCCGGCCGATCATTTATCCTATGAACATTTGCTAATCGGTTAAATTCTTTTTCATTCGCTTCTGCCAGCAACTTGAGAGCAATAAGATTATCTGTCATGGGATACTTCTCTTTCTCTACTAAATGAATACATAAATCAGACATCTTATCTTTCTCAAGTCTCCTTACCGTTCCGGTGCTATAAAGAATGTAATCATATTCTCTTCCCTTCACCAAGATACGGCCTGTTTCTTCATAGATCTTTAACTCCTCTTCGCCAATCAGATCAAGCAACAATTCTTTAGCCCTCTTCTCTGCATCCTCTCTCTCCTCAGCCAATTTCTTTTCACGAGCCAATCTCTCAGCCTGAATAGTTCTAAACCGTTCAAGATCTTTAGGATCTCTAGCAGCAAGAATTGGAGTCACAATAACAGTCCGTCCAGTCCCGCTAGACCAATAATTCCAAGTTGCAGTAAAAGAATCTGTTGTTGAGGAATGAGAATTCCAATAATACCATGCAGAATCAGCACAAAAAGAATCAGTAGAATCGTCTATTGAAGTTGCTGCTGTTGACGTTGGCGAACCATTACCACTGGTCCAGGATATCCATGATGCCATTCTATCCTCCTACGAGAGCAGGAACAAGAATCATCTTGCCAAGAACAGGCTTGAAGCTTTTAATTTCTTCACTAGCCTCATGGTCTTTCCCCACAGAAAAAGCCAGATAGCCCTTTTTAAGAAGTTCTTCAAACTGCTTTTTGGCAGAATCAACTTCCACCTTTACCGATGGATCCCATATAATTTTGACATCTCCTTTGGTACCAAGAACACTTATCTCCCCCATTGTTCACACCTCCTTTCTTACTGGCTTTATCTTCATTTATAAAGAATCTTTATTTCGTTCACGACGAACATAACAGTTGGAATTTTAAACTCAGCATCAATTATTTTTATGGCATTATCATACAAGCTACGGAATGCATGATTACCCATATCGAGTTCATTAATGGCGAACATAAGAATTTCAAATTTATCCATGCAAGCAACTAACCGGCCCTCTTTTGAATTATCCTTAGAACATTTCCATAAACGTATATAGCCATTTCTCACAATAACAGACAGTCCATTAAAGAGCCTCTCTTCAACAACTTTTTTTCGGATATTGTTCAATGCAATTGTGAGTTCAGAATTTTCATGATGAAGGGGATACAATATATCTCCAGTTTCACTTTCCTCAAGATCATGAAGAAGTGCTCTCTTAACAACTTCAGCTATATTATACAGATCCTCTTCAAGAACCAAATGGCCGCTGGAAATCCTTTCATTTTCCAGATCAGCAAAAAACATTGCAAATAAGGCTATGAAATAAGAATGTTCTGCAACAGAATACGGTCTAATGTGAGGAGTATTTGCACATCTATCAATGAAGGCCATCCTTTTTGTTCTTTTTAAAAAATCCAAAAGATTATTCATCTAAATTTCCTCTTCCCCTGATTTCTACGTTTAATGCCATAGATTCTCATTAATTTCAACACAGATGTCTGGCTAATTCCTAATGCCTTAGCAACTTCATAAGTTGTCATTAGGTATTTCCAATAATATGTATGGATAGCGCACCATGGAAAAATATAAGGAGTTCTCATCCTTGTCTTCTGATAAATATACAACTTTCTTTTTTTTGGCTTTTTTGCAAATCTACTAGACTGACTTTTATTCCGAATAGGCCACCCCCTGCTTTCCAAAGCATCATGAAAACGCAATCTACCGACTTTAAGAATTCTAGAACATTCAACCGCAGATTTCTTGTTTCCATAATAGCATGTGAAAACGAAAGAAGTGAAGTTTCTAAACCCATACTCTTTAGATCTAAGATCAAGTATCAGTTCCAATTTTTTCATCTCCACAGAAAGGATCAAAGCCGTATGTCTTTCCTCTCTCTTTCACTTCCTTTATATACTTTTTTGTTTCTTTGATTCTTTCTTCTCTCTTTTTCAAATCAGCTTTAAATTCGTATGGGATTCCATCATTATCAATGATCTTACCCAAAGTAAGCGTATCATCTTGATACCCACTCTTACCTGTAGTATCTAAACTTTTACTTCCTATTTTGAATCTAGAAACAATCTTATAGGCAGAAAACTTTTTACACCCTATACATTCAATTGCCCTGATCCTTTCATTTTCCCAATCATTGATACTCACAGATTCAATGTTCTCAAAAATTTTTCCACAAGCTACACACTGATATTCATAGATAGGAATTCTAACCACCCCCTTTTTTTAACGACGGAAACCGGACATTCTTATTTTCTTAATCTCGACGGATATTCCCCAGGGCCTATTTGAACTTTCATCCCCTTCTCTGATTTCAGAAATTTTAACAGGAAATTTATATTCTTTCCACATTTCAGAAAGCATTCCAGCCAATTCTGCTTTAATGAAACCAATTCTAACAGGAGTGTTTCCATCTAGCATTACAGCAACAGCATTTTTATCAAAGCGATTTTTCGGTTCTCTCTTCAGAAAAATTCTTTCTTTACCAGACAATTTCTTAATTATTTCTTGTCTATTGACTCCATATTCCTCATTAGCAAAAGTAACTCCAACTACGTTAGTTCGCATTCCCATTTTATTTATCCTCCAAAATTCTTCGCAACTCATTCAATGACAAAAAATCTTTATTATTCTTAGCAACTTCTTCCTCCATATCCTTAGCGTTTAAACGAACTCCTGTCGCATTTGTAATAGGAAAATTATGGAAAAGCATCTGCACTTTCATTCCTAATCCATCGGCCCTGGCCCCTAAAACTAAGAACTTATCTTTCCAATTTCGCTCTGCAATGAATTCCGATATCCCACGTGGAATATAACCAACTAGCAGAAATTCACGCCAAATATCAACAGCAACATAGACTGCAATAGCATTAGAATCAAAAGGATTTTTAGGATCAGCTTTAATCCTAATAGCATTCTCCATTCCATAGGCTAAAGATAAAACTTTTTCAAATGGCTGATTCCTTATCATATCAAATAAAGTTTCTTCTGGACTCCAGAAGAAGATTCTACCAAAATTTTCAAAAAACTCATGAATTAATACATCCCTTCTTATTAATACTGGCTCTCCTGGCCGAGAAGCCCTAGGATTATTCTCTGTAAAACTTGTTCCAACAATTTTGACTTCAAGATAATAGAAAGGAAAATTAAAATGAGAAGGACTATAGAGAATTTTTATTAGATCTTCTGTAGGAATTAACTTATTATACATAGTCTTATGACTCAGTTTTCTCTTACCAGTCACTCTACCTTCCCTCAGTGTCCCCAATAATACCTTAGTTCTTGTTAACTCTTCGGCAAAATCTAATTTTTTCACAACTCCTTAACCCAAGACCCACTTGCAAAGCCAAGTTTCAGCTTAGACCTATCAGTATTCAAAATTATAGAATCCTCTTTGTTCCAAAAATGCTTAACTCCCGAGACCACCAAGACAGATCCTTGCTTAAAATAATCCTTAGCCAACTCATAACTTTCAGGAAATAGAGTAATATTAAATACAGACTTTCCATCTTTCAAGATGACAAAGGCCATATTATCTCCCTTCTTAGTTTGGATAACATGAAGACGAGAAATTCTTCCAAAAACCATTACTCTCTCTCCGGGAGAAGTATCTCTATATTCTTTTTGACCCATTAATCCTTTAAACATTTTAAGCTGACTACTATACAAGCTAGATAGGGATTGTAATTCAAACCCGAAGATATCTTCCATAGCCACTGCCATTGTTTCTTTAGAAGTAAAAGCAACTGGTAGATCAGGACTTTTATCCTTACGCAATCTAATATATTCCATCATAACAGCACGTTTATTCCCGAATTCTTTAAATGCTCCGGCTAGAATTAAATTAGTAACAACTCTTTTATTACATAATCTCTTATCTACCCTGTTTAAAAAATCTTCTATAGAAATAAATGGTGCATTTTTTACTATACTAACAACAGCCTTATCTCCTACGCTTTTTAATGCCGTCAAGGGCCACCAAATTTTGCCCATAGCTGCTTCAAATTGCATTTTGGGTGCATTTATGTTAGGCATAGCAAACTGAATGCTGTAAATTCGTCCTGCTACCTCCTTAACATGTCCGTATTTAGCCTGAGGCTGATAACGTAAATGACAAGTGAAAAATTCTTCAGGAAAATGAACCTTCAAGTATTGACAAATGAATCCAAGAAGAGCATAACTACTCGCATGTCCCCTAGGAAAAAGATAACTTCCTGCTTGACTAAATTTTTTCCATATTTTCTTTGCAACCTCTTTTATATCAGGTTCTTCACTCCACTTCTTCATAGCCCCAGAAATAAAGACTTGACGATAAGCTTTAAAGAGATCAAGATTTTTTCCCTTAATAATTTTCCTAAGCTTATCTGCTTCTTTAATTGGCAGTCCGGCAAATTCATTCGCTGTACGCAATATGTGTTCACTAAAGACAATCACACCAAGAGAGTCATTTAGAATATTCTTAAGTGAATGATGATCATATTCAATTAAAGAAGGATTAGCCTTCCGTGCTGCAAAAGTCTTATCTGCTCCAGCAGCTAAAGCCCCAGGTCTGGCTAAAGCATTTATCACAATAAGATCATTGAACTCAGTTATCTTAGTCATATTAATAATTTGACTGGCAGAGCCTCCACTGAATTGAAATACCCCTGTTAATTCTTTCCGGTTAAACATCTGCAAAGTTTTTTTATCTTCAAGGTCAAGCTTGTAGAGATCTACTGACGTTCCGCGAGTCTTCTTTACAAGATCCATTACTTCTGAAACAACAGACAGAGTCTTGACTCCTAATATATCTAAAGCCATTACTCCTATTTCATTCAAATCTTCTCTTCCTGTATGAGAATTTTCCCACATAGTTGAAATTATACGCTCTTTACTATGAGGATCTACTTGAGTTCTAATGGGAAGGATTTTATCTACAGAATCTGGAGTAATTATTACTCCAGCAGGATGCAATGAAACATTCTTAATGTTTCCGATAAGAGGTTCTATATAACGCTGCATTATCTTTTTATTATTCAAATACCATTTATCAAAAATATTATAAAATTGTCTTGCTGTATCAACAGTTAAGTCTCCGTCCATAACGGATGTGACCTTATTAATAACTTGGAAAGTAAAATCCTTTTGCATTTCTGCCAGTCTATCTGCATCTTTCTCAGTTTTAGCATTTTCTATTCTCTCATCAAGACGTTCCTTTAAAACTCTAGTCACATCTTTAATGGCAGATTTTAATTGCATTCGGCCATAAGTTCCTACTGAAATAACTCTATCTGAACCATATCTTTTTCTAAGATATTCAACAGCTTTTGACCTAAACTCGCTCCTTACATCAATATCTATATCTATATCATTAAGACTTCTGTACTTACTCACAAACCGTTCAAACATAATACTATGTCTTATTGGATCAATAAGTCCAAATCCAAAAACAAAAGCAATTAAACTCCCATTAGCACTTCCCCGAATCATACTGAATGCTCCATTGCTTCGCACAAAATGCAACAGATCATCAACTATCAAAAAATAATCAATTCCTCCTAGCTTATTTAATACTGAAAATTCGTTTGAGAGTCTAGCTTTATATATAGGATCTCTTACTTTTTCTTTCAGCATTTGCTTTGCTCTATGAATAATAATCTTTTTAAAAAATTCGGCTTTATCTGATATTGGAAATTGTTCGTAGAGGAAATGCGTAGTATGATCAAAAGAAGGAAAGTATAATTTACCAGTTTCAACTAGATAATTTGCAGAGTCAACAATTCTAAACAAATTATCTATGGCTTGATGAAAAATCTTCTTAGGAACACTCTTATGTTCTATAAAATCTTTTTCTGCATCTGCCAATGTTTTAAGAAAGTTTGATTCAGAATCCATTTTAAACTTATTCTTTGTTGCCAAGTGCAACAAAATGGACTGCAACTTATGATCTCCTTTCTTTATATAATGCACATCATTTGTGAGCACAAAGGGAATCTCAAGCATTAGTCCAAGTTCAACAAGCATCTTATTCAGCTCATCCTGAATTGGCATGTCTAAAAATTGCAGTTCTAAAAAGAAATTTCCTCCATAAATCTTTTTAAAAAGTTTCGCAACTTGAATTGCACGTTCTTTTTTACCATTTAATAATAAGGCACTTACTACTCCGGACTGACAAGCACTGAGAACCACAAGCCCTTCAGAATGTTTTTTTAGGTGAGCAAAGTCTGTCCTATTTCTATAATAAAAACCTTCTCTCCAAGAATCATTGTTAATCGCAATTAAATTCTTATACCCCTGAGCATTCCTGGCAATCAAAACAAGATGATAAGCCCTCCTATTCTCCTGAATGAATGCCTTATAGATTTCTTGTTTTTTCTTGTCTTTCGTCTTATCTAGAGCTTGTCGTACTTTCTGTATTTTTTCAACATCAGGAGAGACATAAGCTTCTAACCCCAAGAGAACTTTGGTTTTATACTTTGAACTCTCGACACTAGCTTCAGCATGAGATCCCATAGATCCATGGTCGGTAAAAGCTATGGCAGGAATTTCTAATTCTTCACAGGCTTTAAGATAAGATACTGGACCAAAAACTCCATCCAACAAGGAATAATAGGTATGAACATGAAGATGTGGAAAATTGGTAGACATATCTTTTTAATGATGGAAAATATATTCATCTATTTTAGCTATTTTTTCAGGACCAAGAAAAGAAAAATGATCATGAATCATAGCTTTTGCAATAATTACTTCAGGAGAAATTAAATTCTCCTTCGTTCCTTTCCTGACCAAATATTCAAGACAAGAAATAAAAATATCGGCTGCCACAACCTTATCTAAACACATGAACGCCAAGGATAAATCCCCTTTCTTAAGAGCTCTATAGGATAGAGCCAAGAAAATTGCATCAATTAGAAAATTAAAGAACAGAGTCTCCCTTGTGTAGTTTTCCACAATCTCTTCTGAGTCACCATTTCTTATCGCCTGTTCAAGAGCCATAAATTTCTTAAGCTCTATGTCTAAAATTTGATAATTTGAATAATTCATACCAAGATCTTTATATCTTCTGAAATTTAGCCAAAAAGGCTTAGGAGCAACGTAATCATATACACTGAAGGGCCTTTTTTCAAGATCCTCGGCTAAAATTCGCGATGTTATTGGGCTATCTGTATAAAAATGGAGAGAATTAATTAAATGAATCTGCTTACCTAAAGGTCTTCCGAGACACATAGTGAGCGCTTCAAGTATAACACTGAATTGTACTACATTCGCATTAAACAATCCCAAGTGGATATCGTTTGATCTGTTATAGACAGTAAGCTGAAGAGCAGATTCGCGAATCAAAAAATGAAGAGCAAAATTACATGGTCTATCAATAGTAGCCATCCCAATATTGTCAAAAGCAGGGTTCCAAAGTGTAACAAGCGCATGGCGAGTATCAGGATCAATATCAAGATAGTCAAAACAATTCTTTAACTGATCGGGGGGATAACCAACTACGGATCGAAGAGTATAAACCGCATCCCGGTAAGCCCCAAAATCACGAATTCGCTTTCCATACGGAGCATGAAATTCTTTTTCTCCATCTGAATACTTTTCTATATCTTTCAGATAATAAGAAATCCACTCTACCGACGACCCACCTGAAAGAATCCAAATAGCTTCCATTACCTGAAAATAAGGATTAATCCATCGGCCAGGACAAGTTAAAAATCTTTTTCTAGGATCTGAAAGAATAAGAACTACAGGTCTGACTTCTTTCGTTTCCATTCCTCTTGAAACAACTATGTCTCCAAATTGAACAAGACTCTTGACTGTTTGTAAATAACAATCATTCACGCCATCAGCTTCTATTATCCCGTAGTTGGTAAGATCAGCATCCATTACCTACCTCCATTATTCATGCATTATGCAATGATTATTTTACTTTCATCCAGATTGTGTTCAAAGATGACCTTAACTACACGATATTCTTTCCGTCTTTCAAGAAAGAAAGTCCCTCCGTCTTTCAATCCCATGACCATATTGGCAAAACGAGAAAAATCTGAAATTCTAATGCGAATTGATATATAATCCAGACTAATTATTTCTGAAATAGAGGCCATTGGATCATTATTAATAGGATCCTTTGCGTTACTCATGATTCGCCTCACTGGGAAATAAGTGCTTTGCTCCAAAAATAATAGCTAAGAAAAAGATAAACAAAGATGATCCAAAGTAAAGCATTATCGGAACCGTTGTACCAGGATGTAAAAAATAATCGTAGCCTCTGGTAAGAAGTGAACCAGAGATAAAAGCACACCCTACCGATTTCAGAATATCTTTGTAATTGTCGCTTACATGAATTTCAGAGTCTGTGAGCTTTTCATCCTTCATTGTGTCATCCTCTTTTAGAGATAAAAAAAAACAATAAACCATTTTACTAACCCATATACGAAATTCTGTAGGCAAGGTTTACATCAACACAATTATTCCAAGGACAGACCAGTCATGTTTTCTCATTTTCTTTATATGTTCAATGGGATAGCCAAGAACTTTTAGACACCGAGGACGATTCCTGGTCGAAGAAGGAATAGCACACATTCCTATTCTACCTTCTGTTCTGGGGTTAAGACAAAGTTGGCAAGTATACTGCACCATGAACATCATACATTCATGCCATCCTTGCCTCACTAATCCTAATCTTAAGGAATATAAATCTCCCTGAAATTTCAAAATCTGATAATGAAGAATGTTTTTCTTATGCTGTTGGATGTGATCTTGGAGTCTATATCCACGCCAGTATTCTCTTCTTATTCCTCTTATCATTTTTCGAGAATCGTAGTCACACCAGGGACATTTCACCCCTCCTATTTTTTCTCTAAAGGGACGCTCAAAAAGAAGCGCTTCCTTTCCCCACAAGATCTCTCCGAGTTGATACGGAGTAATCCCCATTGCCTTAAAATCATACAGATAGCATGGATGAGGCTTTTTTAATTCAGGAATCCATTCTTTAATTTCTATATGGTCTACTAAATCAAGAATCATTTTTTTTCACCATTAATGCTACTTGCGTAAGATAATTACGAACCGGATACTCATAAGGAATACCTAACTTTTTAAGAAGAGAATATACATTGATGCCTGTAGCTTCAAGACTAGGAAGGCCTCCTTTTTTGCAAGGAGGATTGCTTCTATTAGGACATTTGCCACACTTGTCACAGTGGCCTTGAATAAAAGTGGCAACAGTAAAGCCTCTCTTTTTATTCACTAATTCAGCTTTCTTCATTAAATGCGTTAGCTTCCGAGCACTACTCGCCTCTACTCCCTTCAACTGCCTTCCTAATCTAACCTGAAGTTTAATGTGAGCAAAGTCTCCCCACTCTTTTTGATACCACCATCTCCTTCTTCCATCATTTTTAAACACATAAAGGTAGGCTTCATCAAAAGAATCAAAATATTCCCTTGAAGAATCTATGGTTTTAAATTGTGGATAAGTGAGAGGAAGCAAAGGAGGGCAAAGAATTCCGCGATTATATAATCCGCAATTAGTACACAGAATTCTGGCATAAGCATCAATCACCAAATCCTTAGGATCCATAAGCACAATTTGATCCAAAAAAGGAGGAAAGTTTTTAGTTTCTGTATAAGCTAATTTTTTCATTTTCCTATTACCCTCAGGATAACATCAACACAGCGTTCTGAATTGAAGAGTCGATAGATAAATCTCTTTTGCCATTGATGGAATTGCAATAGCTTTGAATGTGTGAGTTTATCATTAAAGAACTGAATTTTTTCATCTAGCTCTTTCGCATCATTGACAATAAAATATTTACTCATATACCGCCTGATTCCATGCATCTCTCCTGGGACTAACAAAATGCAACCACTGAGAATCACTTCAAACCAGCGATGAACAATCCATCCCATTTCATAATATCTGGGCCTTGCAATAGATAAACAAGTTCTTGCTTGATTATATGTCTTCCATACATCCCCTTGCGGAATAGGGCCATGCATCTCTGTATTACCTATATACTTTTCAAAATTTTCGTAGCCTTCTGCCCTTCTAGACATCCCTCCTCCAAAAAGATCTAATCTATTCTTCTTCTCCAATGGAGTAAAGAACTTTCTAAAAGTTTGTCTTCTTTCTGAATCGTTACCGATGTATGCAAGACGATATATAGTCTTTGGGCATATATTATACTGACCAAATTGAAAGCTATAAGGTGGGAAAAATGGCAAAATTCTTATTCTAGGATTAAGACTCTTGATTCTATCTAGAGCTTCACCAGGAATTTGTAATAGCCAATAAGCATTATCAGCAATAGTTTTGAATTGATCAACTGAAAAGATTTTATCTGCTCCAGAATATCTGAAATATTTCTTGGGAAGATTATCTTTTTCACTTGTTCTAAGAGTCCTCAATTCATAATCCCACAAGAAAACAGGGGTATGAGTTTTTGCATAATGCAAATTGATCAAATAAAACATCATGTTTGAAAAGAAAAAGGAAGGAAAAGCATTCGTTACTACCACGTCTGCTTTAGGAAATTCCATTCCATAGCGAGTCTCATAGTTTTCCAAACAGTCTTCTATCCAATCAGCAATAGGCTTATATGGAGTAGGAAGTTTTTTCCATTCTCCACTATAGTCTTTCATATCAGGATGAAAACCTTCAAACTTCTTACTAGATTTCCCAATAAAAGAAATCTTACATCCTCTAGCTAGAAACTCTTTCAGAACAGGAATTTCTAAAAGGTTTTCAGTAACATTTCTATTGGTGATAGGATGTGAAAGACAATAGTTGAATCCATAAGCTACTCTGGTTCCCAAACAATGATTAAGAAGATCTGGTAAAACATTAGCGTGTATTTTACCTGATGAAAGTTTTGAATTAACCAATAATTCAAGATTATATCTATCCATAAACTTATAATCTTGAACTTTCTTTCTCGTAAGAAAATCTCTGGCGCTATCCTTATCTAGAAAAACTTCTCTCATGGGCCTCTCTCCAATAAAAAGGGGCAGACAAGCTGCCCCTTTCCGACCAAAAATGCAATTCCTAACCTACTTGGTAAGTTTCTTCTTGACTAACACCTTACCAGCGGTTCCAGGTTTGGATGCAACCGTCTTCTTTGCTGCCACTGGAGGCGGAGGTGGAGCTTTTTTCTTGGTAATCACTTTGCCGCCAGCTCCAGCCGGTGCAGGTTTACTTACCACCGGTCCCTTTTTTCCTGTTTCAGGTTTCGTCTCTTCTTTTTTCTTAGCAGTACTCATTGCGTTGGCTTTAAACCATGTCGCATATTCGGCTACGATAGCCAGAGCTTCTTCTATAGTGTCCTTGGTAACAATGACCCTTACCGCTCGTCTGGGCTTCTCCCAAAAAGTACACATTTTCTGTAAAGACTTTTTGGAAGGTGCGAAGACGGCATCTCCCTTTACGGACTGATTAAGCCAGAGGTTTGTTGTTTCGGCAGTTGATAATTGAGGAACAATACTGACGAAATTGGCACCATCTTTCGACTCCAGAAGAACAGCGGTGATTGAAGACTTATGGACAACTTTTCCAAACTTTTCAAGACCTCTAACGAGAGGCTTGAAAGCCAAAGGAACAACGGTTTGCTTTTCCCCGATTATCAAACGGCTAACCTTTGCTCCTCCTCCTGCCCTCTTTGATTTCTGCGGAGCTATCTTTTCTCCAGGAAAACGAGCTTCTTCTCCGGGAAGTTCTTCTTCCCCTTCTTCTACACCTTCTTCCTCTGCGCCTTCCTCTTCTCCGGCTTCTTCTTCGCCTTCCTCTTCTTCACCTTCTTCCTCGGTACCTTCTTCCTCGGTACCTTCTTCTTCCGTACCTTCTTCTTCCGTAGTTTCTTCTTCTGTACCTTCCTCTTCCGCGCCCTCTTCTCCTTCTTCGACGCTTTCTTCAAAATCCTCTGAATCTTCCAACTCGTCAAGACCTTCTTCTAACTCAAGATCTTCATCAAGTTCAAAATCTTCTTCTTCATCTTTCTTCTTAACCATACCTTTCCTCCTGATTGAATTCAAATTTAGAATTAAAATCCCTTAAACTTCACTATCCCTCACCTATACTGCACATTGCCCTCCTCTTCTTTAATTTTTTTATTCACCATTGACCATTAATTGTATATACGACCTTCTTTAAAAAGAAGTTCATCCATCCACACTTTTTTTATTTGGCAACTCCGGCTTCTTAGCTTCAATACAAAATGCTTCCGAAATAGATGGATCAATAAATGCCATGAGCGGGACCACTATATCCTTATGCACACTTTCTTTTAATAGACTGTATATTTTAGAAACTGCCCTAGATGTACCTTGTAAAATACGTCTTTCTGTAGTAGTCCACCCCCAAACATTTGTTATTTCAAATCCACATTTTGAAATCAATTGTTTTAGTTCGGGAATTGAATATTCATAAACATGAAATTTGAATCCCTTTGTATTATCTCTATTAGGAGTAGATAACAAAAAAGATGCTCCTGGCTTCAATATCCTATACATTTCCTTAAGCATCCGAATCCCAAACTTCTTTGAAAAATGTTCTATTATCTCTCCGCAAAAAATAAGATCAATAGAATGTGATTGAATGAAATGAAGTCCAAGAGTAACATCTTCCTGAATATAAACTGCGGGAATCTTCATTTGTATTCTTTCAGCACCTTGTTCCAATCTCCTATGATCAAGATCAATACCTACATAGAGAGGATTTTTCGTATAAAAGGATTTACTTATTAGCTTTCGTATTTCGCCGACATCACACCCGATATCAACAAGCCTTGCCCTTCTCTGTTCGAAAGAAGGAACTCTAGAAGCCCAAATGTAATGCCTAAAAATCCATGCCCATCTTCTTGAAAACTTAAAATTCCCTTGACCCATATTTAACAGCATCCAATCCGTTCCAAGATTCTCTATTCCAGATTCATTTATATTTTCATCATGTTTTGTCAGAGAATATAAAAGATTATTCCCAGTAACCTTAACTTCTTCATGCCTATCCGTTTCCAGTTTAGGATAGCGTAATATTCTACTAAATTGCTTCTTTATTTCCCTACCGTCCATAATGAATAACCTCTTTTCTCTGCTGCGTTAATTACTTCTCTTAACTCATCCTCTGCCAAATCATCTGGATCTTTTTCTTCTGGAAGTCTACACATGTATACTTTTTTATCAAAACAAATAAGCCTTAATAATTCATAATACTTTCTTAGTCTCTTTAAAGGCACATCCCCATCAAGCATTAAATAAATGCTCTCTGCCTCAGTATTCGCAAGTAATAAAGCCTGTGACTTACTGACCTTATCTCCAAAAGTGCAAGTTGCAAATTCTCTCAAGCGAAGTAAGCTACAGACATCCCAGACTCCTTCTACGACAAACAATCTATTTTTACGGTGGGCCACCCTATTATAAAGGTAAAGCATTTCAGACATAATTGAGCCTTTTGGAAACAAAGACTTCCTAAATTCAAGGCCTCTTTTTCTTTGAGCTTCCTTTACTTTTTTAGCTTTTTCTCTAGTGAATGCGGTTATCCCTACAAAACATTTACTTTTGAGAGTCTCAACAGGAACAATTATTCTATTAAAAAATCTCCCATGACTCGCAACAGAAGTATATAAATGTAAAGCGTTCGCAAGCTTCCAATTGATTCCACGTTCAGCCACTGCTTTTGGAAAATTTTTTTTCGTAACCGATAATATACGATCAGGCAAAGGAATTTTGAAATAAATTGGTTCAATAAAGAAATCCACTTTCGTTTTCGAGGTTAACATCGAGGTAATTCGAGAATGTAAATCTGCGAAATTCAAACTTTCTTCAGATTTAATAAGGGCCATAGCCTCTTTTCTAGAATAGCCAAGTCCACTAATTAGAAAACCAACACGATTCCCTTCCCACTTACAACGCTGACAAAGGCATAAATCCTTTTTCACATTATAATAGAAATGTTTTTCTCGGCCACAAATAGGACAATCAAAAAAGAGTTCTTCTCCTATTCTTTTATATTCTATTTTCTTTTTATCTAGTAAAGAAGTAATGCTGAACATTAAATTTCTCTCTTTTTAGGAGACCAAAATTCCTTTGCTGTTCTCTTTACTCTTTTATGAATTTTTTCAACTTCTTTTATGAGTTTTCTACTACGTTTAAAAGCATCCGAAGGAGGCAGAAGATCTCGGTTTTGAAGTTCAATGGTGGGAAGATTATCTCTCCCCCCGTAATGAAAAGTAGGAACAAGAGTCTTCTCTCCACCGCTACGTTCTCCTTTTCCATATATTTCTGCTACAAAACATCCCTCTTCCTTTACCCATCGTAAATTATTTATTAGAATTTTCTGGTGGAAATCATAAGTGCAAAAGCGTTCAAAGATTTCCATAATGACATCTTTATCAATTGTTACTCGCGCTATCGGTACTGATGCTTTTGGATTAATTCCCATCCTTAAGACCCGCTGTTTCCTTAAGCGCTTCAGAAATTTGAATAAAAGGAGAATGAGATAAAACGCTATCTCTAAATTCATTATAAGCAGGATACTCATTGGGAATTTTCTTAATCCCAAGAATATGTTCAACAGCATCAAGAACATTCTGGACTTTCACTACAGAAAAGCAAGGAGATGGATCTCCTTTATAGCAAGGCAGATGTCCATGAATAAAAGAAGGAGCACAAGCTACATTACAATCAATGCCAATTGCATTCCTATAATATTTCATACGCAATAGAGAAGGAAAACACCCATAGAGTCCAATTAGTGGAACGCCCAAACTTCCAGCTATATGAATAAAAGCTGAATCTGGAGCAATAATCAAATCCATCATGCTCGCCCAAATTATTGATTGACGGAGAGTAATATCCTTATGAACTAAATTAATGAGTCTCCTAGCTTCTCCCAGGAGACTTGTTAAATAATTTGTAAATTCAGCTTGCCTTGGTCCGCCAAAAAGAAAAATATTGTTTCCCTGATTAATCAACAATTTAATAATTCCAACTGTTTTATCCAAAGGGAAAGTTCGAACTGGTGAACTTGCTTGTACTTGAATCCCAATTTTAGCTCCCAAAGGAATATCAAGTTTAGAAAGCCTATTTTTACTCCACGTTTTTTCTTCTTGACTCAAAAAAAGAGGTGGAATTTTTTCATCCCAAGGAATATCCTCTGGATTAACTCCAGCTTCTTCTAAAAATAAATCCACTGCATGATATTTCTTAGGTTTTTCACTAGGATCTTCAATAATTCCTTCAAACATTAAATGATAATCAGTATCCATTTCCCTTAACAGAAAAGGAACACTGATAATTTCATCAATATAGGGATTGTTTTGCAAAACATCTCTATACTGAGGAGAAGTTCCCGCCTTAATTCGTGTTCCAAATTGCTTTTTTAAAAAACGAATAAGAGGCAACATGAACATAACATCTCCAATTCCTCCGCTCCTAAAAATAAATAAGCGTTTATTCTTTTCAAGAGTTTTGACATTTATAGGTCTATAGTGGTCATCAAAGTTCCCAGTTTCTATAATTCCTCCTGGATAAATCTTTGACAACTGCTTCAGAACTGCTCCCGCCATAACATATTCTTCGTCTCTTCTCAGAATTAAATCGTCATAAATCTTCATTTCTATAAGAGTTTTAACTATTCTCATTTTCTATTCTCCAAAATTATAAAGACTAAAAATGGGAGTTCCTGTCATGTTTCCAGTAGCATCCACAATACCTCGTTCTTTAAGTTCATATTCCTGAAATTCTGCAAAAAACTCAGCTCTATCAATTATGCCCTTTCTTTCCAGCATTGTGTTGGCGATCATCACATTAGACCTAACAGTATCAATCTCGGACAACAAAATATTTATCCTTTGTTCCAAAGGCCACGCTACTAAATTCATCAAGTTCCGAATATAGTTATCCAAACGAGGATCTATAAGAAAACTTTTTGTTTTTTTTGGAACAGAATGTTTACTCTTTTCTCTTTTATTCTTTTTAGACATTAGACTACCTCCAGAAATCTCATTTTCGCAGCATCTTTAAAAAGTTTAATTACTGCTCCTCCTTCTCCATCTCTATTTTTATCAATAGAAAAACGAATAATATTTCGTTTATAATCTTCTTCTGTTTGACTCATAATATAAACAATATCTAAAATTCTAGCTTTATCGTATGCTTCTGCAAGATCTTCAGATGTTGAAAGTTTCCATTTAGAAGTAACCTTAAGTTGAGTAGTAGTGAGACCTGGAATGCGCTTGATCTTACAATAGTCTTTTAGATCCCAATAGACAGAAGCTCTTTCTAACCTATAATCCCTATAGGAATGCATAGACCGCATTATATCACAAGAATCTATTACGAGAAGATTAGTTTCGAATCCATCTAGCTTGAGTGTTTCAATAGTCTTATCAATAAATGCAAAATCTGCCTCATTCCTTACCGTTTCTTTTACCACTATATCATTTGATAATCCTTTACCCAAGGCTTCAAATACTTTTTTAAAATGAGCTAATTGGCTAGGATCAAATTTGTAAAATTTTAAAGTATCATATTCAATTTCTGTAAGCCGAGTATCATATCTCTGAGCAGTCTGTTCGGCTGTATTTTCTAGAGAAAAATGTAAAACATTAAGGCCATCTAAGAGACTATTAACTCCAAATTCACCTGCAATAATAGATTTACCCATGGAAGTCAATCCTGCAATAGTAGCAGCTTCCGATATTTGAATTCCACTTGTAGCTTTATTGATTGCACTATAGGGAGTAGAAACAAAACGCTTCTTAATAGCAAGTTTTGAAAGCTTTTCTCTGAGAATCTGGCGTAATTTCCAATCTTTAAGAATATAGACAAGTTCAAAGGATTCAGTTTTTTCTCCCAAAATAAGTTTCTTAAGTAGATCTCGCTTCGCTTTACTTATTCCCTCCGATTCAGTATCTCTAAGGGCCTGATCCACTGCCTTTAAAAATTCTTCTTCATCTATTTTTTCTCTAACATTTTCTTCCAGATATTTGGGATTAATCTTAGAAGTACGTTTTAATAATTTCTTAATTCCAGCATAATATAATTTCTTGTCACCTGTTTCCAGTGATGTTTTCATCAACTCAGATTTAAAAACTTCTAAAGTAGGTAAGTCTTTGTATTTATTAAAAAATTCAATAAGAACTTCAAAAGCCCATTTGAAAATTTTATTTCTAAAATGTTTTGGCTCAAGATTCTTTGAAAACTTAATATATTTATTCTTATCTTTGAGAAAAAGAGCCAAAAGGTCAGCTTCAAAATGTTCAAGCGCCATTTTTTTCCTTCTTCTTCACACTTTTCCTCTTTATTTGCTTAAAGAATCCATTCATTTCAGTAGAGCCTTTAAGTTGTCTCACATTCACTGTGTCTTTGAAATTTAATATTTTTGCATAAGAAGATATCACGTCATCTACAGATTTACCGTAAGCTTCTTTAAATTCTTCATAGGAAAAATTACTCACCATAATCGTTGGCTTACCAATTTCAATCCTCTTCTTATAGACCATCTTAAATTCACTTACAGTGAAATCACTTCTTCTACTTTCATTCCCAACTTCATCTATCATTAGAATATCTACATTTGAAATTTCAGCAACCAAATCGTCAAGATCATGATCATAATTTTTGATAATAATCTTAAGTAAATCTGAAAGCGAAATATAATGAGCAGTAAAGCCGTTGATAATAGCATAGTATAAAACTTTCCACCCTACAAATGTTTTCCCAGTCCCATTTTTCCCTAGAAACAACATTCCATAAGGATGTTTCATCGCAGGTCGAATATGTCTAATATAGGGATGAATAATATCTCTTCGAAGATTTAAAGTTTCCTTAGTTATTTCATCAAAGACCATTTTTTTATAGATTTGTTGATTTATTACATTCTTATAAGGAATGTTTGAAAGAATAAAGCGAGAAACTAATTCAAATTTTGTTAGACAAGAACATATACGAACTTTAGAACTTATAACCGACGAATGATCATCTTTTTTCAAAACTTCTATAACGCCTTTCCCCTTGCAAACTCTGTGCCTAGAAACAATTTCTATCCGAGCCTGTTCTATTTCATTCCTTACTAGCTCTATTCTTACGCTCTCTCTCATAGCTTTTATTCCTAAGCACTGTCAAAGCTTGCCTGATGAAAATGCAACAAGCTTTCATTACTTCTGTCTGATCTTCCCTAGCCCTAATACCCCTATAAATAAAAAGCATTCTCACTGGCATTTTTCCCTTAATCTTCCATTGTTCCTTATAATCTGTGTAAGCCAAAATTTTTCCACCTGGCAATTCAACAAGAATCTCATTAGCCTCCAAAGAAAAGAAAAAAAGGGCTCCTCCTTCAGAATGAACAAATCCATATTCATTTTTCTTATGAGTAAGAATAAAGTTTTCTAATCTTTCTGAACTTTCTACTCCATGATATCCAGCTATGGTTAAATTCCCCAAACCCATTTCTTTTTTTCTTCTTTCTGCCCCTTTTCTAAGCAGAAAAGCTGCCAGTCTTTCATCACTGTTTGCAAAAGACAAAATTTTAGAAAAAGGAATACTCCCCTGCTTCCGCGATTTAAAATATGCATTAAGATTTACCATTTCATCAATTACATAACCTAAATATTCATCTATTTGTTTTCTGGTCTTAAACTTGACAGGTAATTTATCAGCTAACTCTTTAAGCTGAACTCTATGTTTAGAAATAATAGCCTCACTCGATCCCCCCGAAAGATCATCAATGAATTCAATCACACGCTGCCTCGCATCAAGAGGGGTCATAATTTTATTCTCCTTATGACAAATTCAGGTTCCATAGCAAACGTGCTAAATCTATTTTTAGAATGATGAGCCAAATCTTTATGAACTTTATCATTAAAATCATAAATAGTAACAGTATGTTCTATATCAATGCGTACATCTTTTTCCCCTGGCAGAATAGGTTTGCGAATAACTCTTCCGGTCTGCTGTACTACAGATCTAATGCCCTTGTTTTGTTTTATTTCAAGACCTCCTCCCGCATCAGCTTTAATCAAAACATCTATGGACGGTATATCAATTCCTTCGTTCCAAATTTGACTTGCAATTACTAACTTCAAGTCTCTTCTTCTGAATGCGTCTTTCACTTGATTTCTTATATGCTTATTGGTCTGTCCATGAACAAAGGCAAATTCATCAGGTAAAAAACCTTCATTAATTAACATATCAGACAAGATTCTGCCATGCTTAATTATCCTTATCAATACAAGTATAGATTTTTCGTTTTCAAATTCCTTTTTAATCAAATCTATAATAATCTCGTTTCTTCTAGCTCCTTTTACTATCTTTTCTTCATAGACTCTAGCAAATGTACCGCTCATCTTCCAAGATTCTTCATAATCAATAAAAAATATATATGGCCTAGAGACCCATCCTTCTCGTATGAGTTGCGACATTGTAACTCTGGAAAGAGGAGGACCTGTAACGCTCTCTAACTCTATATCGTCAGTAGTTAGACTATATGGAGAAGCAGAAAATCCATGCCTAATGACAGTATTCTTACAAAGACCTATAGTGTTTCTAAACATTTTGCTATCAATTGATCTATGGGCCTCATCAATTATAAGATGCTGAACACTATTCAGATAATTAAGAACCTTGCTGTCCCTACGTCTCTTTGCCTTAGCCCATAAAGTATTGATTACAGCTACAGAAATTCTCTTAGGATCAAATTTTCCTTCCTCTATATAGCCTACATCTATTCCCATCATACTCTGTAATTCTTCACGATGTTGCGCAGCTAAATCTTTTGTAGCAACAAGAATAAGAGTCATCATATAATCTTTTTTCTTAAGAGCCTGAATTATAGAAGAAAATAATACTGTCTTTCCAGAAGAAGTCGCCCACCAATACATGATATATGGGTTATAGAGACCCTTGATTAAACCATCAATCTGATAAGGCCGAAGGGCATGTTTAAGATTGTCTATATTACGCACAACAGTCTTTTCGTCGAAAATTAAGGCTTGCCTATAATCAGTTACTTTGAACGCAACCTTATTCCGTTTGAGCCACTTGCCGACCCTATATAAAAGCCCTGTGGGAAAAGTTCGACCTTTTTGGGCAAATTTATGAACTTTTCCATCCCATCCCCCAAATAGATATGCTGTAGAATATTCATAGTTATAAGATTGATAAGACAAATATTTCCATAGCTTTTTTGCAATATCATCAGAACAATTCAAAATTTTGCTTTTTATAGAAGATACAACAATTTCTAGCATGAAACCTCTTCAAAAAACAACCCCCAAGCAAAGACGATAAATGCTTGGGGGTCAACGAGAAGGAAAGTAACGAGTGAAAAAATAAGGAAGAATCATGTGGCCCATGACAAGGCCACACACACACTGCAAAGTAATATACCACTTTCTATTTTTCCACTATCTTCCTGCCTGTAATAAGTGCCATTTTGCACTTAAGCTCATAGTCGTCAAATTCAAAACCCCGCACATTACTCTTTACTGATGTCATTTGGTAGGCCAATTTCCATCTAGCAGAGCCATTGAGATGTAAACTCCAAATTAGTCGTTTCTTCTCTTTAGACAATGTATCGTCATTCAGCCATTTGAACATCCTTATCCAGAATCTATAAGTAGTAGATCTCACTCTCACAAATTCAGCAGACCGAAGCATTGCCACAAGATGATTAACAAGATAGCAGTTCCTTCTTTCTTTGAGTAAAAAAACATTCCTATATTCCTCAAAAATTTCATCTTCCGGAGGAACTGCCTCTGCAACAATAATGGATCCATTCTTTGCCAATAAAGAATTTGCCTTAAGAAGAGCAACAAAATCTTTCCCATCAAGTAAATGATGCAAAACAAGGCTCATTAAAATAAAATCAAATTTTTGATCTGGAATAAAAGAAGAACTCAAGAAGTCTTCGCAAGTAAATTTTAAATCAGGAAGACAATTTTGCTGAGCTTTTTGAATCATTTTTTCTGAAAAATCAATCCCCCAAACTGTAGAATGTCTAAAGTTCTCTCGCAAGACTCGAGTAATTATTCCTGGGCCACAACCGACATCCAGTATGGAAGGAGCAAAAGGCAATCCAAGAGATTTAGCTAAATTCACAATCTTATAAGCCGTCCGCTTACTACTCACATCATCTAAAGACTTATAAGTGTTTGATCTCTTTTCCCAATACTCTTTATATTCCTCCCTTTCCATAAAGCTGATCTAACCTCTTTCTTATCTTCTTATATTTTCGGAAAAAAGTACATTTTAAACAACTAAATCCTCTCCATCTCTTATAGACCGCTTTATCTAAACATTTTTCATAATCAGAACAGTCCGGATGCCTATGTACATCTAATTCAACCATGTTAATAGGGCGATTAAGCTTTATAGGATTCGCTCTGGTCATGAAGAATTATAGCAATTTTTATAGAAATCAATAAAATTTTCCTGAAATGAGAATTTAACTCTGCCAAGAATTACACTATTTTTTCCAAAAGAAAGATAATCTTCCATTATTAAATTAGCTTTTTCTTGGAACTCTTCCTTTGTAGAATAACTATATCCGTTAATGCCCGTAATCAAAAAATGAGAATTCTTAAAGGCTCGTTCTCCAACCAATAAAGGCATACCACAACCTAAAGCTTCGATAATGGAGCGATTGGTGGTCGTCTCAGGGTTCTCTGGCTTAATATTAGGCCATACCCACACCTTACATTGTCCTAAAAATTGAGACATTTGTGTCTGAGGAATAAAGTCATGTAAGAATATTTTATTTTCAAGGCGCTGTAGTTTAATTATATCACGAATTAAAATATAATGTTCTGTTAATCTAGTAAAGTCTCCTAAGATAACCATGTTATAAGGAGTATTCTTTACACATTCAATCATGAAATCTAGTCTCTTTTGCGGAACAAAACCAGCCACATATACAAAATTATATTTCTTCTTCCCTCCAGGAACAGGATAAAATACGCTAGGATCTGCTCCCCTATGTCTAACGAGAACCTTTGCCGGAGGACAACGCATTCGTTTAATTTGTTCTACATGATTTACAATCACAGTATCAAAGCACTCTAAAAATTCATGAGTTCCACAACTAGCTCCTGCTGGACTAAAGATAAGCTTAATTCCTTTATTAACAAAAGCAGAAGCATAAATTGGATATTGGGGCCACCCGTGATTACCATGCATGTGGATCACATTAGGATTAAGCTTTAAAATATAATCCACTACAGCTTGAATGCTAAAAGATTTTGGTAAAAAAGTGACCTTATAATCCGTAGAAGGGCCTTTAACCCTATGTTCAGTTATTTTGTTCTGGATAAAACGACCAATGATTTCTATATCAAATTCATCACTCAAATATCTCATCGAATTAGAATCATCGTAAGCTTCTGTGAGCTGAAAGTGATGTTGAAAAACATAATCTATTAGTTTAACTACTTTCTTTCGCATCCTCAAGTCCTCTTTCATACCAGATTTTGCTTGCTGAATCCACTTTACCTCCACACTTTGAACATTCATGCTTCGCAAAAAAAGGACTCTCGCTTGTGGGAATAGAAAAATCATGAGGTTTAGAACATGAATTAAGTTTAGTTATATTTTCTTTAGCTCTTTCCACTGCTTCTTGTATACTTTTCGAAGGAAAACTCATCTTTACTCCCTATAAAATGGTCTATTAAAATCTTTTTTTAAAATCATCGTTAGTCCTTGATTATTTGCCGTATAAGGCCAAGTGAAACAATATATATCCGTTCGCTTTTCTAATTCTATGCGAACTCTATAGCAATCGCTACAACTTTCATGCACCAAATAACCAGGAAGACAAGGATAGGTATCATGAATAAATAAAACTCCATGAACAACAAGCTTCTTAATAAAGAAATTTGCTTCTTCTATTACAACATCATAATCATGACACCCATCTAACAATACAAGAGAAGGGATCCCATTGAAAGATTTCATAAAATCAACAGAAGATTTAGCAATTGTTTTGAAAAGTGGCTCGTTGACTTCTTTTTTATAATTAATATCGCAACTAAACAAAGGAATTCCAAATATCATAGAATAAGAACGGAAAAGAGAAGTTGAATGTCCTCTCCCTATTTCCACAATACAATTTCCTGCCGTATTGCTTAAAATAGATCCTGCCAATTTTCTAATTATAGTCCAATCTTCAATTGCCATTTTTTTTTCTATATGCAACAAAAGTATGTATCAAATTAGAATAAATATCTTCTATTTCTAAATCAAATTCTTCAGCATATTTTATAAATATATCTCTAAAGAATCTATAACAATCTATTGGATATCTATGATAAGGAAATTCGGGGCCAACTGTATGAAGAAACAATAATTTTCCTGGCTTAAGAACAGATACAAGATTCTTTACAGCTCCATAGGGATCAATGACATGCTCCAATACTGCCTGACATATAATCCAATCATATTCGGGGTATGGAGGATCCATAAATTCACTAATTGGCTTTGTAATATCCCAAACAAGAGTATGAGCTACTTTCTCTAAATTAATGAAATCCAATTTCGTGATTTTAGGAAATTGCTTTAAAAGTTCCTCTCCCACGAGAGGAGTATCTCCTATCATTGCTCCATGGCCTTCTAGACCAAAATGAATCCACCATAAGATTAACAAACCATGAAAAGAACAACCAGGACTTTGATAGAATCTAATTTTACCACCAGGATCATCTATAAGCAGCTTCTCAGTTCTTCTCCCCACGCTTATTGGGAGAACTTTTGTTCCAAGTTTTTCAGGCAATACCATTATCACTTTTTCCCATTCTTTACAATTATAATCTGGATAGAGTATTTTGCTAGGATCTAACATAAATCGCAGTTCTTGACGTTTACCAAATAGAACTCCATCTGTCCTCTTTATATCATATCTTATTTTTTCATCTACTTCTGACAAATTTCCATCATGTTCAATCATATTAGAATTATGCGCCCAAGAATAACGTCCCATCAGAATTGCTCTTTTGGTTAACTCTGTATCAGCATAGTGATCTCTATATCCACTATGGAAAAATTCATCATCATTATATATAACAAAGCTCTTAGTAGATATCCCGAAACCAGCCCCCCCCTGAGCTGAGAGACTCATAACTCCAATTCCATCAGGAAAATCTTCATAGAACCATTTAGTGAACCTAGTAATGAAATCAGTTTTTCTGATTATTACATCATCGGCTAACCAAATGAATACTTCCTGAGTAGATGCTTTAAAGGCAAGATTATAAATTCCAATAGAATATTGTCTTTTTTCTGAAAGGACTACTTTAAAAGCACCAAAGCTAGTATGCCGAGATAAATATATCTCAACAAGTTCTTTCGTAGAAGGATCTGCATCAACAGCAACAATGACTTCTAAACCACTAGGATCATCTATTCGCATTAAACTGTCAATACAATTAAGTAGAGAACTTAGTCTTTTACAGGTAGGAATAAGAATACTTATCATTTGTTTTCTCTCAATGGAAGATTAACTTCTTTAAATCCGGGCCAAGGATAAAGTTTTTCAGGATTAAGACCATAGTTAGTTTCCGATCGGGCATAGTAGATTCCACGATCAGTCTTTTTCCATGCAATTTTTTCATCTGGAGGAATCACAGGAATAGATTCAGTAATTGTTAAATCATGCATGATTCCACTCTGTTCTATCCAGGCGTAACGTCCTAGCAAAATAGCTCTACAAGTTAGCTCATCATCAGGAAAATAAACAGTATAGCCATCATGAAAGAATTCATGATTGTTATATTCAACAAATCTTTTTGTTGACATTCCTAGACCAGCTTTTTTCTTTTTATATAAAGAAAGAACTCCTACTCCATCAGGAAATTCATCCATAAATCTAACTAGAGCATTCTTCAACCAATCCCGATTATAAGTATTTTCATCATTCATCCAGGTAAAGATTTCAGAAGAACAGAGATTGTAAGCAACATTAAAAGCGCTTACAGGATAAAGTCTTTCTCTAGAAAGATAAACTGTATAGGAGGCAAAGTATTCCGCTGAATGAAAATTATTTGCAACTTCATAAGAAGCCATATCCGCATCGCAAACTACAATTACTTCAAGCAAATGAGAATAATTGCTTCCAACAAGCGAAAGAAGAGTATGAAAAAGAGGTTCATATCTTCCTCTGGTGGGTAAAAGAACCCCTATTTGAATTAAGGGTTCCAATTTTTTGGACGAAATTCCACAAATGAAAGTTGTTAGTCTGCTTTCAAACATACTATCCTCTTATTTCACTTTTAGAAATGGTCTATAATGACGCTTGATGTAAGTATAGGTGGGAAATTTCTTATATTGTTCTTGTACGTATTCTCCTCCTTCTGAATCTGAATCAATATGCCAGAACTTTAAATCATCACAAAGAATATTTTCATACCCACGATCAAACCATTCTCCACACCAGCTATTACACATTCCTTTCGTAAATTCAAGAGAAGAAAATTCTTTCCTAAAAATAAAACTGGCTGTTACCCAAGATGAATAATGAACATCATGGATTCCATGCCTAAAAAAAGTATGACCATGCCTTTCTCTTGCAAATCTCATAGGAGTAGATTCTAAATTAATTCCTTGCTTATGGCTTCCAGAGAGAGCACATAATTTAATTCTGTTAAATTCAAGCCCCTTATAGAGAGAAATTAGTTTAGCATAGTAGTAAGGAGTAATAAGCTCAATATCATTATCATGCTGAGCAAAAAACTCTCCTTTAGCTGCACTAAATCCAACATTCATTCCGCAACCATCTCCAACATTCTCTGAAAGAATTATAGGTTTTATGGGGTAATAGCCACAACAAGAAGCATCACGTAGCCATTCTTTAGTTCCATCATTGGAATTCTGGTCAACACAAATTATTTCGTATCGGTCTTTAGGAAGACCGCAGTGTTCAGAAATACTTACAATTGTCCTGATTGTATATTCCAGTCTATTCCAAGTTCTTATTATTATTGAAAGCAACATCAGAAATCCTTTTCAAATAATGAAGCCTGAGACTTGCTTTAAAAGATCTGTACTTGAAATTCCTATCGTTGTAGAACTCGTAAGTCCAAAAATCATTTCGATTCCTAATTCTCTACATACCTCTGTTTCTGGACAATTATTGACATCATAGCTTTTCCCATTACAAAATATCTGTGGATGAAGGATGATTAATTCTCTCCGTACAGAAAGATCAGTATCATCTTCACTGTGATAAGAATAAACAACAAGATCTACATAACGAATAGATTCTAATATCTTTCTTCTGTAATTCTGAGGCATAAAGACATACCCTTTTTTCTTCATGAGCCAGTTATCATTATTCAAAATTACCAAAAGATGATTTCCATATTCTTTAGCTTGTCTAAACAAGTCTATATGTCCTGGATGAATAGGATCAAATCCCCCGCTTACTGCGACTACTTTCATAATTGTCCCCTATATTTTTGAAAGGTTGATTTCTTGACAATTACCCTGTCCCCAATTTGGACGATTAATATTGGCGACAATACATTCATTTAGAGAATCATATTCAGACCATGCCGATTCATTATCTGTAGCAAAATTTCCATGATTTCGTGGAATAGATATTTTATGATGAATGTGAAAAGTCCCTTCATCTTCTATGTTAATCACCTTTAATCCCAAACCAACTTTCCCCCATCGTCCTATGACATTCTTTAACTGATTGTCAAGACCACCTTCTGGAAGAGGACGAGTACTACGTCTCCACAAATCAAGATTATGAACGCCCCATGATTTGTAGACCTCATTCCATCCACCAATTTTGATAAAGTTTTCCTTGGTAATTCCTTGGAAGGTAGATTCACCGATATTTCCAGTACTGCTAATTTTGGTATGTGCAGCAGCATCAAATAAATGGTATGCGTCAATTTCCCAACGAAGCGTTGACATCAATTCTCTACATTGCTTAACAGTCCAACTGGAATCATCATAATGCTTACCAATGTGATAAGGAGGAATTGTAGTAGTGATATCATTTCCCCAACGTGCAAAGGCATCTCTGGTTTTCCTGATTGCTCCAGGAGTTACAAGTCTTGCAGAATCTACTATGAGAATCAGGATAGGGAATTCAGCAAACATTCTTGCTCCAATGTTTCCACAGTATCCTGCGTTGGTAATTCCTCTTTCCTTGATGTCATAGACTTCTATATACCTGACATTTCCATATTTTCTATAGTTTTCAGCAGCAATCCTCCTTGTATAGCCTTCATCTGGAGCAGAATCTACAATAACAATTTCATATTCGGATGGATATATTCCGGTCTGCCTCTCTAGACTCTTCATTGCTTGTTCAACTTCCCAACCATGTTCATGGGTAGGCATAACAATAGAAATAAATAAACTGTCATTCATGACTTTTCTCCTTTTAGAGATTTATCTTTATTATTTAAGAGCAAGCGCACATCTACTTCATCTTTTAAACAAGAGATAATATAATACAAAGCTTGTTCTTCCACTGTTCTTATATCCCGATTAGCAATTTGTTCTAAAGCCTTTAAGACATTTGGTTTATTTGTAAGATTTACTTCTAGGAGTATTTGTTCAAAATTATTTATTTCTGCTTCAGGCTCAAGTTCAAGTATTTTTTTTTACTTTTAGGAGGTTGACATTTTTTGCAAATACCACTTTGAGTATAAGTGGTTTCGCCACATTTACATTTTTTTTTGGTAGCTTTTGACATTTTGATAGATAAGTTATTTTTTAGTTTGCCACTACCCAATAATACTAATTTCTATTTTCTAAACTTAGTTTCTCTTTCTTCAGATATTTTTTGGGACTTCAGTCTAGCTTTTTTAATCTTTTTTGATTCTTTTGTTTTTTTTTCGTGTGTTGAAATAGTATGATGCGGAACAATTTCAATAGGGGCTTCAGGAATGATTTCAATAGGAGCTTCAGGCTTAATTTTGGAATCTCTTTCCGGAATGACTAAGTCAACTTCTTGTATAGGTTCTATCTCAACTTCTTTTGGAGTATCTACAATAACTTTTTCTGGAACAACAACCTGAATAACTTCTTCTTCTTTCTTTTCTTCTTGTAGAGTATCCCTCATCATCTTTTTTAGATCTATCGTTGACCTAACATTTCCTGATATAACTAATCCTTCAGGAATGACTCCTCCAAAATTCTTATATTTAATAAATTCTTCCTGATTTTTAGAAGTAGGAGGAAGAAGTTCATCATCTCTTACCTTAAGATAAAAGATTGATGAAGGGATATATCCCACGAGTTCCTCATTTATGATTACAAAAACACATTGTTTCTGATCGGAAAGACCAAGAACATCACCTGATATAAAAGATTTCATTTCCTTTACCTCCTCAAAATTTCAGTTTTTAAAAGTTTAGTTTTTAGAATTAAATTCAAGGAACTGTCCTTAATATTCACATTTATTCTTATCTGCATGTCAGGACTCATACTAAAAAAAGGGGCATAATCGAAACTTTAACCGGATACATGGGCTTTTTTAGGGGGTTCAGATTGCCAAATTTACGTTCGTGAACTGTCCTTAATATTTATTTCTAATCCTCGTCAGACGTCGGGATTCAGAATTTTTCTGGTTATAGATAAAGAAAACTTTAAAGAGAACGACATAGAAACTCTTAAAGAGGTAAGCTAGTTTGTTAAACTAATATATAAAAATTCGATAAGAGATAAGAGAGAATTTTTATATATATGTTATATAAATTAGATAACTTTTAGAGTTACTGTTTTTTTAGCTATAACCGTAATTCAGATTCAATCAAGCTTCTCTCTAATTCTGAATTAAAGAAATTTCGACTATATATATCAGAAACTAAAAGAAAATACATAAGAAATAAGAAGAGACAACAAGAAGTCTACTTCTTTTCCTCTTTTTCTTTCCCCTTAGAAGGCTTATTCCCAGGGGCGTTCTTAGGTGGTCCGATTGGCTTCATGGACTTCCCCCCCTTTCGAGTAGGTCCTCTGGTATTTCCTTTCTGGCTACTAAACATATCATTCCTCCTTATAGAAGAGCTCTAATATTTCTTGCAATTCTCATAGCTGAGAGACCATCTATTGAATTTCCAAAAACTGTATTCCTTACTCCTTCTCTCCTTTTGTTCTTCCAGTCTATATTGAAGATTTCTTCCAGAGTACCGAACAGATTTTCCATATCGTCAATGGTATAGGCATACTCATCTCTGAAAATCCACTCGGGGCCGATAGGATCAAAATAGGGACTTTCTGCCTTTCTCGGATTATTGAATGCTACAATAGGAATATTTTTTGCAAGGCTCAAGAAGAGTGCTCCACTACAATCGCCTACAATAGTATCTGCCCAGAGAATAGCATCACTTATATCACCATGACTATTTTGATCCCAAAAAACATTAGACCATTTATGAACTATATCTAGAAGAAATGATTCATATTCGGGATATTTCTTAATCAATACCGGATGTAACTTGAAAGCTACATTATACTTTTGTAATTTTTCAAAGATCAAAGGGTTTTGAACCAAGTTATCCATGAAATTAAGATCTCTATTATAGGTAGGAGCAAATAGAATATTCTTTTTACCATTATCATAAAATAAATTCGACCAGTTGGACTTTGGATTCAATTTTTTTAGAAGAATCCTATCTGCTGCCGGATAACCAGTAGTCCAAATTTCTTTTCGGGGCCTTATACTTCTTATAGAGAATTCTTCTTTTTGCCATTCGCTTGTAGCACAGATATAATCAGCATTTACATTACGCTGATTGAAAGTTGTATTCTTGCTTGCTAGAGAATGTCCGGTGGTAATAATAATTTCAGCAGCAGTCCTGAATAAGTCAATCCATTCATCTGACATAACAAAGATCTTTATCTTACGGTTATGCTCTGTACACATATCATATATTTGATAGCGCTTTGTGGTGAGTAGATGGTCTATATCAAGTTTGGTAAGCTCCACACTGATTGGAGATAAACAAGATAAATGAAAATTATACTTCGCAAACAACACAACATCATAGAATTTCATAGTAGTCATTTCTAAATTTCCTTTCTAAATCTCCTTAGAGATTTTCTGAAGAGTTCAATATTTTCTGGATTGTAAATTACATTAGCGGGATGAATACAAGGAAAGACATTAATTTTATTTCCACATAGATCATATAATCTATGAGTTCCGCATTTACTTACGATGCCAGTATTTTCACGAAAGAGAAAGTCCATAGCATAATTTCCAAAAGCTAATAGATACTTTGGCTTAATTGTTTCTAGATATTTATTTATCCAAAAACTACAATTTTCTATCTCGCCAAAAGTAGGCTTTCCATTCCTTCCTTCTGGAGTTAGAGGTCTGCATTGAACGCTATTAATTAGAAAAAAGTCTTCACGCTTTAATCCTATAATTTTCCGGATCTCTCTGAAAGTCAATTTGCCAGCATCTCCAACTAATGGAGTCATATCCTCTACTTCATTTCTTCCTGGACCTTCAGCTAATATGACATATTTACTTTTAGGATTCCAATACGGAATAGCTATTCCATTAAGTCTTAGTCTGTCACATTTTCTACAATAGATAATATTGTCTGTCAGATATTGCAATCTCCGAATCTGAGAAGGAGTCATGCGTCTATCCTTTCACCACATTATCCTTTCCGTAATTGGTTCGCAGATTGAATATATTGTAATGATACAACTTTATCTCTGGAATGACCATGTGAATCATTACAGGATATTTCTCTTTTATTCTGTTACAGAATTCGCTATCGGAACCATAGTGGGGACAGCTTTGACCTATAGGAATTTCATCTACCAAAAACCTACGAGTCAACAAAACAGCAAAATTATTGTAACAAGTTTCCAAAACTCTCGTCGGGATTCGGATATCGCCTTTGGGAAAATGTAAAAAATCATGATATGGAGCAGATGGATCTTGCTTACCACACCAGTAAAGAGTTTCTTTTGCAGAATAAAGAGAAGGAGTAAGGGTCGCCACTTCGGGATGCTCTTCCATAAACCCAAGCATCTTATCAAGCCAATCAGATTGACTAGCAGGAATGAAGATATCATCATTGCAAAAAACAACAAATTCTGTTTCAGGATCAATTAAGGCATAGCCATTCATACATCCTTTACCATGATAAAGATTTTCATCATTTACCACAAACTTGAAATTGTCCCAATTAGAATTCCAGACGGTCAACAACTCTTTAATCTTCTCATCCGCAATGGTGTCGGATTTGTTATGAGATACAATAATCTCTTTGTTCAGATAATCCGTATGGGATTGAATAGTTTCTACTGTGCGCCCAAGATGATCAGGATTATCATAGGCAACGATAATAAAGCTAACTTTTCTGTTCATTCCTCTCTCCTTTTACTTCTATTCTGAGTTTATCAAATGCCATTAAAACGATCTCTGGTTTAACTAAAGAAAAACATGGACTTGGACTTCCTCTTAGACATGGGCTGTGACCATGTTGAAAACATGGCGAGCATCCAGTTTCTAAATCGATTCCTATAGCATTTTTAAAATATTTCATTCTTAATTCAGAATGAAATGGCCCATAAATTCCAATTACTGGAATCTGAAAGGCTCCTGCTATATGGATGAAAAGCGAGTCTGGAGCAATGAAATAGTCCATATAGCTCGCAACGACTATAGCTTCAGTAATACTTTCACAAATTTTGGGGAAAACATGTGGCGAACCTAGTTTCTTGACTAAAGATTCAATGATTAAAGTTTGTTGACCGCTGCCAAATAAAAATATATCACATCCTCTTTCAATCAGTCCTCTGGATATTTCAATATAATTCGCCGGAGGGTAATTACGAATAGGACTACTGGCTTCAACTTGAATTCCAACCTGAGTTCTTTCTAGATTGTAATCTTTCATAGAAGGAAAGAACTTGGTCCGATCAGCGAGAGCTATATGGATGGTGGGAATTTTGTGTTCAGCAGGAACTCCAGTTAAATCCAAATGCATTTTGTCCATAAAAAGATCATAAGCATTAACTCTTGATGCCTCGGGATTGTTTTCAATAATGCCTTCGAATATTAAATGGTAGTGAAAATTGTTCCACACATCTAAAAGCAAAGGCAAATCATAGATGGCTTCTATCTCAGGTTCATTTTTGACTAATCCTAAATATTGCTGCCCGACTGCTATGGAAAAATGAGCTTCTGGATATCTTCTCTTTAATTCCTTAATGCCAGTAGTCATAAAAAGAATATCTCCTCCGCCGCCATGTCTTAACATGATCACCTTTTTGTTGTTGAGATCCTCTCCATTATAGCCTCTGTAAACTTCCCTAAAGGGAATTTCAAGACCAAAAAGATTTTCTGTTATCATAGTAAGCTGTTCATGAAAAGCATCTGACATTATATAGAATTTTTCTTCTTCAAAATTCCCGACTACTCTGTCGCCAGATTTAATTTCACAGCCCTTTGCCATCTGAACTACTCTCATTTATCTGTGCTCCTTTCACTTTCCCAATTATATTTAGTAAGGATAACTGTTCCATTCATACTTCCGTCATCTAGAACTACCCCAAAAGACTGGTAAATTTTATCAAAGCATTCTTTAAATTCTTCTAAATTAAACACTTTCTTTTCAGAAAGTAAAGTAGAAAGAGTTGCTAAATTTAGCTTTGTATCTTCTACAATCTTAAAGATAGGATCAAACCTTTTCATATAATCATTAATGAAAAGCTTTAAGTTACTAAATACAACCGAGGCCATATCAGCATTCAGTAGCTTTGTTTCTTCTGATTCTGCTATGACAATTTCTTCTGACTTTTCTGTCATCCTCTTCTCCTTTAATTAAAGTGCTTCGTAAATTTTAACATCTGATATATGAAACATATCTTCATCGTTAAGACTTTCTGATGCTTCAAGTGAAAAAACAGAATTAATAGCATTCTCAATATCGGTTTCTCTAGAAGCATTGTTTGGATCTATTGATAAATCAGTTTCCTCTACCCGAACATGACAGCCATAAGTGAAAGAACGAGCAGAACCCGGATTTCTCATAAGAGTCCAAGTTTCAATATGAATAAGAGAGATAGAACTGAAGGCCCCAATCGTCCTTGCACAAGGCATTGTCCAATAATTCGTATAAGTAATAACACTGGCAACTCCAGGCTGATAACTACTTCTAGCTCCTCTTGTCTCCCAAGTTCCGTGATTAATTAGTCCAAGACTCATTTGTTCAGTAAACATTGTATGAATATAATTCATTGCATTATCATAATGGCTTAGAGAAATTGAGCGCTTTAGTCTATTACATGTCTTTCTCAAACTTCCATTTTGAGCTTGCAAGCTCTGACTTGTCATATAAAAAGCATCATAGCCATCCTCGGAATCATCTACCATTTCTGAAGTTTCTTCAATTGAAGTATATGCTTGATTATACCAATCTCCAACCCAATCATCACGATAGAAAAATGGACCCTCCTCTCCATACATGGCCCAATAGCCTCTAACATTATGAGGTGGGTTTCCAGAACCATAGAGTTTCGCTTTTGCAAAAGATCTATAAGATTGAGATAAAGAATTTCCCAAACGATCACATCCTGAACCATCATATTCACTTTCGGAACCTCCTTCGATATATAGAGATCTAGTAACAGCATATCCCTTAAAATTTATATAAGGAGTACAATCCCCATGCAGAGGATAATCAGCTCCAGAACACCATGAAAACTTAGCATTAATAGAAGAAATTGAAAGTGTAGCCGCTGCTCCTCTAGCCCAAGTTGCAAGACCATTTATAAACATAACCTCACATTCATCAAGAGATTCCTCTGATTCTCTTATTCCGCTTGCCGAATCTCCATTTGCATTAAATGAAATTGTAATGGATCCAGAACCCGGAACATTAGGATAGATATCAGACATCCCTCCTGCAATAACAATAATATCATAATCAATTTGTTCTACCGGTCTCATTACTCCATCTATAGCACCACTTTCGCCATAGTCATGACCAGTTGTATGCGGATAAGCACAACTTGGCATTGTTGTGAGAGAAAGAAGGCCAGAACTAGAGACTCTCACAACATCCTGAGCCCATTTCATTCCATTAACTGCTATTACATTATCAGATTCATCGTAAGTGTTTGGCTCAGGATTCCAAGTAAAATTAGAACCACTTATTGGATTCCACAAATTATTATCAGCAGAAACTTTTAAGTTTTTTGAAATCCAAGCATCCGAAGGAAACACAGTCACAGAATGAGCTTCAAGATCTTCAATTTCTACTTTTTCTGGAAAAGAAATTGCATTTCCACCTTCATCAACGACTCCACATAAATAATCACCAGATCTTCCATCCCAGGCTATTCTGTATGCATACCCTCTAAGAAAGTAAAGATCGATAATGAATATTCCTTGAATTCCACAAGCTCTTGTTCCAGAAGGAAAACCTATAATTACAGGAATCCTATTTCCAGCCCTGCGATACATAACAAGGACAATATCCCCTTCCCGAAAAGCGTAAGCTCCCTGCATATCATTTTCATCCGGATAGATTTGATCGAAGGGAGCTATAATTCCTGTTGGCTCAAAATCTGCACAATGATAATGAATAGGAATATTTTGTCCAATTCTATCGACACTAGCCGTTAAACGATCATAGTCAATATTAGAAATTCTGCCTTGAACTATATTTCCGGCATTTAGATCTATATCTCTATATTGAAAATGACTCATCCTTCTTATCCTATCTGGGGCTTTCCATCCCCGAGTTGGTTTTGGTAATACAAATAAGACGTTGGGCTAATATACCAATTTCCGTTTTCCGCTTTGTTAATAATAACCCATTGCCCAATGCGATAGACAGAATATTGCCCTATTGCAGTGATCTGTTCTTCATTTTCTGTAAGAATTCCATAATGATAATAATGATTCCCTACATATTCTTGAGAAATTATCTTTCCACCTTTCATATAAGCGACTTCAAATTGTTGATAAGCAATCAAAATTGGATAATTTTCTGGTCGATCCTTTGGATTATTTCTGAGTCTTACTTGATATTCGGGAGGTAATAGTCTAGCATCATTGTAATACCCTCTCACACTATAGACAGTAGAAGGCATTGGATTAAAATCGATTATGTATATATCCTGATCGCATAAGGGATTAAAAGAAGGTAATCCAAATCCAAATTGATTGTACTCTCTTGCCGTTCCAGTCTTAAACAGTGATACTGGAACTGATTGAGTATCACTATTATAGTAAGAACCAAGATTATCAGCTTCCCATCCTCCTCTTAACATGCCAATATCTCCACCGGATGTTCCAAATTCGTTCTTAGGGAAAACGTCTTTGACAACTACATCGCAAGCATCATCAAATGCAGGTCTTCTTTCTCCGGGACGGTAAACGTATGTATATGGTCCACTTCTCATAGTGGTCGGAGCATGTTTTATGTATGTGATTTGTAATCCCGTAAGCGAATTAGATATGGATATAGCTTTAAGTCTTGGATCTTCTTCTATTCTTACAATCACCATTAATGCCCAAAGTCTACTTCCTAAGAAGAGTTCTTCAAAAGCCATACTTACATCCGTCGGCTTAATTCCTCTGACCCCTTTTTTTAGCATGTGAAAAATAGCATATCCATCTCCATGAAATCCATTAGAAAGCATATTCATAGTTAAACTTTGCCCAAAAGCAGTATATTCTTCTCCTACCCTAAAGGCAAAATAAGAGATCCTAAATGTTCCAGTGATTATATGATTTGCGGTTATCCGATCAGAATTTCGAACTCCATATAGCCTTACATTCGTGCTGACATGAAAGCCCTTGTCATCAATTATCGGACCCATATATTGATAGTAAAGATTAGAATGGAAAGGATGGTACAGGTAAGCGTACTGACTCTCGAAAAATCTCAAATGTTCTTCTCTGATATATGTTGGCATCTTTTGATCTCATGTGCGTTAAGAAGGACTTGTAATTCTAAAAACATCGTTTGCAAGACTATCTGAATAAGTATCAATATAGCCTTCTTTCTTCGCTCTCACTGTATGATCTACATCAACAAGGACTTGTCTGATAAAAACTTCTCCATTGCCATCTGTCTGACCAACAGGAACATCATCAACCCATACATCGGCCAATGGAACAGGTTCTCCAGTTACAAAATCTTTAAAGACAAGAGTAATATCATATCTATTTGTTACAGTCTCTACTCCAAGTTGATAAGTTGTGCTTGCATAGTCACAATTTATTCCGACTAGGTCATGAACAATGAATACTCCCATTCCTGTAACTGCGGCAGCAATTAGATATTTTTGATAGCGAGTAAGATATTTTATTCTTACTGTTCCATATCCAATGGGAATTCCATTTATAACAGCATCTTCCGGAGTTCTAATCATTGAAAGATTTCCATTTATAACTTCAAGAGTGTTTACATTTCCTCCACTCACCTCTTGAGATATCAAATTATAGACATGAAAAGAAGCACTAAAATTGCCACCCATGCCAGCAATTTCTTCTTCTATTGTATCTTCATCTGTTCCAAGCCATGTTATAGATCCTCTAGTACAATATGCCGCAATATAAGAAGGATCTTCAACATAGACTTTAATTAATTTTTTTCCTTGTTTGTCATAAGCCGCTCCTTCATCACTACTTGTATCCACTTCTGGATCAGTTAATTCCAAGCATCCTGAATCGTCAGCCGCACAGCGTTTCATTATTTCTACAATTGCAGCATCGCGGATAGTTTCATTATTACAAATTGCCAGAGCTCCAATCACGATTTGACGACTTACCACAACTATAGGAGTAGATTCATAGAATGTTCCAACAAATCTATATCTAAGATATTGAGTAATATAGTTTACAAGAATAGTTCCAAAGCAAGGAGCAGAAGCTCTGATTTCATTACTGCCTTCGGTTACACCGAAAGTGATAGCTTCGGAAGGCTGACCGCTTGCATTGTAAATTCCCAGAGTAGTAAAAGTAAAAGTTTGATAGAATGGCTTATCAAGACGTGCTACTTGATCTCCTTGAAAAGTAACAAATTCTTCAATTACAGATTCTTCTTCAGTAGATACATAGGTTACACTCCCGCTTGTATTAAAGACCGTTATGTCAGCCGGAAGTAAAGTCAAAGGAGTCCTATATAATCTTATATAATAAGCTGTATCTGCAAGAAAACAATCTGGACTATTATTGTCTTCATGTACTACCGACCATTGCAGAAGACAACTTTCAGCTTCGCAAACTTGAGAAATCGTTATGATACTGGATGAAATAGCCATTTTTATACATCCACAATTGTGACTGAACTTAAAGTAGTAATCTTTTTACCTCTTCCAACTATCCTACAATCTTTTCTCTCTATATCTGAAAAAATAACCGCTACATAATCTCCAGTGACAAAAGTAGTGCTAGAAGCATTTGGAATATGTTTATAGATCTTTCCGTTAGATAATCGGATATCATAAGAATCTTCATATACTTTTGTCACTTTAGCATCAGCATAAGAAGGAACATTTTGGACAAATCCAACTTGGATACTTTTTGATTTCATTTTATGCTCGGTAATAAGGAGGAGAATCTTCTCTTTTCAAAATCATTGTTAATCCACATTTTCCATCGGAATAGGGCCAGGTGAAACAATTTGGTTCTATTTGTTCTAGTTCTTGTCTGACCAAATAGGAATTAGAACAGGCTCCTCGGCTCAGGTGTTTTTCTGTAGGAGGCAAAGTATCATGAAAGAAGATAACTCCTCCGGGAAGCAATTTTTCCCTAAAAAAAAGATATTCCATAAAAACTACATCAAAATCATGACATCCATCTAGAAAAACTATAGCTGGAGTATCATCAAAAAACTTTATGAAATCTTCAGACTTTCCTTCAAATTGAATATGATCCTCAAAAAGAGAAGCTGCTCTCAATTTAATATCACAAGTATATAATTTCCTTTTAAACTTTATTGCAGGAGTGGCGAGAGCATACGTAGAAGAGCCCATTCCGATTTCTACTACGCATCCTTCAACATTCTTTAGAATAATCCCTGCTAAATTATCAATAATCGGCCAAGATGACATAACAATAAACTCCCTAATTTTAGTTTATACAAATTCTCTATATTTAGCCACTGTAATTGTCGCTATAACGCGCGAAGGAGATCCACTGATAACCAAAGATTTTATTTTTCTTTTTCCAGTAAGTCCAATGAGGAGATCTTCGAGTTCAACTATATCATTATCCATCAAAGCAGTTCCAGCATCTCTTTTTTTATGTGGAACTTCTATTGTTTGATCATGAATTAAAAACCACTGGCGATCTATTTCATAGGTTCCTCTTTTAACCGCCATAGCGTTCGTGTTTATTAAAGGATCATCTACTGAATCCATTTCTTTATCGCCAGCTCCTCGTCTGCAAATGATCTCTATCATAATTAAGTACCCACAAAAGATAATAGGAGTTTTCCAAATCGACTAGGTCTAAATAAATATAGATCATATAAGGAAACATAGCTTACACTAAATGCTCCAAAGATAGAGACATCAGAAGCTAAAGCTTTAGAACCTATTTCAGAAGCAATTGATGGAGTATGTTCAGTATGATCCAAAGTGTAAACAAGACCATTATAAGTAAGAGTAAAACTTCCTCTAAGAATCTTGAGTAAAGAAACAGTGTCTGTTCCAGAAAATACAATCTCTTCTGTAACATTTTCGATAACATCCGATGCATGTTTCGTTATACTGCCGAAATTAGCTTTCGCAGAGACGGCAAGGTTGCTATTGGACTTATATAAACGAATATAATAATTCTCATTAGGTAAATAGCAACTAGCTCCACCATTATCATCTGGAACAAGAGATGCCTCAATAAGACTTGTATCCACATACGAGACAACAAAAACAACATCCAAACTGGCTTTAGCGATTAATGCCATTCTGCTTCCTATGTTTCAATAAGATTGATTCTTGAAATTATTTCATCAGTAATTAACGGATCACAAGGTTTCGAAACTGTAAGTTTATATAGATCATATTGAGAAGTATAACTTATTAGCACAGGAGTATCTTCTATGACTACAGATTCAGCAGTTACAGTCTTATATCCTCGGGAAAAACTATATTGATCTGAACCCACAATGGAACAATCATAAAGTTCTATCTTTGTTATTGTGACAATAGGTTTATCTGCCTGTAGAGTTTTCCCACCAAAGCCAGAAACTTCTTGTGAAATATCTTCAGAAACATTTGAGCTATTCAGAGCAACATCTCCTAGAGTAGAGGAAATTGTATAGTCTACATTCAATGGAGACTTATAAATTCTAAACCAGCAATCTGTTCCAAAAGAAAATTGATTTCGGCTATTATTCAATTCAGCATCGAGGACAATTGAAAATTGAACAGAAGAATCTTCAAGCACATCTTCATAGCCTCTTACCAAAACTCTATTATATCCTTCCGGAAATTCTAGACTTTCATTCAACATAAAAATAGATTCTAGATCGGTAAAGGTGGCAACTGTAGTTCCTGTCTCATTGAATTTCCAATACCTAACAATTAATTGATCATCTAAATCTGTCCTTACATGAGCGCCAACGATTTTGGCAATTTTATTTACAAATTCTATAGGGGCCTCTCCAGTCACTGAAACAGTTCCTTGCTTTATTACAAAATCATCAATCTCCATTGACAATGTGTGATCAGCTCCAATAATATTTTCAATTATTTCACTGGCAGTATGGTCTCCTGTTTGCCAGATATGAGGAATATAGGTATCATCGTCCGGACAAGACCATTCAAGCGTATCCGGATCCTGAACAATATCCTTATCTATCAATGGAGTACTGTAAGGCATGTCCAGAGTACAGAGATGAGAACGCCCCCATATATCAAAATCTCCTTCTGTTGGACTGCGATTCAGATTTCTTTTCTCTAACAAAAATTCATAGCTAATCCCATCTATTGTAATCTTAATTCTTTTTTCTCCGATCAATATTGTCGGATCACATTGGGTAAAGAAACTTTTGTCAGTAAACATAAGCCTTGCAGAATTCACATAGGAATCCTCAGAAATATTAATTTCCCAACTGAGAATGTAATCCGTAATATTCACATTATCAAGAAGAATTGTGACAGTATAAGAATAGGTTGTATAGGTACTTTGTCCAATTCTATTGATGCCAATTATTTCATTTTCTCTGAGATGATAAGTTAAAATATCATTAATGGCTATTATTTCTGGAGTATATGCAACTGCGAGAACATTTGATCCTATATATTCATGGGTTATGGCATCCAGAATATGATTCACACTAATCATTTCTAAGGTAATTTCTAATTCATTCAGGCCAAGAATATCAGCAAAAACCATAGTGGTAAGATCATTTATGGCAATAATTTCTGTATCTATTTCATCATTAATCTTATTTAATCCAATTATTTCATTTTCGGCTTCTATGGAATTAATACTCCATAAATCTTGATTAAAACTTCTCCATCCTGTAGGGAAAAGTCTTTCATCTCTAAAGGGATATGAAACTTTAATAATAATGTCAGTCATTACACTGTACTCCGAGAAACTGTAGTCATTATTTCGCTTCCGTAAATACTTTGTCCAGTTTCTACAAAACTTACCACTACCGATGATCCCACTCTGAAATCTACATCAATTAAAAAAGAGCCATCAGCAGCAGTTGATACTCCTGTTCCCACTATTCTATAATCGTCAGGATTAAAAACAATAATTCTACATTGTACTCCAGTAATAAGATCTCCCTCTCTATCTTTACATACCCCTTTCACTCTCGACTGAGCTTTAATTTCTGTCGTGAGTTTTGCATACCCTTGCACTCTGGCAGCCTGACTCTGATCGATTGTAAATTTTGGTCTCACAGAAGTAGCAACATAAGTTGGACCAAAGATTTCACAGTACCCTTCCGTCCCAGAAATTGCGAATCCAATTGTTTTATCTCTCATGAATTTCCAGAAGCTCTGTTCAAGACTAATGAACTCGACGGAACCCGTAGTTGGACTCACAGTTTTAGTTTCTTCATAAGTAGCAATAGCATAATCAACAGCAGAAATATCAAAAGGAATATAATGTTCAATAATTTGTTCATAGCTAATCAAACTGGATGTTATCCAACGTAATCCATTAGGATTAGCCCAAGGTTTTACTCTTAGAGTTACAATTGATTGTCCTTCTGATAAAACACAAGTGGAAATATCTAATTCTAATTTGACATCTATAGGAAAATCTTGATTAGCAAGGCGTTTTTTATCTGGCCGAAGAACTAGAACATAATATTCTCTCACCTCTTCTGTTGAACTAGATTCTGCTATTCTAACTCCTACTCTTAAAAGTCCAGTAATAGATGGAGAGTAAGGCCCTGTGTCTAGGGTATATTCTCCTCCAGTTGAAATATTTCTTAGAACCCTTTTATAATAATTCCAATAGTTCCAAGTTTCTATAACTGTTTCTGCAATTGCCATGACTAAGATTCATCCTGAATTGTCGTAATGACATAAGTGTTGATATCCAAAGTCTGTAGCTTAGGAGGAATTTCATTCCAAGTTCCATTAATTTTAATCATCAGTCCATAATCGGACCTATAAATTCCCGTACTATTCTTTATATGAATGAATTTACCAAAAAAAGATCCACCTTTTTGAAAAGCAACACGCATTATTTTGGGAACTCTGAGATTGCTAACCAAAGCAAAGTAATAATAACCGGCCGGAAAAGACAATCCATTAAGAGGAAATGTAAATTCCGTAGGAGGAATATTTTCATCATTATACCAACTTGAATAATCGGCTATAGTATCTGTTAGATCCAATTGATTTGCTGAACCAGAAGATGGTCTAACTTCTGCCCTGAACTTAATATCATTCACTACATCTACATTTGTAGAATCAAATCTCAAAGTAATTGAATCTAAAATAAAGGATCGATCAAAGAATAGAGACTGGCAAAGATATTCCCCAGATTGTTTACCATAATCTATATAATCGTTCCAATTATTTTGTTGTTTAATGATAGCCATACTTAGCTCGCTGAAAGTGAACTACTACTTGATGAAGAACTTGCTGTAGTAACAATATCAGATCCTGCCATGTTTGTTTGATTCCTAAAAGTTCCAGTATAGAAAACAGTTACCAGAACTTGTGATCCCTTTGGTAAATTAACTTGAGCATTATAATATCCAGTTGTCCAAGATGATATCGTAGCTCCATAAATAGTTGCTCCATCAGAAGAAGAAATAATTATCTTACATTCTTTTCTAACAATGTGCCCCCTCCAATCTCTTACATATCCCCATACTCTACTCGTAGCAGCTATTTCACAATCAAGTTTAAGTAAATGTCTCGTTCCAAGTTTTATTGCAGAATCAAAACGAATATCCGCTCTGTGAACTTTATAAACTTTTGTATCTAGATAGAAATCTGCCCTGTGAGCAGGAGCACTACTGGATGAAGATGAACTAGATTGAGATGATGATGAACTAGAAGAACTGCTAGAAGAAGAACTAGAAGAGCTTCTAGAAGAACTTGAAGAAGATGAACTTGAGCTACTTGAACTTTTAGAACTAGAAGATGAGCTAGAAGAACTCTTAGATAATGAAGATGAACTAGATGAGCTAGAACTACTTCTGGATGAAGAACTGCTTGAACTGCTTGAACTGCTTGAACTGCTTTTAGATGAACGGCTAGAAGAACTTGAACTACTTCTAGAAGAACTTGAAGAAGATGAACTTGAACTGCTTGAACTGCTTTTAGATGAATGGCTAGAAGAACTGGAACTACTTCTTGACGAAGATGAACTTGAAGAACTTCTAGATGAAGAACTTGAACTACTTCTAGATGAACTTGAAGAAGATGAACTTGAAGAACTTCTAGATGAACTTGATGAAGAAGAGCTACTTCTGGAAGATGAACTCGAAGAACTTCTAGAAGATGAAGATGAAGAACTTCTTGAAGAACTTGAAGAGGAGGAACTGCTCCTAGATGAACTAGAAGAAGATGAGCTTCTAGATGAACTGGAAGAACTCCTGGATGACGAAGATGAACTGGAAGAACTTCTAGATGACGAACTAGAAGAACTTCTAGATGAACTTGAGGAAGAAGAACTGGCTTCTTCAGGATAAGCTTCTACTTCACCAGCATACAGAACTCCTGTCCCAGGTTCAATTCTCAATATTTCTAAAGCAACTACTTTCCAATATCTAGCAGAGGCAGGAGTAGTTAGAACACAATCAAAAGCAAGTTCTTTATATCCTGTATGAATAAAAGCGGGACCATCAAATTGTTCTACCGCTACCCAAGTAGTATTATCAGATGACTTAAAAACTTTGACACTATCTGTCCCGCTACTGGACCAGCTCACAGGAGTTACATCCCCATAAGTCTGCCAACAAACCCGAATAGTCCCAACGGTCTGAGCGCTTCCTAAGTCTAGACCATAACTAAAACTTGTTTCACAGAAATTTGAAGTAGCTGCTGTATATAAATTTTCATCAATGAGATCGTCATCGACACTCAGTGCTTTACTCGTATACGGACTAGTATCTGGCTCTAGATATAATCCATGATCTGGAGTAAACTTTGCCATTAATCAACCTTTGTTCCTTTTCTCCAACCAGTCGTGGATGTCTTACCTATACCCTCTTTTCCAAAAGCAAATTGCCTTACTGTCATATCTCCAACTTGATATTTATTAGAAGCATTTCTGGAAGTAAGTGTGATTCGATAGGAAGTGACTAAGTCATTCTTGCACCCTAGAGCAAATAGATGACTAATTACCAATCTTCCAGCATTAAGAGATTTAATTGCTCCTATGAAAAAGTTAAACTGTTCGTATTCCGAAAGGACAATTTTATCTCCATAGGGAAGATTAATCTCTAATGCCTTGATGGTATTATCAGGACATTTACTCCATTTGGGGGCATCTAAGCTTCCTCCGATGAATTCTGTATCATCCTCAAAAATTACTTTGTAAATTTGATTATACATAACTTTCTCCATTTGAACTATGCATAGGTTAAATATATTGAGAGAACAGGCTCAGCCGTAAAAGGATTAGCAGAACTAGGAACAAGCATTCTCATATTCCAATAAAGCATTTTAGCAGCAATTATCGCAGTAGAATCTAAAGCTACACTATTTGATCCTCCACTTCCTGCTATGGGTGTTCCGGACCAACTAGCTCCAGGTGCTCCATGAGTTGTCTTTATTGCTCGCAGCATTGAGTCAGACGGAGTACCCGATCCCAAAACCGCTAGATTATAAGTGGAATGAGTAGTTGAATCCCATGCTTGAAGAACAGGAGCTGATGCAGTAGTTCCATCTATATAGACTCCATACGCATAACGATTATTTCCTCCTCCTCCCTGATCAGCATCTGACCCAGCAAGCCAGACTCTATCCCATTTAGCTTCAGAATAATCATTAACAAATTGCTTTGGAACTTCTTGATTACCTGTTTCGGGGATAATAAAAACATCCTTGGAAGTGTTAGCATCCTGATCTACTGTTGCTGATCCAAGAAAAGCAATTTTGTCGTTAACAGTATCAAGAACTTTCCAGTTAGCATCTCCTGAAGCACCTCCTGTATTAGGAGTGTCATTACTACTCGAATTCCAGAGAATTGTTATGTTCGGAGCGCTCATTGTCTACCCTCCTCTTATGCTCCTTCAGTATAAAGCTTAATCTTAAGTTGATTATTAGTCTTTGAAGCAATTCCGGCAGGAACTACTTCTTTCACCCATGCTCCAGCAGCACCATGATGAGTATCAAAAGTTACAGTATCTCCAATGGCCCAGGTTCCTCCCCATCCAGCAAGACGAACTTGAAAGTAATAATCTCCAGTTCCGACATTCGGATTAACTGGATTGAAGTCTGCGCTTATGCTCCCAACGCCAACCGAACCGATACTCGATCCAGAACAAAGGAATGCTGATGCGCTAGTAAAGGTTATAGTCCAACTGTCTTCTACTGTTCCTACATTATTAACCACGACAGGATAAGTCGATTCATCATACGTACCAGAAACAGAAGTCTCATCCCAACTATCAGAAGAAGCAACCAAATTTCCCAAATCAATAACTGCCGAAACAAGACAATTCTGACTTGCCGGATAAGTTGCTCTGGCCGAAGTAGTAACGATGATTGTCGCTGTATTTCCTATCCAACTAACCCCTCCAGAAGATTTAACAGTAAGAAATTCTTCTCCACCACTACTATCTGTAACTCTCAAGAGACTGCCATTATAAACTCCATTGTTGGCATCAAAGATAGCTTCAATGGTGGTAGCATCAGCGGCCAAAACAGATTTCAGATAACCTGTCCCGAGCCAACTTGAATAACCTGTAGCGTCGCTCTGAACATCGGTATTTGTTCCGGCTTTGATTCGAAAATAGTCTTCGCCAGTTGATCGCTGCGATACCCAAATTCTAGAATTCGTGGCGGTTTCTAAAGATGAATTCTTATTTCTGAAGAAGAATTTGCGATATCTCGTTGTGCCATTCGTTCTTTCGGACTGAGTAACGTTTGGAAACATATTATTTAGCACATTGGAGGTTACTTGATTATTTGACATCCTACCTCCATTCGCAGCATTATCATTCACTGTAACTGACTTCATCAAGACAATGTCTGTGTTCTCCATTTTTAGTCTCCTTTTCTAGATATTTGTGCCCATACCGGATCATCAAATTGTATAATCTCTATGCTTAATTCTTTAGCAAGCCTTCCCTCATTAGGATAACAGTTCTCACATACTAATCTTAAACCTATCTTGTAAAACTTTAACTTTTTCTTCTCATTTGTCTTTTCACAAGTCGAACAGGTTAATAACATTTTATTCCTTTTCTATTTCGTCTTAATTCTTTTTCCACACTTTCTGCATCTGAATACAATCCTGTACCCTATTCTCTTATCTCCTCAGATTGCAGGTGTTTTATCCATAGGTCTCTTGCATTTTGGACAATTCACACTATACCTCTTCTCCTACAATAGCGTAGCTGAGAATATTGTCGGCATAAGTTGGGATGAAGTCAAAAATGACAATAGTATAAGTTGGAATATATAAGTAAATCGTTTCCGAATCAATTGTTTCCGAAGAAAGAGATTCATACACTGTTCTTGATTGTCTGTCCTTTTCGGCTATAGGAACAAAGTCAACAAAGGAAACTTCTTTCTTGAGAGCACAGCGTTTTTTAATGTCTTCAACTTGTGTTTGAGTCAGTCCTTTTAGTTCTATAATTAACTTACTTCCATTAACATCTACATCCACAATCCCTCCACCAACTGTTCTCCTGAATTCTCCATACTTCTTAAATCTCTGCTCGTATTGATCAGGGTTAACAGCAAGAGTGAGTCCTGCAATTTCAATATTTTGTGCGTATTGATAAGTCAATTCAAAACCTCCTAATTCTGAATCAAAATATTAAAGCTATTACTTCCATAACAATAGAAAGGAATTGAATCATGAATCAATCTTGTTGTTCTAAGAATGTGCTGCATTGTTCCCCATTTAAGATCATTAAAAGATAAAACATAGGCTTTTGTAAATTTTCGGTCATTACATATCGTTATACTAAGATTCTTACCGACATCATCAATATAATCTTGATAATAAGAAATGTCAGAGGATACCGCCGAAAATTGACCATAGGTAGAAAAACTCTTCAAAAACATTTTTCCTAAAGTGCTGTCCAAAAATTTACCTTTTCCTGGCTGAAGAGTATTGCTAATTTCAAAATAGAACTTGGCAATATCTATTCCGACATTCATGCTGTAGCAATTAACATGGTCTGTATCCGTGAGTACGTTCTCATCTGTCGCAGTCGATGGATCATTAACATTAACAACTTTAGAATCTCTTCCATTTATATTAAAACTAGCAGTGATTCCTTCTGTCGGTCGGAGATTTAGCACAAAGTCAGAGAACTGTACCCCCGTAAAGGTAAAATAATCTCCAGCTCTATAAATCATGCAGGTCAGACTTGTTGGTAATTGGTAACAAAATCCGTTACGATATCTCGAAATTATATCTATGCTTTGGCCTCCAGAATTTACTACCCCATACACAAGGGCATTTTGGTTGTGAGGAACGGCTGTGGTATCGATCTGACCCCTTGTGGAGCTTGTTACTACCCCACCGGCAATGGCATTTATCACAATATATTCGCTATTAATAATCACGCCTACTACATTGTCAAATTCTCCTGACTTATATTCAGTAATAATGAAAGAAGTACCAGACACACTAAGGTCAGCAGCTAACATTCCAGTAATGATATTCCATTTTTCACTACTCTGAGCAAGAGAGAGATCAGGAAGATTTATTTTTTGGCCCATTAAGGTCTTAAATAGAATGTTCCACCCAAGATTTCCGTAAGTAAGTTCCAAACCAACTCTTCCATCAATTGATTTAATTCGTTTTGTTCTGGATTCATTTGTACCGGAAGTAAATTCTTTATTCTTCTCATAATTAATATTATCTATTACTTCATCCGACACAAGATCAGCTACATAATCTTGAGAAGTTGAATCTAAACCATAGACTGATTCTTCTGAAAAGGTAAAGTACATGATTAATGCAACTTTGTCATTCGTTCTTCTTCAAGTTCATCTTGTAATTTTCTAAGGACAGAAATTCTGCCCTGCACCGGAAATTCCTTAGTGACCCCATCTTTTTGAACAATTATTGTAAAACTGCCAATCTTTTCTTCTCTTTCAGAAGACTCTTCTTTAATAAAGTCTTCGTTAACTTCTCCGCCTTCAGCAAAAGGCATTGATTGTTCAAATGCTTGCATTCCTTTTTTAGAAATTATATAAGAACCCTTTGGCAATAAGGTATGGATCGCATCTACTCCGCCCCGTCCAGCGAATTTAGCAACACCAAAAGGTAATCCTGGAACAGACCTACCTCCATTAAGAGAATTTAAGAGGTTCAGATTTCCCATAGCTTTACTCGGAGGAACATAACCTTCTCCAGCAGTTACTCTTGCAGGAATTAATCCTCCTGAAGCTCTCCCAAGCGCACCTCCTCGATACATTGCTTCTTCTTTAGGAGGAGCATTCACAGCTACATATTTAAATCTAAAAAGATGAATCCTGTCTCTTCCGAAAAATTGTTCATACCAATTTTTGAAATATTCCATTTGAGTGGTGCTGAGGGTTACTTTCAATTCAGTTCTGCTAAAGAAATCAATAATGCTTTGCATAGAAGCCTTTAATTGATCTAAACTTTGAACAAGGTTAGAGATCATTTCCTCATTGGCTCTTTGTATCTGTTGAGCAATTTCAATTTGTTTCTCCCCTACTGCATCCAAGATGTTCTTAATTTTTCCTGCTTCTCTGCCATATTCTACTTCTGCCAATGCTCTTCTTCTAGAAGCTTCTAGCTCTGTAATCTTTCCAGTTTTTTCTTCCAAGTCTATTAGGCTTTGCTGAGATTTTTTAATTTGATCTAATATGCCTATTTTTTCCGTAAGCTTGGCCTTTGTTTTCTCCATCAATTCACTTTCTTTTCTTATTGATTCTTGAGACTCTGCATTGTATCCAGCAGAAGCGCGTAAGCTTCTCACTAGACCTTCATTCCACGCTACAGCTTGATTAAGTAATCTATCTCGTCCCTTGAGTGAATCTATTTGGTTTCCATAGAGAGTCGTCATTTCTCTTACAAAAGCTGCTACTCTTTCTTGATTTTGAACTTCTTCTTTCTGATGTTCAGTTAATTGTTCCTGCTTTATGTAAATACTTTCTTGAATTTGACGAACATTTGCTAATGCTGATCTCCATTCCTCTGTTCCACGATTGGTTCTATTTAATTCAGCATCTGCCCTTATTTTTGTAATAGTCAATTCTTCTATTTCTCTAACTAATTCTTCTGTTCTGCTTCTCATTGTTTCAAGATTTCTTATTCCACTTCCAACCTGTGCGGTTCTCTGAGCTTCTGCTCTGTTCAATCTTTCGGTATAGACCAATAAAATTTCTTCTTCAGCACGTAAATCTGAACTTGCTTTTTTCCATTCTTCGGTACCTCTTGAAACTCGATTCACTTCAACACTTAATTCAGAAACTTTCATTTTAGTCTGGCTTATTGTATCCCTTACCCCTCTGACTGAAGTATCGTATTTATCTGTAGCAGACATTAGTTTTTCAAATTCGTCTACATTAGATTCAATTTTGGATGCAAGTAGATCAAATTGTCTTTGCAAAGCTTCAGTTCTAATTGTAAATACAGACTCTCCAAGTTTAATATTCTCATCTCGCAGAGAGATAACCTTCTTAACCACACCATCTATTTCTTTTTGTAAAGTTCCAAATTGCTTATTTGCATCCGCAACTACTTTTTGAAATGCCTCAAGATTTAATCCTTCCTCATTCAAAGCCTGAAATTCAGTAATCAACATTTTTGTTTGATCTATCATAGATTCCAAAGAAGCTTTTCTTCTAAATTCTTCTAAAGTTTCGGCAAAATTAACAAGAGCACTGGAATCAATAACAAAGGATAATGATTTTTCATATCCTTCATACATTCTAACTGCTTCTCTGAAATTAAGAATTTCCTGATTCAATTTCTTAAATTCTTTAATTGTATCTACTGTAGACGAAGTTACAACACGAAGATCTTTATCAAGTCTTTTAATCGCTTCAGCAGTTTCTCCAAGAACTGGTTTTCCATCCCGATGCGTCCTAATGTATTCTAAATGAGCTTTACTGGCTAAAAGAATACTTTCTCTCTGTTTATCAAGTGCTTCCTTTCGTTTTTTCCAAGCATCTTCCATGCCAAGTTTTTTCTGTCTTTCTTCTTGAATGTTATGACCTCTGACGGCTTTTTCAACATCGGCAAGACTGCTCGCAAGTTCAACCACTTTTTTCTTACTATTGCTTAATTTAAAAATCCAATCATACAATTTTGCAAGAGGCCAATAAGTTTCTCTAATCTGAAAAGCTAGTTTCCCCCATACACTGACTCCTGTTCTTCCGTATTTTTCTACTTGGTCAGTAAGTTTATCTATAACTGCTCCTTCCTTCTCAAACATAACTCTTGCCATTTCATCTGCTAATGCCTGTCTTGCTTTTATGAGAATTTTTGTAGCATTCACCACCTTCTCAATTACTACAATATGACTCTCATCAGCTTTTATTGTAATTCCAGTTTGCAAAGCAAGTTCATAAAGGATAGCTCTATTTTCTTCAGTAATTTTGTTATAAGTACCAAGGCAAGCTACGAGAGTTTCAAGTTTGTTGACATAAGCACTCTGTTCTTGATAAATTTTCTTTTGTTCTTCAGCAGCTTTCTTCGCTCTTTCAGTTGCAGTAGCAAAATATTGAATTGATTTTATAAGGACTTCAATTCCTAAAAAAACTAATCCTCCTCTTAAGATCATACTTAATCCCATGAAAGCCACTTTTGCCACATTGACCCATTTACTAATTCCTTTAAGTTGAATAAGCATAGGAGCTGCCGCTGTCCCTGCTACTGCCATTCCCTGAGCAGCACTGGTGACACTCCGGGAATACATAATGGTCGCTCCCTTTAGCGTCCAAAGAGAACTAGTTAGTCTCGCCGTCGCAGATGTCGCTGTGGTTGCTAGAGCTCCAAATTGTCCCATTGCCGCTCCAATATTAATAAACACAGCAACAATCCAATTAAGTATTCTTCCAAAATTCGTGAAGACAGCAAATAAAAGACCGACTGCCACTAGCCGACCAATCATAGTTATAATTGAACCAATAACTCCTCCAAGACTTTTATCAATAAAGGCTAACGCTTTATACAAAGTGTTTACTAATCCAACAACAATTCCGAGAGTTTGCGCTAAAGGATTAAGAGCGGTCTTAAGAAGGGTTTCAACTTCGGCAGCAGCAATAGCCGCCTGAGAAGCTAAATCTGACAATCTAATTTTTTGCATTTCTTCCGCTGCCCCATCTGCGGAATCACGAAGTTGACCTATAGTAGATTCAACTTCATCTATATTCTTCATTAAGAGGTTAAAAGCTTCAGCACCTCTTAGTCCTAACTTCTTGAAAACCTTACCAAGTTCTTCTATGGCAAGAGTCTGACCTTTATAGCGTTCATTCAATTTCCCCATTATTTCAAAGAAATTAAGAGGTTTAGATAAATCAATATTGATATTAAATGCTTCTGCAAAACCAGTAGCATCTGTAGACAATTTACTGAGAATTACACGCATTGCTCGTCCAGCCATACCTGCTTTGATTAAGTGGTTATTCAGGTACGCTAGAATTCCAACTTGTTCGTCAAGAGCAAGATTGGCAGCCCGAGCAGACTGAGCCATGAATTTGAGGCCATCCCTCAATTCCATCATTTCTACTTGGTTGTCCCTAAACCCTGCAACCAAGAGATCATTAATATATCTAAATTTATCTTGTAGACTAGCAGTTTCTATAAGTGTGTCTGCATAAAGTCTTGTTGTGGCAGAAAGAGCTCTAAGTCTTCCGTCGACTTTAACAATTTGATCTTTAAAATTATTGTAAAGACCAGCAACGAGTTTTGTAATATCTCTCACTTCTGCTTCAGTGCCTATGATATTAGCAAGAGTTGAAGTAAGTGCGGCGAGAGATTCTTCTGCACTAAGACCAGCAGAACCTAATTGATATAGGATTTCTCCAAGATCAGCTATTGCAGCTCCGGTTTCAGCCCTAGCTTCCGTTATAGCTTGAGCATAAAGTCTATATACATCAATGTAAGACTTTGTTTCACTCCTGGCGGTTCTCATGGCGCGAACAACAGCTTCTTGTGTTTCAACAGTTGCGCCTAATGCCTTTTTAAATTTATCTAGAGTTCCAAAAATGACTTGAAATCCAGCCATCCATGCAGCTTGACTCACAATCATATTGGCAAAACCACGAGCAGTCACGCGCTCTAGAGCTCTAGCTGTATCCGCTCCTCTTCTTCTAACTTGATCTAAATTATTACTTAGATTCTGGAGATTAGCCCCTGCTCCAGTTGCCTGATAAGATAATTGTTCTAAGGATTTTCTTATTCTTTGCATTTCTGCTTCACTTGCTCCAGAAACAGATTTCATTCTTTGGAGCATTTCAGTAAGCAGAATAATGGTGTCTGCATAGCGCTTCGTAGATTCTCTTGCAAGATCAACTCTTTTAGACAGAATGGTTTCTGAATTTGCAAGATATTCATTTGCAGAAATTAAGACTTGTTCTCTCTGTGCAAGCATTGAGAGATCAATTTCTAATTGCTTAACAGTTTTATCCAGTAATTCAGTATCAGAAACTGCTCTGAACTGTTGAGTAATCCAAGCTTGAATACTAGATGATAAACGTTGATATTGAGCAGGAAGTTGGCCTTGGAGAGCCATAATCTTCTTAAGAACACTTTCTTGCAGCTCTCCCGCCATAGCGGTCGTCTTCCATTCTTTGCCAAATAACTGAAGTCCTGCTCTGAGTTGTCTATATTGTCCCAATAGACTCTCTAGACTTCCACGAAGTTTACCAGTAAGTTCAACTTGAGCAGTTAAATCTTGTTGTTGTTTATGGAAAGTATCTACTGATGTCTGGGATAAAGCAAGAGTATTCTGAATCATTTGCTTCATAGAAGTGTCATACGTTGTCCTTAACTGATTTATCGTAGCTTCTGTTTTAGAAGTTTGGCCTTGAATCTGTTCTGTTGCTTTTTGGTGAGCTTGGGCAAAGGTGCTAGGATAATAGATTAGGTCAGCATAAGCTACTCCGATATTCTTTAAACTAGAAGTTACCTCCGTTCTGAGTTGCAAATATTTGTTAATAAGTTTATCAAGTTCTGGAACTCCTACTGTTCCGGCTTCCTGAAAGCGAACAGCTAGAGCCTTGAGTTTCTCTGAAGCAAATTCTGTTGAAGATTTAATTTGATTAATGCCTAATTCTAGCTTTTTTAACTGCTGAATCTGATCAGGAAGAGTTTCAAAGGCAGTCGCGAGTTTTCTAACTTCAGACTCAGCTTTTTTAAAGGCTACAATCATGTCTTGGGTTACTCCTACAGTCTTAGGAGAAAACCCTTGCTGAGAAAGTTGAGCTAAACGTAATCGCAGATTTTCAACTTCTTGTTGAAAAATTTTAATAGTTTGAATATCTTGTTCAAAAGAAAAGATTCTCTTAAGTTGCCCTAGAGCTTGAACATCTCGCAACTTTATTTCTAATCTGGTAAGTTCTTTAACAAAGAGAGGAATTGGAGATTCAGCCTCAAGGATATTCTTGCCAAAAATATCCAAAAGACCGCTTGCTTCCGCAACAGGAGCTCTTAAACTGTAAAATTCTGTTCTGAGATTATTAACATGTCCGGCGAGAGAAGTTGAATGACGCTCTACTCTGGTTGCTACATTCGCCATTTCAAGCATAGCATTGGTGGCTGGATCTAGAGCGGCCGATATTTTTGAAATCTCCTCCGGAGCCTCCTTTGCCCACCTTCCCATTTCGCCTTTAGCACGACGAGTATGTTCTATGAGCTTTCCAAGGCTAGTGGCAGCTCTTTCAGCAAGTCCGCGAAGGTCTATTTTGCCAGCAGCTTGACCTAATCCCCCAAGACTAATGGCAGTTTTATCTATAACTCCCCTGAGCTTATTAATAGATGTAGAGGTTTTGTCAACATCTCCTCTTAACTTAGATCCAAAAGAAGGAGTTTTGGCTAACTTTTTATGTATCTCCGTAATCTGTTCTTCAAGCTTCTTAATTTCAGTATTGCTTTTTTTATCCCGAAGCAATCGAAGAATAAGCTTAAGCTCCCTAGAAGTTTCTGCCATTATTTACTTCCTTTTCTTTTAATAGAAGTTTTTTCTTTAGGTTCCATTTCTAGTTCAGCAACATTTTTTTCGGACACTATAAAACTTCTTATTTCAAAAAAAAGCGCACTTTCATCAAATAGGGTTTGAGCCGTTGGCAATTTTCCTGTAGTATCTGACCACTCTACAAGTTGAAGCAAAAGAATTGCTCTAGGCGTTATATGTGACTTGGGGCAACCTGGAGCTCTGTACGTTCTTCCAAGGAGAAATTCAGATTTACCAAAAGTTATCCGTTGATCACAAGAAGGACATAAGAAACGGCCATTTTTTGAATCCCTAGAAATATCCTTAAAAGGAATAAGGCCACAGACTTTACATTCTCCAGGTTTTTCCCAATCACAATTCCGAGCTTCTCTAATGGCTTCATGCTCAGAACAATAATCACAATCCCAAGTAGCAGGATCTTTGAGATACCTCGTAGCTACGCCCCATCTCACAGCGAGACGTAACTCTTCAATCAGTCCTGGTCTGCTGTACTCACTCCCCTGACATAATCTGCAATTTCCCCTCTGATCTCCGGAGGAATCTTGTTAAGATTTCTGTCCATTACTTCCGTTTGCTTTTGGGTGCTTGACCTAGGAATTTCCTCCCATTCTATAGCCGTTCCATCATCATAGGTGAAATTTGTCCACCCAACAATTCCTCTGCGGAGAATTTTCAGCTCTTGACTTCCAGCTCTCAGAAGTTCTTCCCGTTTATTTCCGAATCCTTTTGCCGTATAGACTTGATCGGTGATATCGGCGGTGAGTTTTACATCGAGAAATCTTACCTGAAAAGAAAGTTGTTCTTCCTTAGGAACATCTTCTTGTCCCTTAGGAGTATAATCATGGACTTGATCTGACCTTAAACCAAATATTTTAGCCATCCTTTCGTCCTCCTTCAAATAAAAAGTAACTAAGTCTTTAAGAAGTGAATACTGTTTTGCCCGGAAAAAAACTAAAAGCCTATAAATTAAGACACTGTTAAAGCCTCTCATGAAAAATAGCCAAAAACAAAACTTCCTCAAAACACCGAAAAAGTGAATAACGTAGATATATGGTGCCCAGAACACATAGAAAAGCTCTCTTACCACAGTCTTACCTTGATTGAATTTAAAGGAAGGGAGAGGAAGGTTTTTAAATTCCTTCCTCTCAAGTTGCAGGCACCGCAGCATCGGTAAGGTCATGCACGGGAAATCTTAAATATATGCCACATTGGAAACGATGGTTATCCGGAGTTCCGGAATATCATTCGTGTCGTCCCACAATGCAATGTACGGCATATCAGTCGTTATGATCCCTTCGTCAGAAGCAGTAGGAGTTTCTCCATCAAACTCAATTTCTGGCTGTCTTATCGTCAGACTGTACTGAGAAGCAGAGTTTCCTAATGCAGTGGTTGAAATGTAGGTAGATGAGGTGAAGATCATCTGCAAGTCGCCCTGAGTCCCGTTAAGAAACTTCCTATACAGATCCAAATTGTCAAATTCAGCAGTAATTGTTCCTTCAACGTTTCTTTTCTGCTCAGGTAATTTGGCCCTTGTTCTATCACCCAAATGATACTTATCTCCAAACAGGTTATTATTCAAGGTACAAGTCCATCCCATGATAGCCGTAACTTCATCATCAATGGTAAGCGCACCTTCATAACCCGAATAGGGATCAACATCTGAATACGTAGCATCAGATGCAGGTCTAATGGTTTCAAAAGTCCAAACGTCACCGGCCACAAGCTCTGTATTATCAGGGAAGAACACTGTATACCCTGAATCAACATTGCTACCGTATCGAATTTCACTCGGAACCGAGGCAGATGTCGTTACCGTATTTCCATAAGCTCCGCCATGAATCTTGAATTGAATCGTGGCGGTTCCCGGAGCACCTCCAGTGACTACCTTGACATAAAAGATAGTTGAATCCCCTGAATCCGTACCTGTATAATCTCCCCAAAGAACTGGAAGAGCCTTTGTATCAGTGAATTCAAAGTTGAACCATGTATAGTCAGTTGAGGTTATATCCGTTGCTAAATAGTGATTCAGATTAATGCTCAATGCATAGGGATCAACATAGTCACCAAGTTGAACATCGAGGAAAGTTTGGCTATTAAGGTATCCAACCAATCCTCCTATCCTATTGACACAGGTGACTACTCCCGTCTCAGGATCGACATAAGGCATGTTTATATTGTGAACGATATCTTCTGATGTACCGTCGATTTCAAGCACAATGAGATAATTGCTGGAATCAATTTGCAGAGTGGCAGTAGCTCCAGTTCCAGTATATCTGATCTTGAAAGCATTCTTTGCATTTCCAGTATTAGCCGAAGCAGCAGCCGGAGTATCCGCAGTCGTACCACCCTTGCCCATAAGACCAAATGTTCCAGTGAAAAACTCACCAGGAGTCGCATTGAGTTCCAGAGTATTGACTTTCATTCCCGCATATAGGAATGCAGCCACATCTCTTCCGACCTCAACACTCATTCCTTTAGGTAAATCAGTTGCACATTGAATTTGATGAGAATGAATATTCCACGAACAGCCGATAGTCCATCTTCGATTGGGGGATCTTAAAAGTTCAATGTTAGCTGTAGCTTCCAGCACATTGCTATTTGCAGAAGCAGCGTTGTAGTCACTGGCATGGAGAGTTGTTTGCCATACTCCTTGGGTAGCTTGATAGGGACTCCAGGCAGCCAAATTTGCATGAGCATTAATAGCGGCCATTACTTCGCCCAGAGTATCATAGCTTGCATTGGTCAAATCCAAAGTGAGCGTTGCACCAACAGCCATTGTAACCACTAATGCAGTCGCTTCTCCCTCTGTATGGGTAATCGTTAAAACGGCACTCGTCTCATCTGGATTTGTGCATTCAATAATAAAGGCTGTATCTACTCTCGTAGTTACCACTTCTCCAAGCGCATGTTTGAACCATGTCTCAAATCCACGAGGAGATACTTCAAAATTCACATCTCCACCAGCAGCTTCTACTCCTCCAACTCTCTTGTGGACTGCCCTGTCTGCACGTAAAGCGCCTGAAACAAGACTTCCAATATCAGATACAATTGATTCATTTGTCATTTCGACAAAAGTCGTTGGTGTCTGATTCTGGCATCCCCAAGCGCCTTCTTCGGCAAAGCCAATCTGTGCTTTTGCTCCTACAGCAGGTCCAGTATATAGTGTCATCTGATTCCCACCTCCTTTTCCCTAAAAATAAAATTCATGAAGTTACAGTCGTAGTATGCAGTTTTCTCGCCAGAAGACTAATGACCCCACCAGCTAAAACTGCACTTCCTCTAGCTTGAGCAACAAATCTCGTTCCGGTAATCTGAATACCAAGTTTGGGGACAAAGCCATTCAGAGTTATATTTTTCTTGAGAAGCTCACTCACTTCCCAAAGAACATAAGTAATTTCATTTCTCTTCGTTTCTTCCGTGAGATCAGCATGATAGTACCAAACTTCCAATCCGATATGAATTGTATATCGAATTTGTGTTAGATTCTGAGATGATCTCATTTCATCTTTTGACGATGCTACTAAAACAACAAACGAAGGAGTTATGGGAACAGCGGGATCCTCTTCATAATATTGTCTAATCTGTCTTCCGGATTCAGTAGGAAACTTTTTCAGAACTTCAATGCAATTAAGAACTGCATTTGTGAAATGATTATTTTCTCCCCTGAAATTAATAGTTGCCATTTACTTTACCACCTACTCATAAGAACATCAGCGACAGAATTTTCAAGAGTATCCAATAATGCTTCTTCTTCCGAAGAATCCATTCCCAAAATACCTTCTTCAGGAACAATACTTCTTTCTATGAGATATTTATTAAATCGGATCGGATAACCTTGTCCCCTCACTCTTGCAAAAGCTGAAGGAACAATTTCATACACAAGAACTCCATTTGTAACTCCATCTTTGGGACTTAGACCTATTTTTAAACTAACTCCTGGAGGCTGACTCTCTCTTACATCATTTAAGAAAGTTCCTGTTCTTCTCCCTACGCGATCACTTCGGAGGACTGGAGAAAGAGTTCCAATATGAGCTTCCACGGAATGTCCATGTTTGGACATGCTTTGTCTCCATTTATACGTAGAAGGTCTTGTTCTGTAGTTAGTAATATGTCTTACTCTAGCCCTCATAAACTTTTCAAGTCTTGTTCGGGTTATATCCCACATGCTTTCCGGAAACCTCGGTTCTAAAAGCCCTCGCAAAGCTAGAATTAATTGCTTATGACCAACCATTTCGACAGAAAAAGTAAACATTATCGACTATAATCCTTGGCTTCATCGCCTGTTAGTTCATCGATATCCACAACTCCCTCTCCAACTCCAGTTATGCCAATTTTTGTAATCATTATTTCTCTTGATCTCCAAATTGGCCCTTTGCCATGACTATCTAGATATCCATTGAGAGCTTTTTCTGCATCGTCTCTCCAATGTGCCACTGGAGAATCTCCTTCTCCTATTCCGGCAAATACTGAATTAAAAATCTCATAAGCAGAAAGACGAATACAGGCATACTTTATTGCATCTGGAATAGTTACAGAAAGATCAGCAATAAAAGGAACGCTTGCTAATGATCCATATCTCGCTTCAAGACTAGAATTGATTTTTCCACAAACATCGTCTATGAAATCATCGCCATCATCGTCGCTGACGTCAGAATTTGCTGTTATATACCATTTATCGCCAGCATTTGCCGAACCGGACCAGTTGGCAAGAGGAACAGAAAATCGATCAGTAGAAGTGAACTTAGCTCTTACTGTTCCACTCCCTAAAGAACCAACAACATCTCCAACAACCGAAAAGGAAGTAGAATCGGTAAATGTGAAAGTGTACATCTCATGATCTGCAAAACAACTTTCAAAAGTAACACCGCTAAGAACAATGGTCCCCGCGTTTCCTGAATCAGCTTTTAATTCTTTATAGGCAGAAGAAAATCTTACTTTGGACTCTCTGACACCAACAGAGCGTAAGAGCCTTTTTACATCATCGAGATCACAATAGATCCTATCACTCATCGGCTACAATCGTCCTTTTCAATTTCTTTTCTTTTTTAGCCTTAATTTCTGTAATTTCTTCTTCCAGAGGTCTTCTGACATTTCTTGATTTGAGTTCCTTTTTGACTATTGGGATGGGAAGATCAATTATTTGTCCAACCTTTGGCATAAATGATCTTCCCTTATTCAATTCAGGTACTCTGTATTTCAAGTTAGGTTTAATTACTATGACCTTCATGATACTCTCCTTCTGAGATATGAATTATCCGGTGGTCACTGTTCTGTAAGTGCTTCCATCTTCGCAGATCTTGAGCTTGCTAAGACCATTAGAATCCGCAGCATGTAAATACAACGCTCCTCTCCTAATCCACGGAGGATTCGCTGTATTAACCATGTGCCAGAGAGAAGCCCAAGTTGTTCCATCAGCACATACCTGAATGACATACTTGTCATCCATATACATACGTCCAGAACTAGCGGTAGGAGCACTTGCTTGAGGCTTAAAATCAATGTAATCCAAGACATAAATCTTATTCATCTTGGATCTTCCCCACAAGTATCTCGTGTCGCCCATGATATCCTCCTACATTCTATATACAGATTTAATTGGGAGTATAAAAAGCCCAAACCCCAGGCGGGGGCTCTGTCTAGAATTAATCGTCGTCAGACGTTCCGGTGTGGACTCTCTTATACATATAAGCCGCATCCACATTTGTGATCTTGGGACTATAGACTTTGTTCACTTTGATGAACTCGCCTTCACGATCATCATCTCTCCAGCGAACAACCTTAAAACCCCTACTCACAAAAGTTCGGCCAAGAGTCAAATTATCACCAGGGCTGGCATACGCAATGGCGACTCGGTACTTAACGATATACTCGTAAGCCGCAGTCTGCCCCTCATCCGCGCTGTTCCACAGACCGTCAGCCAGAATCACCTGCATGTTTCGCAGAGTGGCCGGGAGTCCATTTCCAGTGATCATGTTGGTTGTATGGTACTTGAGAATTTCACGAATGACCGAATCCTGCACGATTGCTTCTGACACTTCGGTAGTAAAAGCAATCTTGTTCGGACGCTTTCCAATCGCCTTAGAAATAAGCACGATGGCATCCGAAAGGTCACTCAAGATATCAGGATTTGTTCCACCAATCCAAGCGGTGGTGGATGTCAGATCGCTGTAATATCCTGAATTTTCCAGGCCAGAAGTTCCAAGGATCAAGGCCCAAATATCAATCTCTTCAGAAAGCAGGATTTTTTCGGTTAAAAAGTTCGTTGTATCCACTTTGGGGCGAACAGGAGCATCAGCATTCTGTACTGCTCTATCGGTTACGATGTCTTTAATAGCTCTTTCGTAAGTGCTATACGTTCCCTCATCGTAACTCAGGGACGCCTCTTCAGTGATTGCTCCATCAGCTTTTTTCGGAGCGCCTTTGTAGAAACCGTCCTTACGGAAAATGCGGTATTTGTCAGACTCCTTCTGGACGCCATATTCTGGCAAGAACTGTGTTCCAACAAATTCATTGTTTGCATAACGAACCGCCAATCCGGTAAGGAACTTGTCGTCTCTAACATTTCCTTTCTGTACGTTATACATGCGTGTATCACCTCCTCATCGTTTTGGCTAGAATTAACCTGTATAACAAAATCCCGGACCCTTCATCAATACAGGAATGATGTCATCAACTTGACCTGTAGCAAGGGCAATTCCCAGCATTGCAGTAAGAGTCCCGCCACCAGTAGGAGTCACAGGGATGATTGCTCCGTCTTCGCCGGCGACTTCCGAAATACCAACCTTATTTCCGACCGTGACAGTAGTGGTTCCAACCAGACACTTGACAATGGGGCCGCAAGCGACAGGAACCAATTCGCCAAGTTTCGCATCTGCCAAGGCAACTCCAATCATCGGAGTCGTAGTACCAGCGTCTCCGTCGTATGGCTGAACAGCACGAAAGGTAGAGGTATAAAGACAGACAACATCTCCTTCCAGAATGGAAAGTTTCCCTTCGTTGGCTCCCTTATCTGCTCCTCCCCTAGCGTCACCGCCGTAACAAACGAAATTTTGGACGAAATCATTAGGACTCCAACCAAATGTAAAACCAGTTGTTTCAGTGGGCAATGCCATATTAGTTACACCTCCTTTAGAAAAAAATTTGATAAGTAATTAATTACATTTAAAAGGTTAGAATTCCAACTTGGCTACGTGATTTTTCCCTGCCTTGAAAGTTCAATCAAGGCATCGTCATAGGAAAGAGTATTGTCCTTGGCAAATTTTTCCACATCTTCCACCGAAAGTTCTTTCGTTCCTCCGGAAGGGCCAACAACAGACTCACTCAATTCTTCTACACTGAACCGATGATCGGCCGGGATAGAAGTAAAGACATCAAAGAGAACATCCGCCAGGGTCTTGAGCGTTTCCTTTTTCGCTTCTCCTTCTCCCTCCGAAAGCTTGACTGTAAAAGTCTTTGCTTCTGGAGATAAGAGAATTGGTTCGACGATCTTAAGAGTCGAAGGAAATACTCCCAACATCTTAAATTCCTGAAGACGCTTTTCAGTTAGAGCTTTGAATCTAGCTTCCTGAAGTTCCTTGTTGGAATCCATCAGCCCTTTGACCGATCCCGTAAGGGATTTTATATCTTCACTCAATCTCTTGAGCTCAGCATCCCTTTCCACTAACTTCTGATTGGCCTCGCCCAGAGCCTTTTCCTTATCGGCAAGCTCTTTTTTTGCCTTATCAGCATCGCCAGTGGTCTTGGTATCAGAAAGCTTTTTCATCTCGACTTTGATTTCCTCTAACTGCACCTCAAGACCTCCGATTTTTGTTTTGGTCTCGGCGTCTTCTTTCTTGGTGGCGGTCAGCTCTTCGAGTTGCTTAGTGAGTTTACCTTGTTCCAGTTTCAACTCATCTAAAGTCTTTTTCATCTTCTCTTTCACCTCCTCTGACATTTGGTTAAATAGTTCATCGTCACTGATCTCTTCCATCTCAATAGCCGTTCCATCTTCACTAAGAGAAACTGGCTTCATCCCCTTAAGAAACGGTCGGTTGGTAAGTCCACCTCCTATGAGGGTAGGACCATAATTAAACTTGATCTCTTTTTCTCTTACATGTCCTTCCTCATCGATCTCGTCCTCAAATTCAGTTACAGTAAAATCATCCGCATATTCAGCAGAGAAATACTTAAACTGTCCACCTTTGATGGCTTTCTTCCCTTCATCCGTTAGTTCCACGAGAGAAAATAAACCTTCTGGCTTAGTGAAAAGCTTGTCAACCCAAGCTGCCGCTCCAAGTTCTGGCCTATGACTAAAGTCAAAAGCAATCTTCTCTTGAGGAATATCGGTGTCAAAATTCTTAATAATATTTCTGAAGAAAGCATCATCAAAGCGCAAAACTCCCCACCATGGATGTTTAAATCTTCCAGGTTTTAAGATCTGAACTTCAAGGGGTTTGTTTGCAGCAAGTTCAATATCGGAGAGAATTGATTCGGAGATAGGAAAAGTGAATTTGTGAGAAACTTCGGATTGTTTCTTTTGTTTGAGACAATTATCTCTGACAGGTTTAATTTTACTGATAATGCCAGGATCGGCTTTTTCCCCACTTCTGGCCCCATTAGCCATTTTCCAAGCCGCCATTACTCCACCGTGGTTAATTGACCCATCAACATTCTTATAGATATATTTCTTGTTTTTAGGATCAAAAAAACGCGATTCGGAGAGATCTTTTCGCTTGGAAGGAGCAGTCCAAAGCTCTAAAGCATCGCACTCAATATAGGTCATCAATTCTTTAAACTCAACAGTCCCTTCATTAACATCGGCGATATCATTCAAAAGAACATCCAGTTCTTCGTCGGTTAGCTTTCCTTTCTTCTTCAAACTCTCAGTACAAATTGCGAATGCTGAGCTTTTACTCTTGCCCTGTTTCATTACCTGTTTAACACAACGTTCAAGGATTTCGGGAATTTAAATCACCCCCTTTCGAGATGCTATATTATATAAGGTAAAAGAAGAAATCGAAAGCTATAAGAATACACAATAAAGGATAATATAAGTATTTAAAATCACCAAGAAAAAAAATCCCTCTCGCATTTAAAGTCAAGAAAAAAGCCTTAAATAGCGGAGGGACAAAACTTTTAAAAAAATTTTTCCAAAAGGGACAAAGTCTATATTTCCCTAACGGCCATTATTACATCTCCTTCGTATTTGGAAAAAGAACCGTCTGGGAGTACTTTATCCGTAGTGACTCTACAAGAAATTTTATAGTCATTACCAGTCACTCCTGCCTTAACTCCGACACCCACTCTTTGACAGCTAGAATCTAAACCAGAACCGGCAAGTACATCCGATGTTGCATCTACATTGCCAAGAGCAGCAGTGACTATTTTTGCAGTAATTAACTCATCAGAATCTAAGCGTCGGTCAAACCTAAATTCTATAACAAATTCTTCATAAGGCTGTTTTGTAAAACTAGATGGAGTTACAGTTGCCATGAGTCTTCCTCCTCTATAGAAAATCAATATGTCTAAGAAAAATGTATTTAGGCTTACTAAATTCTCTATATCCTATTGCGTAGTTTTGATATCTACATCTAGGACATTTTGATATATCATATCCTTTTTTATATCGTCTAGGCCAAATCTCACTAAAAGAGTTTTCTGCCAAGTCCCCCAAGACAAAATCAGAATTTCCCCTAAATTGACAACAAAAATAAACTTTTCCATCTGCACCAATTATTCCTATCAATCCTGCAATAAGACAAGGCAAATTATCAGTAGCCGGATAACGAGAAGTAACAATAGCCCTATCTTCAGAATTTTTTATATCGGCAATTTTAAAGGTTCCATTCTTAGTCCAAGCTGGCTTAAACTGAATGTAGGACACTCCGAGACTATTAGCGATATTCTGTGCTATTTCAAGACCAGCACAATTATCTTCACAAATTACATAGCTTAATCCCACATCTGTTACGCCCAGGGAAATAAGATATTCTACATTACTGATAACTTTTGTAAATAAATTCTTTCCCTTAACCTTTCTGTAAGAAGATTCGTCATAAGAATCAATGCTAATCCGAATGAAAGTAAAATATTCTGGATGAATAAGTCTGTGAAGAAAAGTCCCATTTGTAACTAATCCTAATTTAAATCCTAAATTATGAGCCAAGTCAATCATTTCATTAATTAAAGGATGAAAGAGAGGTTCACCTCCTCCTGTGAAAGTAATGCTTCTTACTTTCAATTTATAGAGATCGCTTATTAAATAGGAAAAGGTACTAAGAGACATCTTTTCGCGGTGATTTTTCAAATAATCCGCATACATACAAAAAGAACAATGAAGATTGCAAGCATTACTTGGATCAATTTCACAAGTTATAGGATAAACAATTTGTCCAGATACAATCTGATCAATTTCATCCATGTAATAGTTTACTTTTCTTTCCATTGATTATCCCCACCATTGTTCTAGAAATTTACGATCTCCTGTTTCCCAATATTTCATAAGAGTTTGTTGATCATATCCGCTCATAAAAATATTATTAGGACCAAAGTCAAAATATTTTCTCTCAATGGGCTCCATCTTAAGTGTTTTCCGAACTTTATGTTCGGCATGTAAATGTCTTAATCCCAAAAGAGTTCTGAAAGTAGCATCTTGAGAGCCAGGTGGTTTAAAATGGGCCTCTGTCGGATTCACAACGGGGACAACTTTAGCTTTATTTTCAAAAAGCCACTCACCCATCCTACGTTCAGCATTTCCTATATTGAAGTGATATAATTTTTCTATGTATAAAGTCCAAACCGATAGAGCCATTTCCATTTTGCATAGCCAAGCCATAGTTCCACAATATTTCTTTTCTGGAATATATTCACAAGCAATTATATCGGCATCTCCAAGCATCTCTATTAATTTTGGGAAATTTTCAGGCTTCTCCAAAATACAATCCCCATTAAGATTAAAGAGATATTCAAATCCAAGAGAATGTAAAAGCTTAAGTCCATAGAACATATTCCAGGCATGAGGAATTCCTACTCCGCCTCCCCATGTTTTATGTTTCATTAAAAAGGTATCTGCCAGCATAAAAGTTTCAGCAGAAGGCATTCTCAATTCTGTTTTGTGATTCTTGTCAAAAAAAGGATTATCATAGGCAACTAGAATATAATATCCCGTTGCGGAACAAGATTCAAGACAAGCTTTCAAAAACTTTAAATGATTAGAGCAAGCTGGAACAATTATTCCAACCTTGCCATTCATTTTTTCAACCTTTTGCATAGACAATTTGTTACTCTGATATACTTTTTCTTCTTCATCCCACCATCGCTGATACTGATCATCAGGAAAGATTGTTCCACTTTTATGGTGTTGAGCCACTCTTGTTTCCAACCAGCCTAGCCGCCAGTTATAGAGGGAACAAGGATCAAATTCGCCATTCCCATCCCAATTTCTAACGAACACTTTTTTTTCTTCAGTCATTATTCATTTCCTATAATTTCTTTAATCCATCTTTCCGGATCATATTCTTTCATTGCATGATCTCTGGCCCTAATTCCTGTTTCCTTTCTTATATTTTCATTATCGAAAAGTTTCATAGCATCTATATAATCGTCCAAATCTTCACACAGAATTCCAGTTTTGCTCACAACTCTGTCTTTTGGACCACTATGATTATCTGCAATTATTGGCAAGCCAGCAGCCTGAGCTTCCATGATAACTTTTGGCCCCATGTCTGTATATCCTGGAGGCAAGGCATACCAAAAACAGTTTCCCTTCTCCAAGAATTCCCAAACAGGAGGTTGATTTCTCTTATAGCTTTTAACTCTTTCACCAAAATCTGCAAGAAAAGTAGGAGGAGGCATTAGATGAATTTCGCAACCTGGAATCTCTTCCAGAATTGTTTTTACTATATGATTAAAATCTTTGGGATATTTTGAATCTCCCTGACTGCCATGCCTAATGAGTCTAAGTCTTCCTGAATAATCAATTTGAGAACCGAAAAAACTATTCAAGAGAGTAGGGGGACTAAGAGAGTTCGTAAGTCCTTTCCAACTGCTTCCGACAGCTTCTGTAATTGATTCCATAAAAGCTTGTTCGAGAGAAGAATTAAGAAACAAGTATTTATCCCATCCCTGAGTCCATGGAATCTTACCTATCTTTCCCAATCTATAATTGATAATCATAACTTTACGTTTAGCGTGAATTAGTTGAAATTTATCCACTAAAGGTTCTTTATTAAAATCCCACACCCAATCATTAGTATATAAAATTAGGAGCTCGCACGGCCCTGTCAGAGCATCCAAATCGTTCGTTGTAACTATTTTGGGATTACCTTGCTTCCTAAAAGTACCAGATGGCTTTTCATGAGTATGGATATATTCCACATCATATCCTAATGCCACAAAGTTATTCATTAGCCATGTTGTAGAACTTTCTGCTCCACCTTCTCCTCTGCCATTAAAAACCATTTTCACCAATCTTTCAGGAGAAAAAACAATTTGTGGTTCTGCTTCTTCTTCTGGCTTTGTCTTTGCCCAAAAAGCAGATCTTGTTCCGCCATTTTCCGTATAAGCAAATTTTGGAGCAATATATTCTGCTTGCCATTTACTTTCAAGCTTTCTGCCTCCATCGTGAACTATTATAAGATCAGCCATTTCAGAAGAAAGCTGAATAGACCTTTCTCGGTTCTGACTTCCAGATGGACCATCGACAAAAACAAGATCAAAATGAGGAAGTGGCCCTTGGAGATCTTTCCCATCCCAAATCCTAATATCAATATTCGGATTATTTCTTGATATCATATCTGACCATGAACCTTTTGCATCTTTATCCAATTCAAAAGAAATAACTCTAATTCCAAGACTTGCAAATAATAAAGTAGATAAACCAGCTCCAAATTCAAGAATGGTTTCTACTTCATATTTTTCAAGAATAGGTTTTATAAAAATCCAATCAGCTTTAGTAATTGAAGATCCTCCCCAGGCAAATCCATATTTTTCTGGAGAAAAGTCAACGGCTACTCCTTCCTCTTTTTCAGAAGAAACAGGTTTAGCAATTGCATGGATGATAGTTTCCATTACAGGAGGATTAGGTAAAGTAAGCTTCCTTGTTTTTTCCCAACTTAATCTACCTCCATCATAAAATTGGATAAAAGCGCGTTCTAGATCTTCTGTATGAATAATTTCCACACACTTAGGATATTTTCGCCCATCCGTTCCTTCTTCAATATTTGGACATGTTTTCTCTAAATTACAGTGCCAACAAGCTTTCTCCTCTGCGCATGGAAGACATCCATCCGTACAGAGATATTGATGACCAGGATATCTGGTGAATCTTGCAGGTTCCCTAGCTCCAGCAATAACAATGCAAGGCATTCCAAAAGCAGCAGCAAGATGCATCTGGAAACTCACAAGCCCTATCGATCCCTCTGCGCGATAAAAAAGCTTAAACAAATCTCTTATTCCAGTATTTCTATCCTGAGTTTTTCCGATGAAATTAATTATATTAGGGCCTTTCAGGAGAGGATGTTTATGCTCTGATCCTCCAATTTGGACAAAAGTCATATTCTCAAACTTTTCAACAAATTCCTGCCATCTGTTGAAGGGATAAGTTTTAGCTGTCCAATCTCCTTTTTCGCCAGCAAGAATAATCCAATAAGGAGGATTGACAATAGGAGGAGTATCAATCTCTTCCTGTGTCATCCAAATATCTGGTTTGATTAGCCCTTGTGGAATTTGAATCCCGAGTTTTTGTTCAATGCTTATTCTAAAAGCGTTAGCAAAATGTCTATCATCGCGATTACTAGCATTAGTCAAATAGCTAGGGCCAATTTCTAGGACTTCTGCATTTTCAGGAGTTAAACTCCTATCCAAATAAGGATTATTATCCCAGATATGCATTGCCGTAGAAGCAACATTGATCGGCCACTTTGGGAAAACTCTTTTCATATCCCTAACCGCGCAGTTAGAAACAACCATTTTGTTCACTATGAAATTTTCATTATCCTCAACACTAATACAATATGATTTATCAAGTTGATAGTTTGAAGATGGACTTTTTTTCTCAACTATTGACTCGGCATAATAGGGCAATGAATCTCCAAGATCCCAAAGGCTTGCATTAAAAGGTATATCTTTAAACTTATTTGGTATCTTGAATCTCATAGATAATGGAACATAAGGAGCTATAAGTTTAAAGAATTCATCAGAATCTCCTGATTTATCGTGTCCATTTCCAATATAGATTCTATAGTAAGTTTTTTCATTCTTATCGCCAGAAATAACTCTGGCTTTGATATTAAATCTTTCCATTATAATTTTTGCAAGTTTTTCATTTTCTTCTTCCGTAAAGCTTTCGCTGCAAAATGTGGCTCCTGACTCCCTTGATTTCTGAAATGTGCCATCATCAAGATACCAAGTGACAAGAGCTAATGTTGAAAAATTTTCCTTAGATAAAAAATCGGGAACTATTTTTTTTTCTATTCCATTGATTTCTCTATACCATAATCTTCTCTGAATTCCGAAGAATGGATTAGAATGAGTATATCCACCAACTCTATTTTGTCTGTTCCCATTAGATTCTCTTTCAGAAAAATCGAATCTAAAATCTTCAAAACATTTTGCTTTTAACAATGCCCACTCTTCTTGGGCTTTACAATGACCAAAGCTAAATATTCCCCTTGTCTGAGTGAAGCTACCATTGGTTTTCCCCAGAGATGAATCGCCAAGTAGAGAACCAAAAAAGACCTCTTTTTGCCTTTTGTTTGGAATTCTTTCATCCACGAGAATTTTTTCTGCAAAATCTAATGAATCAACTCTAACTTTTCCTCTTTTGGTAAATACTTCATGATCTCCTGTTAGAAAAACTCCAGCAAGAACTTCTGGGCCATTATTTACAAGAGCTGCTCCTTCAAAAGAAAGATAATACCACTCTTTACTCTTGTGATTATTTTTAATCCAACCCGTTATTTTTTTGTCTTCAATTTTCTTTGTTTCAAAATTGAAAGATTTAACACTTAATTCTTCTTTAGCATTGACTATTGTCCCAATTAACTTTTTATCTCCATTAGAAAGAAAAATTGGAGATGCATAATGCATACAGGTAAACATTAAGATATCTCCAAAAGCTTGTCTGTTTTTCAGAATGAGTGGCTTTTGTTCTCGAAGAGTTTCTGTCTTTTCTTTTTTGTCTAAAAGATCTAAGGGAATATCTTCAGTTAGAACTAAATCTTCAACGAATTCGGCAGGGTCAAGAGAATAAGGGAGAAGATGATGAAAACTTCCGTCTTTATATTTAATACTAATCACACATTCGTCTGGAACTTTCCCTCTAATTTCTTCTACATTGCTTAAATCTTTTGCTCTTTCCAGCATGAATTTCTTTATCGAACTTGACATTTAACTCTCCTTTACTGAGATTAATTTTATTTTATGTTGTCAAGGATTATATAAGACTTTCTAACATCAACAATCTTTAGACCCTACTTTTCTGCTTTTATTGTCACAGTTTGTTTTCGTACTTTAAACTCCACATTGCCCTTAGAAACCTTTAAAATCAAATGAGGAGCTCCTAAGCTTGTTGATGAAGATGAACTGCTCTTAGAAGAACTGCTGCTTGAACTACTCTTAGAAGAACTGCTGCTTGAACTACTCTTAGAAGAACTGCTAGAAGAACTTGAAGAAGATGAACTTGAAGAACTTTTAGAAGATGAAGAAGAACTAGAACTGCTTTTAGAAGAAAAACTACTCGATGAACTTAATGAACTTGAAGAAGATGAACTACTTCTGGAAGAAGAACTACTGGAAGAACTGCTTCTTGAAGAGCTAGAAGAAGATGAACTGCTTCTTGAAGAGCTAGAAGAAGATGAACTGCTTCTTGAAGAAGAAGATGAACTACTTCTAGAAGAAGAACTGCTAGAAGAACTTGAAGAAAATGAACTACTTCTAGAAGAAGAACTACTGGAAGAACGACTGCTCGATGAACTACTTGAAGAAGATGAACTACTTCTTGACGAACTTGATGAAGATGAAGAAGATGAACTACTTCTAGAAGAAGAACTGCTAGAAGAACTTGAAGAAGATGAACTTGAAGAACTCCTAGAAGAACTACTACTAGAGGATAGAGAAGAAGATGAACTAGAACTACTTCTTGAAGAACTAGAGGAACTTGAACTTTTAGAAGAACTTGATGAACTTGATGATTTTGATGAAGAAGAACTACTGCTACTATCTGAGTAATAAGTAACCCTGATTTGTATTATGCCTATACTAGAGCCACCGATTGTGCTCTTACTAAACTCTACATCCAAGTCTAAATTATCTAAATCTGTCCAAGTCCAAGGAACTGGTGCGTTAGTGTCGGAAGTAATATCAAACCAATTTGACCATTCGCCAGAATCACCAAGTCCTGAATTATGATTATCTCCATCGTCACCTGTAAACACTGGTCTTAAATATGTAGCGTTTCCAGAACTTGAATTACCATAAGCTCTTATTTCTACTTTGGATATTTCGCCTAAGTCAATTCCGCCCGAAGTATTAGACGTACATAGTTCTACATCCCCATCAGTGACTGTAGAAGCAAGTGTTTCCTCATCTCCATCAACCATTTCTTCTGGATCAGATTCCCATTCTTCTCCACCAATATCATAAGCGTCAAAATAATAAATATCCTGGAACATGTATCCAGGCCAACTAGAACTAGAACTTCTAGAAGAACTAGATGAAGATAAACTAGAACTACTACTTGAAGAACTTTTCGAAGAACTTGAAGAAGATGAACTACTCTTTGAAGATGAACTAGAAGAACTTCTAGAAGATGAACTTGAAGAACTTCTTGAAGAGCTAGAAGAAGATGAACTACTTCTTGAAGATGATGAAGAAGATGAACTACTCTTTGAAGATGAACTAGAAGAACTTCTAGAAGATG